TGATGAAATAAAAAATGGTATTGATACAATAATAAAATCAAATATTAAAAATAATAATCTTAAAAATTATATCGAAACATTATATGATGCTTAAAAGTGTTCCAATTTATAGTTAAAACGCTCTAATCTTGTGGAAACACATACTGGCTTTACGCTAACGACTCTCAATGGACAGCATCGGAAAGAGTTTCACTACCACACGTGGCTTCGGATACAACGTTGCGTTGTGCAAGTACCAAGACGCTATGTACGAAACATACAAGTATGCCGGTATCGATGCCATTGATAGGTTTATCTGTGTCGTGGATGCACCTACAAACCCGTACCCTGACGTCATACACTCCTACCACATCCCCAACGGCAGTAACTACATTGTAGCAGTGTTCTGCACATGTGCACGTTGCAACGGAGCAGTCGTTCATATTTACATGATACCGAATGCACAAATCAAGATGTTCACAACGCTCGATGACTTCGCTGGTTACCAGATCCATGCTGTCGGGCGTTGTAATTGCCACAACTAAACATCAAAACTTTTTTTAATCACTATGATGCCCAAATCAGTGAGTCATTTTTTTATTCGTTTATAAACAAAAATATGTTGATGATTCTTATTGTGACTTCTAATATTTCACTCGGGAAAACTGTAAAAAATGAAAAATAAATAATATATTGCATAATCATTTTTTATACATAAACAAATGGCAACAGAAAAGCAAGTTACAAAAATATTTTTTGATGTATCAAAAGAATTTATTACTCAAGCCATAAGCGGCGTTTTAGTTGCTTGTAAACGAATGCATACACAATGCTCACCAACTACATTCAAAATATTATTGGCTGAATATCTTAATAGCTGTTACCATTCATATTTTAAACAAGATGATGACTACGTCACTACAACATATTCTAGAATATTTACTGAAACTAATGTTAAGAGTATCATATGCTTTTCTCATTGGGTTTTGAATATTGGTGATCATATGTATCCGACAATACTCGCACAATTTAAACATGTAACGTATACTCCACACAATATAAATGGTTATAGGACATCCATTAAAATGATAATTGATTTAACATATGATGAATTTGTGGATGATTTTATGAATAGTGAAAATAATATCAAATGTTGTGGAAAGGTTGAAACTACTGATGATGGTAAGGATATATTTACTATCATGTAATATGTCAATTTACCTAATATTATTGAATCATATTTTTTTATGTACTCATGTTTATATATATATGAGTATTGATCAAACGATTTTACCAATATTGGAGAGAAATTTTATTAATCCACTCGATAAACAACAACTGTATGAATTATTTCAAAAAATGCATTCGGCTGCCATGCAAAGTGATGTTGATGCAAGTGATGATATGGATTCATATGCACATTATGACACAGATTTAGATATACGTTATAATACAATGGATACACATCATCCATCTGAAATGGAAGTAGATACACATCATCCATCTGAAGTGGAAGCAGATACACATCCACCTATTGGTACGTATGTACCTCCTCCCCCAGGTATGGGTATGTGTGTGAATAAACATCCACCACATCACCCGTTGGGTCCGGGTACACCGTCCCCACATAAACCTCTCGGTATGGGTACAATCCCACTACATCCACCTCATGGGGTTGGTACACATCATCATCTTCCACCACCTGGTTTGGCTACAGGTACTCCGCCACCACCTGGTTTGGCTACTGGTGGCCCACCTCCACCTCCACCACCAGGTATGGGTATTGGTGGGCCACCTCCACCTCCACCGCCACCACCAGGTATGGGTACACTTACGAAACATCCGCCATCACCGCATACTGGTACACCTCCTCTTACAGGTACTACTCCCCCAAGTCCTCAACCACAAGTAGCATTTCAAAATAAACCCCAAAAAAAATGGGATGTTCCCAACATGGATGATGTCATATGCTTAAATAGAACGTATTCATTATTACGACCATCATTGCCAATAGAAGTCAATTGTATCATGTGCCAATCGCCTGTGCCCCCAGTTGCTATCACGAATACACCTGACGATCCATTATCATATCCATCTTATTTGTTCGACAGTGCAAAATATCTGAATAAAAAAATTTTATATTTAGAAGATTTTAGTGACGGAATAAACAACATTAAAAATAGAACAATGTATGATGTGAACGTCAATGCACCAGATTACGTTGGTAATGCTCATATATCGAAAGCACATATTGGGAAAATCGATGCTAAATATGATACACGGTTTCATTCGATGTTGTCCAGCGTTACAGCAATATCTGAAAAAAATTGCTCTATATCATATGCTGCAAATGGGGTGGAATTTACGCCAGATGTATGTGGTTTATTTGCGTTTTATGTATTCAGAACGTGTGATTTATCAATGAACCTTCCCCGAAAATTTGCAGCGGGTGATGAACCATCAATTATTCAAAAAAGAGATGAAAAAATATTGTCGTATCTGATTGCTTCTTATATCGGGATTCTTGGTATGCAATTATTTGGTTATAATAAGGGATATTTGGAAGGAAAACCTTTTTTCCGAAGTGTGAATCCAGGTAGAAATTATAAAGCAGATTTATTCAAACTGTTAGATGGAGTACGTGCACAAGATGCTGATATTATAAAATATACTGAAGACAATAAGGATCTCTTTACTGGCGAACTACCATTTTGTTTCATTAAGAAAAAAAAAGTAGTTACTACAAAAGCTATAAATAAAACACTTGGCATTAAATTAGATTGGCTTCCAGCTGGTGCGGATATTAATACATTTTGTGATAAAACTGGTAAATGGTTAAAAACACTAGTCGTTGCTGAAAACAAATCGAGTATATATTATCAAAATATTTGTGCTGATATTATTTTAGCATTTTACATGAACGATCCAAAGATTCAGCCTTCTGAAAAGGATCTAACCATTAAACAAAATAGACTAAAAGCTTACCAGGAAGAAAGTCACCGTATGTTTTATTCAAATAATATATATAATGACGCAGCACAAATCATTTATGATGAATTAAAAAAAGCATCTCCCAATAATAAACTAATTATAGATACTTATAAGGGCATCATTAATAGGGAATTACCCAGACCGATTCCTAATCCCACAATCATGCTCGAAAGATCACTCGCACCATTTATATATTTTGTTCTCATTGTTAAAAATAATAAAAAAAGAGATTTAGCCGATAAATTTATTGATATTGTAGGTTCCGATCCTGATATATACATGTATGGTGGTGCAGATAAATATTACGAAAAATATATGAGATACAAGACGAAATATATGAATTTACGTTATGGTACAAACTACTAATTATCGTTTGTTCATGTCTATAAAAAAATGAAAGTTATAAATGTTTATATTAAACATTTATAACTTGTATTGTTATATATCACATGAGTACTCAAAAATTATCTTATTATTTTACACATAACCCATATCGTGTAGAAAATTTAATTCGTATCCTCGAAGATGGGTACATACGTAAGGGAAATACCTTGCCGAGTAATTTTAGGACATTTGGTGGTAATCGCCCATTGAGTAAAATATATTGCAACATATTTTTTGATGATTTACAAGAATTTCAATCTTATTGGGGTCCGTTACTAATAATACGTCCATCTATCGTTAAACATTTTAATATAACATTTCATGATAGCTGGTTTCCAATTCGAGGGAAAAAACTAAATATAAACATAGACGACTCGAAAAAGGTCTTTTGGAAAAAAATTAATTTTATTCATGATTATCTTAAAAATGCCAAAATTGATCCTAAAATTAATGATAATCCGAAAAAAAATACTGTTGTGCTCCACGAAATTACTTTCAATAAAAAAATATCTGTCGAAAAATATGTCTGTGCCATTGTTTGTGACTATTGTACTGATGACGAAATAAAAAAAATTAATGATGTAATACTAAGAAAAAAATATGACATTCAAATAATACGAAGTATTGATGAAAAAAAATAATTTATCATATACGTATTTATTGAATAGATTTCGAATAATCCATTCATAATATTATTTTAGAAATTACATCAATTACAGTGGTAATATATCGACATAACTTGGATAATGGTCACTCGAATCGTTCGGTACGATTATTAATGATTGTTCATTAATCTTCGTAACATCATTAGTGTGTGCCATATCTATTAGCTCACGCTGGTTTTGCCCACTAAAGAGTGGTTCATGGTCTGTTGGTGCAACTGAATATTTCGCATTTAGTAAAGTCAAACCAATTTCATTTAAGGATTTGAAATCAAGTGCAGATTTATCGTTATTAAAATCACCAATCAACAAATATAATTTCTTAATTTTTGTATTGGTTTCTTTCTCGATTTGTCCTATTATGCCGTCGATTATGATAGATTGATCGCGAATAAATACTGCTAATTTATCAATTTGAACTTGTTTTGCAAGATCAGTTTCAAAACCGACTCCATTTATGTTATCGTATTCACCCCAATTAAATTCTATGTGAATATTTATTAAAATTAATATACCGGTTGGAATGTCTATTACTGTCAACATTGCTATTCGGTTATTGCCAAGTTCTCCTGTAACATTGTATATTATTGGGTTTTTTGAAAAAATTGCATTGCATAATACGAAATACTCACGTCCTGAATCTAGTGGGTCGAATTGTAAATCAGTGACGTAATGCGTGTCTGAAATATAATAATTATTATAACCTTTTCTTGCCATTTCGTTTATAATAGGATAGAATGATCCTTCTTCTATTTCTTTAGGGGTTTTTGGTTCTTTAGTATAAACAGGGACAATTTCTTGCATACATACGATATCACTAAACATTTGGTCTACAACTGACATTGCGAATAATATGTTTCTACCAACGGAATTAACTATTCCAGGTACTGGTGTCGGACATTGTTTCACCCAATTGTGCACATTGTACGTCATTACTCTTATATTTCCTGGTGCAGGTTTTTTGTATATTGGTAGTCGTCCACAATATCCTGGTGTCATGTTCGGGTGTTCCCCGTTATATGCAAAAGGAGACGCAAAAGGTTGTATTTCAGCCATTTTTCTCTTTACAGATAATAATTCTGCTTTTTTAGTGGATTTATCGACTATATCAATATAAGGATTTGCTAAATCCACATTATGTACAAAAACATTTGTAATACCCAATTTGGGATTTACTTTAACAACACTTGGTTTTACACCCAACACACCTCCAACCATATTGGGATTTTTGAGTTGCATATATTTTGTTTTATATTTCATATATTTAATGTAATCATTTATCAATGAATGATCCACTCCACCAGTTTGTATGGAATTTAGTGTTTTATTTAATAGTGCTAATGCGAGTTTTCTCTGTTCCAATGCGAGATACAGATTATTTGGTGTATTTTTCCTATCTCTTGTCGTCGATAATATTTTGATTTGATTTTTAATGTTAGTAATTTCTTGGTACAAATCCATATACATTTTTAAAAATTTAGCTTGTATTGGAGGTTGTTGGATAACTGGGGGACCTGGTGCTAATGGTTGTACTGGTTGTGCTTTTGGTGCTACTGGTTGTGCTTTAGGTGCTGGTGATTGTGCTTTGGGTGCTGGTGATTGTACTGTAGGTGCCGCTGGTTGTGCTTTGGGTGCTACTATAAATGACTTAATAACATTTATTTTCTGATCATTATGTTTTTTAATTTCTTTTGGATAATTTTTGTAGTAACTATTAACGAGACCATCTATCACATTGATAACAGATAATGGGGTATTACCATCACCAATAGCAAAAACATCATGTATAAGATTCAAATCTTTTACATCACCAATAACACATTTGGATAATAATTTTATTTGAGCAGCCCCGGGTATATGACCAATATCCCCGTTTGGTAAGCCGAGTGGATCGGCTTTCAACAATATTTTTATAGATTGATACCATGTTGTGTTAATGAATTTATCTATAACCGAAATAACCATGAGAACAAATAAACGAAATATGTTTTTTGCTTGAGTTGCACTGTATTTTTTATCGAATGGTAATCCGGTAAAATTCAGTATTTCTGGTGTTGGGTAATCTATTAATGATAATATGGACCATATGTGACTCGACATTTTAGATAAATCATAATTGATTTTTAAATAGTAAGCTTCGTACACATAATATGCAGTTGTCAGAACTGTCATACGACATAATGATGATATATCATGCCCATTATATTTGGCATTTTTATCATCATTCGGTATGTCTTTTGGTAGTTTCTTATCTACCGATACCAGATTATCAACAATAAATTTGTATACATCGTCAAATGATGGCTTATTCATAATGTTATATATATATCATACATTATATATTTCGTCGGTACGAGTTAGAAATTTTAGTGGCATACAACTAAAATAACACATTTTTAATAAAAAGAATGCGTGTTTTATGAATTTTCTTTTGCTTAAATTAAATAAAAATATTTACATTCAATCGACAAGTCTAATTGTATCATCGGACATGAGTTTTTTAATGAGTTCAATAAATGGTTTTTCAAACTGATAATTTGATTTCGAACTAATATCGTAGTACATATCATGTTCTCTATCAAATTCAATGTCATTGTTCATTACTTTGCGATCCTTGATATCAACTTTACTTCCAACAATAATTATAGGAATATTTCCACATTTATTTCTAACACTATCATACCACATCTTTGAATCTCGATACGAAAGTACACCAGTCAGATCAAACATGACAATTGCACAATCTGCTTGTACATAGTAACCATCTTGTAGTCCACTAAATTTTTCTTGCCCTGCAGTATCCCATATGTTAAAACGAATTGGTCCTTTTGTCGTATTGAATACAATTGGATGTACTTCCACACCAAGTGTCGGTTCGTATACTTGCACAAATTCACCTGTTAGGTGTTTAGTGACAAGTGTTGTCTTACCAACACCTCCATTACCGACAATTACACATTTGAATGTTGGGATTGGTTGAGTCATGTATGTTTATGTTTGTATACTAATTTTATATTCTTAAATGAAGAAAATTCAATTTTTTCCGCATCCATTTGGAGAGCATTTGTAAAGAAATGTTTTTAGGCTCAGCACCTACAAGCGCTTCATCATCAGATCATGTGCGTACACCCCCAAGTAGTAGACGTGGTGTTCACACGCATCGTTGCAATTCAAAGCAGTTTTCGCTGCACACGAACGGCGTTTACAGTCAGCAACCATACACTTGTAAGTTCCATCTCCAAGTGGCTCGACGTCGCGTAATCCAGACTCTTGAGAAAGCCTGAAGTAGTACGCGTGGTGTGCTTTGGCTTCTTTGATAGATAGACTTCCCATGAGCATGACACACCCGAGACTGTGACAGCATTTGTCCACATTACAGAAGTATGCAGACCATCCAATTGGTAGCACATCGCAAACAGCATACGGATCAGTATTTGTGATGGGGGTACATGCGAATGGATCCGAACACACTGTACGATCACAAATGGAAAGATCCGATACACTGACAGGAGTTGTGGACATTTCACGAGCTTGATTTGTCTATGCCTCAGACTAATTATTGATTTGACATATAAATATTATCGGTGTATCAATTATTTATATTTTTCATTTTTTCCTATAAAATTATAAATTATTAAACAAATTTTTCAGCATTTTTTTCAACAATTATTGTTTGGTGTTGCCAAAATAATCGATTTTCACGAAAATCTTCAATCATATGTTCGGCACATTTACCATTGAAGTGTATTTGATGTTTGCACCTAGTATCATCCAGCATTTGAGCAATGCATAAGTCATCATCACTTATTTTATCTGGTTCTTTTCCATATGCACACGATTCGCACATATGATATGCTGAAATATATTTGGTATGTATTTCAGCAATGCGCTCAGAAGATTTTAAATCTTCTTTTGTCACTCCATAGTCGCAAGTACCATTATTTAGCTTTCCTTGATTTGGCATCAGGAAAAATAATATACCATTATATCCCAACTTTTTTTCGTGTTCAGTATATTTTGATGTTGTGTTGATTTCACTGATTTCTTCTGGACAATATTGATAAAAATTATATGGAACATTATATTGTTTTCCACATTTTGGACAAGACCGCCAAATTGGTTCGTGTTCTGCTACAGCTTCATATTTCTCATCTTTATCGGGTAAATGTATCTCATAATATGTATCAGCCATGTCACACGTAATATGAGTATCTGATTCTTCAAATAGTTCAGTCATTTTTAATATACACTACAAACATATTACTCATAATGTATTCACATTTTCATTTTTTTATTCAAAATGAAAATGTCATAAATAAAATTTTTATTTGGTCAGTTCTTCATGTGCATAAATTATAGTTCCTTCAGCCAACGGTGTTTTCGTTCTATTGACTATAACTTCACTTACAGTTGGTGGTGTGGTACTCACTATAATTTTTTTACGTTTGACATGGATTATTTTATCCTTTGATAGAATATCTTCAGATGACATATTAGAATCGTCATCCGTATGTGATTGCCCTGTGTGAATATATTCACTTGAATTAGAATCTTCTGACGCGAGTGTTTCGCTCTGTGAAACATCCTCGATCAAATATCTTTTTTGTTTGCAATATACTGGAGTAATAATTGGTTCTTGTACATTTTGTTCTTGCATTTGCGACATGACCAACAAGTTGGTTATTTATATATGTTATATTGTTTAACTCACATATATTTATTTTTTCAATTTTTTTATTCATGTATTAAAAAAAATTACTCAAAAATCCTTATGTTTTACACTGAATTCAATGTAGTGCTTCCGACAATAACATCCACGCGGATGTTTCTTTTGGTCACAATCATCGACAGCACACATTCCTTGTTCCTCACGGATTTTTGCTTTGGCAAAGCATTCTGGACAAAATGTATAAAACTTTCCATTTCTCGGATTTTTTTCACATTGTCCTTGACAAAAATCACAATGGCCAATTAGTTCTTCTTGTTTGTACATTTTGATAATATCACCCAGACAGGTCAACGCCATACCAATATCATTGATTGTATCTCTCACTTTTAGACATTTCGTATTGTTCATATTTGCCACGGTAATTGGTAGCTGTGCCAGTCGAGTTCTAATGGCATCAAGTTCATCACGAATGGGTATGAATGTTTCAACTGTAAACGTCGACATCTTATAGTTTTTTGATACTAATTATTTTTTATATTTGTCAATCAGTTAGATTTTCATTTTTTTATATTTACAAACCCCCATTTACTTTTCGGTTTCGTTGCAGATTTTTCCACATTTCCTATGTATTCACCGAGTTTCTTTTTAGTTTCGATTCCCATTTCTTCTTTATATTTGCAGGAAGGGAATGCGCTACTTTTATCGACAAAACAATTTGTATCACCACACGGACCAGATCCATCTGTGGGTAATTTTGTCGTAGGCATTTTCTTTTTACAATCTTCTCTCTTAAACGCGATCATTCCATCAGCCATTTTATATGATTCTTTAATTTCATCAAGTGTCGAATAGTTGCATGTACCATTTTTAACTTCGCATGGTAATTTGCAGTTACCAACATTTGATTTATTACAGTGTTGAATTTCACTAAAATGTAATTGCAAATCGTCTCCAAATTGAGACATATGCAGCGTTATTGGATTAATTCCAAATAATTCGGTATTGTGTTTTTCCAATTCGCGTTTTATTTCATTGATATGTCCAGCAATGTTGAGTATCATCTTACGTGTCTCTGATAAATTTTTTATTATTTGCGATAATTGTTGCAAATGTTTCAAATCGTGTATTGTATGTCGTATTGCTCCTTGTGGTTCTTGTCGTATTACTCGTTGTGGTGCTCGTTGTGTTGTTTGTTGTGTCGCTTGTGTGACTTGTTGTATCGTTTGTTGTATTGCTTGTACATTTTTGTTAATATATTTTGTTAACCATTCTGTTTTTTCAGGAATAGTTTTAATGTTTTCATATTCGGTTTCGGGAATCCCTTGACGTTCGGTTATTGCATCAAATAATTTGTTATAATCCGCTGTAGTTGTATTTATTATAACATTTAATGGCATTTCAATTCGCGGCATTTTTTGGGCAGCTAAAAATAATACACAATCGTTTATAAAACTACCATCACATAGTGTATTTTGTGTACCATCAAACGTTGTCTCTGTATTCCTTTTACGAACAACAATTGACACATACGGCATTTTATGGGATTTTATGTAAACTAGTATCTGACTGAACATTGATTCATAATTACCACAAAATTGTTTGACGAATTTATCATAATATTTCATATAATTTGCATAACAGTCACTAAGTATTTTTTCTTTTTCAGGTGGTTTGTTTTCTGGCTTATAGAATTCTTCGATGACATTTTTTATTTTTTCGTACAGGCTTACGACGAACACTAAATAGTTTAACAAATTATTAAAATCGAAATTTACATTGACAATTTTCTCATCAATTGTCCTGAATGTTACAAATTTGGATACATTAATTTTACGTTGATTACAAATTGTCAAAATTTTAATTAATTGTTTGTGATTGTTAATACAATCGTTATAACAACATAATGATTCTCTACACACAACGTTGACACTGTCTATAAACTCTGCCATTGGTAGAATCATTTTATCATTAAGAGAAACGACACCACCAGATTGACTGATATTTTGCTGCATTTTGAGCATTAAATACTTAGTTTTATATTTGTTATATTTGTGTTGATAATCCCCCATATACAAAACCTCGCGAAAATAAATAAATAAATAATATAAACATTATTTTACACATACTTTTTATAAAATGAATTCGGAACAAAACAAATTTATGTTAAAATTGAGTTACATATTTAATGCACTTGATAATGAATTTGGTTGCTCCATTTGTGAATGTGAAAATTCACTAAAAGATATGAGTGAATTACCTAATGAACAACACATAATTAACACACAAGTTCAAAATAGATTTTTCAATTGTGTTTATGGAAAAGATGCGAATGAAGCTAAAGAAACTATACTCAAAAGATTACGAAATTACAACAATCAAATCGATAAACTAAAACAAACGATAACTGACACTATAAGTCTAGTAGAAACTGCTTCAACACAATAATTATTTTTGTGGCAGAACTACTGTTCTGCGTGACTTAACATATGCATATGATAGTAATACTCGTTTATCATCAAGAAGTTGTTCACGTGTCATTGTTTCAGTATTTTCAATTAGTTCTTGTAAATTAGTAGCACCTTTTTCTAACATATAATCAATCATACTTAAGCCACTTACTTCATATGCATTCTTAAGTCCAAAATTCCAATCATTCGCACCAAGAGAAACTAGATAATCAGCCATTTTTTTATCTTCACTTCTACACACTGTACCAAATCCGACATTTATATTTGTCACTCCGAGCGAAAGTAAATATTCTATTGTTGGCATATATTCCTCGTGACAACAATAACTAAATGCAATATCAATAGTTCCATCACTCAAGCCTAGATTTTTTAATTTTTTTGCAATTGATAATTTACCATTACTACATGCCATTGCAAATCCGTTATCAATATAACTCTGGCCATAATTATGTGATGCTAATACAGTATCTACAACACTATCGAGACCTCCTTGACACGCATGTACGAAAATAGCTTCGTGTATTGGAATGATACTTAGTAAAAATTCAACAACATCTTTACATCCATGTGTACATGCCGAACAAATATGTGTCAATTCTGGTGTAAAATTTGGAAATATTTGTAGTATTTTCTTTACCATCACAAGATCATTACCAAAACATGCACCCCAAAAATATTTAGTGATATATGGCGGAGTGTCATTTATTGGTTTCCCATCATAAGACCATATTTTAAAAAGATTAAATTTCGAATGTATTTTTTCAAGATACTCGAGAATAGTAAAATTTTTCGAGCAAAATACTTTTCCGTAAATATAGTGAATTTCACTATCTTCAAATTTATCGATCCAATCAACATGATCATTAATGAAATCATAATGATTGTGTTCACATGCTAATGCATATAGTTCCGATTTATTACAAGACCAATCACATGTCAATCCGTTAGGCAATACGATACCGCTAAGCGTTTCGAATTGATTAGAAAGATATTTATACGTTCGTGTTGAACCATTCAATCCCACATTTTTATAATATGCTTTTCCGAAATTTACTTCATCAACATATTTGATGCTAGAAAATATTCCTAGTTCCTCATAAATGATTTTTCCGACACATTCTCTCATATATTTATTTAGACATACGAGTATTAGTTTGGTATCCAAACTAATAAATGATATAATGTCTTTTACTTCGAATACTGTTAAATATTCCATTATATATTTATTGTGTTTACTATCGAATTCTTATAATGTTCATATTTCATTTTTTAATAAAAAAATGAAAATAATAATTTATTGATAACCCATTAATTTCGACACAATTATTACAATTTCTCTTACGAGATACTACACGAAATGTCTGAGAAAGAAATTACTGGTATTGCTAATTGGGATGGTGTGAATTCACATTTCTATCATGGATGTTGTGAGAAATGCAAACGTTCTAGGTTTTGGATCGGAAACTTGCAGAAATCTGTTAGGTGTGCATGTCTATGCGAAAAGACGGAACAGGGTGTTGCTTACATTACTGCGGATCATGGAACACTGTCCGCGAGATGCATCATGCCGGTATCTGGAATGATTGTTGATGTTCTTATGAAAAATATCAAGTATGATTATGATTATGTTGCGATGTAATACAACATAATCATATGTTTTATTTATTTCATTATAAAAAAATGATTTATACATACCAATATACCAAGTTATATTACAAATATACTAAATGGCATCCGATAAAACTATTATTACATGCGCAAAGAAATATTATGATGTTGTTTCAATTCTCAAAAATCTTGAAGAAACTCATGTGCTTGTTGAATCTTTGGGTGATTGGAAACGTGGTGAAGTTATATCACATTTTTGTAATATGTGTCTCAAAGATTTTCCTGCCATACGTCTCGATAATACAGAAACAGTTTATACACAATTGATTGCTTTACTTAGGTGTAATGCACTTATATTTCTTCCTCGTTGGGGTGTACCAGAAATTATTGCAAACGAATTTTGTACACGTACACATAATTCACTCGCAACTGCATTAAATAAAAATAGAGATGGTATGCCAGTTTCTACGATGATCTTAGCACTTGAAGGAACTGTCAAATTTGAGGAGTATCTTGTTAACAGGTTCGAGCCAGACGAAGTCACAGATGTAAAAAATAAAAAATTTAAGGGTCTAATATCATCTGCATTCGAACCATATCTCAACATGTGTCTTCTCGAAGAAGATGCTAATATACGTGAATCAATTGCAAGATCAATTGAAGATGAAACGTGGTCATTGGAAGAAAATGCACAATTCGCAATTCTCGCGAGTGGTACTGATATTCTATATTATCTAAATGTAAGTTTAAATCACTGCTCAAAACTAGGAAGTATTCAATTATTGAGTGATCTTCACATTATATTTCGAAAATATATTGAAAGTTATGCCGATACATTGATGACCCATGTCTCTACAGGTTTCCAACAACAAGATCTCAAAACTATTTGTCTCATCGCGAATACTGTAAATTTATGGCACAATCGTTGTGAACAATTTCAAACTTCATTCATGACTAAAACCAATACAGATACGAAAATATCATTTGACTCAGAAATTACCAGATTTATAACTATACGTTCGCGTTGTGTTGAATTATTAGCTACATTGACGTGTTCGGAATTAACTAAATCGTTCCAAAATATGACACACAATCAATGGATTACACAAGGTGATGTTCATGACGAATCTGAATATGTTACATCAATCATCTCCATCGTAAAAGAAAAATGTGCTCCAATGATACAACAATATCTTGACGCATGTCCGGAAAATCAGGTATCCCTATATCCGGCATACTGTACAGCATTTACTAAGAAATTTAGTAAATTACTCATAGAAAATGTGTATATGTGCAAAAAAATTGGTGAAAGTGGATCTATTCAGTTACTACTTGATGTCTCTTGTCTACACACTATGATGCAACAATTGACATGTGTCGGAGATGCAAAATTAACTGATGATGTCCAAACTGATATGAAATACATTGAACATATATTAAAAATTTCTGCTGCACCAATAAATATGATCATTGAAACATATCGCAATGTTTTCCCATCCGGAACTACAAAAGACTTGGCTCGTATTATTGATCTCCGTGGTGTATCTCGTGGTGAACGTAATATGATATTAGAAACTTTCACAGGAACAGCAGCTCAACAAAAATCTACAATTGTTCATCATTTAACTGGTATGTTTGGTGATATTGCATCCGTCGTAAAAAAATAATAGAAATTTAATCAAAGTTTATGCGTGACATACATTCGATAACTTGCATATTTATTTGTTGTGTATCAGTAAGTACATGACACACATTATAATAATCGTTTCCGAAATCAAATGTGTCGATTGCTTCATACAAATCACAAAAATTTTCTATATTCATTTCGATAAGTGGTGCAATACATACACAATAATCCCCTAAACGTTTTCTAACAACTTTTATATCACGTTCACCATAATGTCTGTCAATAATTGTTAAAGTATTTGTATTGTATTGTGAAATATAACCAATAAAATGTATTGTTCCTTCAAGTTTGTTTTTCTCATGTTTATCGTTATTTGTTAAAATTTGTATGCCGTCATACATCCAAATTTTACTATCTTTTATTTTAATTTGTATATTTAATAATTGTCGTGTTATTATTATTATATTGGTCCATTTCTCCCCAGTAGTTTGTTTGTTCATACACACATTTTTTGGTAACGATATCGAAAGTTTATTACGTGAGAGTTTACATTTATGATCAGTGAGCATTGCTGTATAAATTAAGTTTGTTATTGAAAATGTGCGATATCCTTGTGATGTACAAATATCGATATTCATGTCGAGTAATTTTTCGATATCAATATCACCAGTAATTTTAATTCTCGCAAATCTCATAATATGCCAATCAATATTGTCGATCTGTTGTGTATATGTGTATTTATCGTGTTCGTAAACTGGATTATCAAAATACAGATCCATTTTGATAATCTTTGTCCGTTGCGGCGTATGTATTTTTTTATTCATTTTTATTACAATCATTCGTTTATTTGATATTCTCTTAAATGTTCATTTTTGCAACCAGTTATTGCGATACAAAAATTCCCAGAAACATACACGATTTTAAATGTATAAATGTGTAAAAAAGTATCATGTATATATATAATTATGAATTCAAAACAAAAATATTTAAAATACAAGCAAAAATATTATCAGCTCAAAAATAGAATGGTTGGTGGTGCCGTAAATATTGTACATATTAATGATACTTCTTTTTTATCCGAATGGAAGAAAATACCTGATAGTGGACAATTTAATTGTGGTATTTACGTCAAACAAAATGATAAAAATGTCATACTGAAATGTATCAATACACGACCAAATATTGATTTATTAAATACTGTAGCATTACTTAATATTGATTATGAAATATTTCCTACAATCCATAAAGTTTTGGAATCTCCATCGAATTCTTTTATTGAAATGCATAAGTTCGATGGTGACTTGACTCATATTTTATTAGATATTATACCAAATATATGTGCAAATACTTTTATTGCTTCCGGATGGCCATATGATATTGTACATGATTTTATTAAAATATTTAATTTAATGGTACCGAGCACGAAATATTCTAATAAAATTAATTCTATCTTAAAATCAATAATCACACACGAACAAACGACAGATTTGGCACGCCTACTATGTGATTCGAAAAATAATGATATTATTTACAATGGAATCACATATAAATATCTCAAAATTCATGATATTATTAGGCACATATCTACAATTGAAAAAATTTCGTCGCTATCAACATCACGTGTAACTTTTGAAAATTATAATGTTTTTGTTAATGAGTTGCAAAAATATTTTAAACAATATCTTTCATATTTTCGCGATCAGTATTGCATGGTGCAACTTCAGCTCACATTTAAACACTATTATTATTCTGATAATAAATTTGATAATTTTGCTTACACATTGCATGATAAACCATCCAAAATCGATGAAGTAAGTTTTTATGATCACATAATAAACAAACAATATTTTCAGTTACATATTATCGATTGGGATTCTGGATTATTTCCCACAGATGTTTCTACATATGCGAATATTGAAAAAAGTTATAATGAATATTTATTGGGTTTTAGTATAAATGGTCAGTATAATTTACGAAATTTTGGTTCATCATTGTGTGACAAACAAGTAATTGATTCATTATTCAATAATAACTTAACGGAAGATATTAAACGAATATTAACTTCTGATTTCACATTGGATACTAAATTATTTAAACCAACCACATATAGTATGACCGAAATCATCAATGAAATTGAAAAAAAATATAGAATTTGACACTTATATATTTCTTATCATTTTGCAATGATTTTTATTTATGTGAATAAAATTTGTGTGTGTCAAATACACAGTGATATATTAAACAGTATTGCAAACAAATGTATCAAGCTGGTCCAACTTGTGTTCAACGAAAAACTCGACAACACATGAGTCATATTCATGCAAATGTGCCAATGTTTGTCCGATGTTGTATGCTATCTGCATCAGCTTCACATACGGTATTTGGAAGTTGAACATTGAAGGAATTCTGAACAACTGAACAATAAAATGTTCAGTTGAACCTCTTTCATACATCATCTGTTTTCCTATAGTTACACTAGCGTCTTCGTGTTCGGGGCCAGAACCCGTGTAACTAACCAACTGACACAGATGTCCCATTTTGGACACATCGAATGTTTCGTTGAATTTTGCAAAATGATTTTTGTGTGGCTGCCACTCCAACAAACCATCTTTGACATGTTTACCCGTTTCTATCACGAATGACCAGTCGTCCCGCACTGAGTCCATCTTAAAAGTTACTTATTTGTTATTATGAATATTTCAATTACTTTCAAGAATCATTTTTTATTTACAATTTAAAGATATAATTTTTTAAAAATGTATAATGGAAGAAGATCTATATAGAGGCACTCTATTTCCTATCAAATTCAAATATGAAGATAGGATGTTTTTTGAACGAACTAAAAAACTTTTAGACGATACGTCTGATTTGTACAAACAACTAATGTTCTCAAAATCATATGTCATGAATTATGCGAAAGATAAACCAGTTGATGATTCACAAGAAATATATATTGAAATACTTACTAAAAAAGAATTTTTGAAAGATGATGGAACAGAATTTAAGAAGAGAGTTGTGTTATTAGAAAAATCTACCATTGCTTCTGGCGCATGTTTGTCTGATGATAATAAATATGTCATTTCAACCAGATCTGATTTTGATCACAATAAACCACCACGAATTATAATATGTTCATATAAAAATAAATTAGTAAATAAGAAGCAATTAGCATATACTATTGGGCGCTACACTGCGCGTGGTAATGGTAGTGTATGTTGTACACAACTTTCTTTTGATTAAACGTTTCAATACGCAATACTTAGTTCAATTCCATACAAATCTCACATCTCCAATTTTATGTAACATTCCCCGCCCACGTAGAACTTCATCCTTGCGTAGATGAATCCCATTTCGTAAAATATTACTTATTTTTGAATTTTTATACTTTTGAATCAGTTCATTTATTTTTTGATTAAAGTGTTCCTCATTATCATAAATACCTTCTAATAATTTCAATCTCTTCGAACGAGTTAAATCCATGTTATAAACTTCATATTTAGGTTTTTTTTCTTGTCCAATAGTCATTGTTTTATCATAATACAATGATGATACAGTAATTTCTATTCTATCTTTGTATTGTTCCGGTAAATTATCATATGCTTGTTGTATATTTTTTACTATTGTATTCATTTATATTTTGTGCGCATATATATTGGTTTTATTTTAAACACGTTATACGTAAATTAAGGTATGTATATTGCACCATGTGTTAGATCATATATTTCATCATAATTTGCAATTAACTTTTCACTTAATTCATCGCTGTTTATAAGTTTTGCACGGTATTGCCGAATTGATTCTCCATATGTCGGAATATTCGCTGGTAAAGTTAGCAAATATGAATTATTCGGGTTATCATTTTCAATTAAAAATTTAGCAACTTGTTTATTTTTGTTGCGAAATGCGCCCAAACATCCGATACCAATATATTCATGCATATGGGGGTGGTTCTGGCTAACATAACTATTGAGAAGTAACTTTACAATATTTACAGTAGATTGACCACATGCAGAGTCAATTTTTCGTGTGGCTTTGCCACACGAAAGAATTGTTAGAATTTCTCATGTGCCTTGGCACATGAGAAATTGAGTCAATACTATATCGGCATATATCCATACCTGGTCCGTTTGTCATTGTCTTACTTAATGCATATTTTACAATTCGTTCAGAATTATTGTAAATCCCACAGATTAGAATATCATTAGGTATTTCTTTTACAATTTTAGAAAGTAATATTGTGTTTTCAAAGTACTTAAGAACATATTTTTCAAACATATTTTTTGAAAAACATCTCATTATCAATATTGTATCGACATTGCAATAAGCACAAATCTCATCAATATCAAATGTTGTTAAACTGTTCATTTTAATTAGTATTTTTATATTCGTTAAATAAAACTTATATTTTCATTTTTTTATGTGTTTATACAATATATGCCATTCATACATTCATTCGGTGGTGCCATGAAACTCTTACATTCAATCGAGATTGGAACATGTACGGGTTCATGTCGTTCCAGTTGGATACGAAATTTCAAATATGCATTAAAAACAGAAACAAATCCACTAAAGTTAACACCAACACAAAGAAAACAATTAGAGTGTTTTCACTATAAATCCGGACAATTTATCGTCTTATTTTTTGTGGTATTTGAATAAACATCACAAAAAAATTATAATTGTTTGAGTTTGTGTTTAGTTGTCAATAAATGTTTTGAGTAACATTGTTCTATGAATGTTCCAAAATTACATTTGTCACAATAATATTTAAATTGCTCTTTTCTTTCTTCCATTGTGCCATGATTATTTAAATAATGTGTTTTATAATTATTTTCCAAAGTTGATGTGTATGAACATTTAGGACATGTATAGTCAATACATTTTTTATCCTTACGTATTTTTCTTTTGCCAGTGTTGTGCAATGTCGAATTTAAATGTTTCTTATATGAATCGTGAATATTTGTTTCGTAATGACATTTTTCACATTTATATTTTATATCTTCCATTTATTATATGTTAATACAATATTATTTTATATAAATTTAAACTTTCATTTATTTTTAAATAATATAAATTCGCGTTTAAATATAAAGAAAATAATATATACTAATTATATATTATGAAAGAACCACCTGACAAGTATAGGACACTAAAATGTCCTCTCAAAACAATAATCAAAAAAGAAAAACATTTGTCATCCATTATGAATGCAGTTATGAGAACTCATAAATTAACTATACATGTATATCAATTACTTCGTTTATGGTTGTTAAACAAATATGATGGTAATGATTTACCAATTATAACGACTGATATAATTAAAATGGCTTATAAAGTTCTATCACTTGATAGCGCCGGACCAAAACCAAAAGATAAAAATTTAAATACTCTTGGTGAATTACAAAAACTATATGACAACGAATATAAAAACTTGGGATGTTCGCAAAAATTAGATGCTATGAATCTATCGCAAATTATCGGTTATTCATGTGTTGATATACTAAAAAATATTGAAAATAACATTAGAATGCATTATATTAAATACATCAACAGATTTGTTAACTCATCATTTAAGAAAAAGCATAATGAAATACTCGAACAATATATTGGAAAAGAACTATGTGCTAAACGTAAAGAATTACGACAGGAACTTTACGATGTCAAGAAAGATATACATGAAAATACATTAAAATCAAATAAAAAATACCATGATTGGATTAAACAACATCGCTCAAATATAACACCTTCAACAATAAATGAAAAATACACATTACAAACTGATATTGAATGTCATACTCAAAAATATTTTAAAAATATGATTTACATGTGTCGTGTGTTGGAAAAGAATGAATTTAAATCATTTCAATTCTTTCCGTTAAGAACAGATATAATTCCAAAATTTATAGCGATTGATACGAAAAGTATTATTGAACTACTCATCAAAACCAATAAGAATGAATACTTGACAGAATTAGACGAATACAAGGAATCCATTTGGAATATTTACTTTGACATGAACAATAAAATTTTTAAACAAAAGAATTATGAATTTGATTATAGAATCATGACAGATGGGTTGAGTGTATCGATTCAAATGATAAACAAAAAATATGTTGAACAAAATAATCAAAAGAAAACAAATATGAAAAATAAACGTAGGGAAAATAAAGAAGCAACGAAAGATATGACAGAAGAAGAAAAAGAAACTTTCAAAGAAACACAAAAGGAAGAATCAAAAAAGAAACAATTAGAAACGAAAATTAAACAGCAAGAGAAAATAAAGAAACTCAAAGAAGAATTTAAAAAACTTCCGCAAGATGAAAAAAGAAAAATCTTACAGAAAGAATGTCCATATTTAGAAGACTTAACAAAAGAACAAATTGAAGAACTCAAAAAATGCGAATGGGTAGTTTGCGATCCGGGGAAAAATTGTCTACTATATTTCAAAAGTAGTAATGGTGTAGTATTTAGATATTCAAATAAGATGCATTTGAAAAGAACCAAAAGATTAAAGTATCTACAATTACTCAAAAACTATAAAGATAAAAAAGGAATATCTAAAATAGAGAATGAACTATCGAAGTATAATTCCAAGACATGTGATTTTGATAAATTTAAAGAATATATTACTGAGAAGAACAAAATCAATGAACAACTATTCGAAGCGTACGAAGATGAAATATTTAGAAGATATAAATGGTATGGTTACATTAACAGAAAAAGAACAGAAGCAAATTTAGTAAACGATATCAAGACACATTTTAATGAAAATGTAATTATTATTCTTGGTGATTGGAGTAAAGGTAATGAACAAAAAGGAATAGTATCAACACCAAATAAAGGATTAAAGAAAATATTGACTGAAAATTTTACAGTATATTCAATCGATGAATTTAGAACGTCAAAATTGAATTGTAAAACAGAAGAAGTAAATGAAAATTTATATTTACCCGACAGAAAAAATAAGTTACGAGAGATACATTCAATTCTAACATTTCAAATGGAAAATAACAGAATGGGGTGTATTAATCGTGATAGTAATGCTGTCAATAACATGGTTAAAATCGTCAAATACTTTTTAGAAACTGGTAAGAGATTATTGCAATTTAGAAGAGATTACGATTTAGAGACAAAACAAATAATAAAAGATGGCAACCCTCAAAAAGATGTTGGACATAATAAAACTTCATCATCGAGTGTCAAGTGCCGTCATGCCCGTAAGGGTACGATTAGAGCCATAATAACTATTAAATAAAGTGTCCGGATTTATAGTGAAAACGCTCTAACTGCTAAAATAAATAGTTTGTCTGGAAAAAAAATACCTAAAAAAACGTAATTTGTTATTCAAGAAGTTTTTTATCGATCTCGTAAATTTCGGATTCTGATATCGATGCAATATCCTTATAGTGGACACGTGGTTGTTTTTTCATAACATCTGCATACATGTAACAATCACCGTCATATAAAAATTTTCTTCTATATTCAGTATTCCAATAAACTATATTCCCGATTAATTTTAATGGTAAGATATCGCCATCATATTCATACTCAACGACAATTGATTTTTCATATATACAAGAACATTTAATAAATTGTTTGTCTATCGTAAAATCTGTAATCTTGTAAATAGTAGGACTTTCTCGTGTAAAATGAAGTGCCGCAGAATGCATGTAAATTTTAACATACATTTTAACATTTTTAACTTCGTATGGAAAAATTATTCGTAAATCATAACATGTATCACAAAAGTTGGGCATTCTAATGTCACATATATACGTGTTGTATTTTTGAGATTGAACGCTGTCCAATGTTGTACCCACTCGACTTTCTACATCATATGTAATTTTATATATGTATTGATAACACATATCGCTACTATAAGACCATCTTAACGAATATTTAACTGTATTATTACGATAATTTCGATCGTAACTATCTCTGAACGGAACAGCGATTTCATGTTGTGTCATTTTGGAATTAGGATCATCGGAACCGTTACAAATTACTAATCGTCTCGTGGCAAAAATGTAATCATCTTTAACTAATTCCCAATCCATCGTATCAGTGTTTCGATATCCACTTGCGGAAAGATATTTGTTAGGTTGTTCTATGTTATCCAGTTTACATATCTTGAACTTATTTATACCATAATAAATATGTTTGTTCGTTTTAACATAATAAATTGTGTATGAAATTTGTTTTGAAAATGTATGGTCTATCCAATGCCGATGTATTGTATTCTGAAGTACACTTCTTAAATCATAATAACTTTTGTTGGTACTTGTGAATAAACTTATTGATTTTGCATCAAAAAATTTACATATGTTTCTGAATGTATGCACTTCTCGTATGACTTCCATTTTTAATTAGATTTGGTACAGTTATCGCTAAAAAATATATATTTCATTTTTTAATGAATTATATAAACAAATTACTTCACATTTTTGTAATTTCCCTCCATATCAAATACATCATGCCATAGAAAAGCATTTCCTGCGTCAGCTGATGCAGGAAATGCCATTGACCTACCAATGATAACACAATGTGTTGCATGTTTACTACAATCATGTATACCAAGTGGGTCTATATAACCAGTTTTTACGTAAGCCCAAACTCTCTTGATAAGTTCCAACTTATTGGGTGTTAGTGTGGCGTGTGAAATTAAATCTATTTCGATTGGTGTGTATTCTTTAATATCGACACATTTGTCGTCTATATTAATAATACTTGCAGAACACAATTCGAAACATGTTAAATACTGAGCTAATTTTGTCTGAGAAATCTTTTGTAAATATTTGAGTTCGAATTCTTCAGATAAAATCTTTTGTGGCTCAGTTTGACTTCCGGGAAGTCCGTATGTACCTGCATCACATTCGAATTTTTCTATTTTACCAGTTTTTACATTTGGTAGAAATTTTGTACAATCTTTCCAAAATGAATCAGAAAATAATATATCGATTGAATTATTTGCGTCTGGTGAGGCAGAGCTTCGCTTGTCATATCCTTCAAACACATAACTCATATTGGAACGTTCATTATAGTACGATCCACCATTAACATTCCATTCGCCAAGTGGTCCCAAATATTCTTCAGCATCATCACTGAACTCAACATAACACTGTAGTTCAAAATATGTACGTGGTTTGAGATTATGTGCTGGTGTTGTGCCAACCTTCACAGGTGTGTCGATTGATGCATCACATGTTTCAGTGTAACGAATTTGTACTATCATACAATAGTTTGGAACAATGAAATGTAAACGTGTATCTTGCATCCACGCAATACTTCCAAGATGTGCCGGACAAACACCGTTATGATTGGTCGTTTGTGCAACCAATTCCCAACTGTTTCGAGTTGCTGTCTCAATTAATTTCCCAAAATCACATTGGTTAATGAAATGTGGTTCATCTGTAAAATATGGTCCGCGATTACAATATTCAGTCCACTGTTCTTGAGACCAATCTGTAAATGGTGGAATCTTTCTCAAATGCATCTTTCCGACCCATCCGAATTCATTTTGGTAAAAAGGGGATGTTCTACTTAACTGCTGAGATGATGCCATTGTGCCGTTTAATATAATAGAATACATAAACCCTAATGATTTTTTAATTTCATTTTTTTTGAGATGTTTAGTAAAATATCTCAAAAACTACTTATTTTACACTCTTCTCAATATTATGTAACTCATCGATCAAGTCGGATACTGAAAATTCACATTCTTCAAATTCGCTTTCACATGAGCAAGTATCCCTATACGTCTGTTTTGTGTATATTGGTTCTTCAACTGGTTGAACAATACAATCTTCATACAAATATCGTATTTTATCACCATCTTGATACATTTTAATAATCTCCGATTCTACAGAACATTTTTTGGGCCAGTCTATTTTGACATGTTCATAATAACATACTTTATTTTTTGTATCGAATAGATATGCGCTAATATCTGGTATATAATAATTATAATTGCATCCAAGTACAACACATTCATCATCATTTAGTTTATCTGACCTGACTAACATTAAACTTTTATCTTTACTAAATTCTTTATGATTTGCTAATGTTATTTGTTTTTTCTCATCTGTAGTATCATTATCTAAACATGCAACATTTATTGGCACATTTCTTTGTTCAACATCATCTTCGTCAATTGGATATTCTGAATTGATAACTCCAGATTCATTATATACATCACCAGAATAATAAGTGATTCGCGAATTTTCAAGTGCATATATTGTATAATTATTTGGTGGTATTCCTTCAAATTTATAATTATCTACATTTATTGGGTTTTTAACCAAATCATTTTTAAATGTCTTGAAAAGTGGATCTTCTTTTCCTAATTTCTCATGAATTCTACAAATATATGTAATATTATTTTCATGATCAATATCTATTCGATATATTGATTTATCAGGCGCATGAATATTAAAACATATTGGCCAACGCCAATGATTGACACTAATACGCATGGGTATAATCAACTCTTTCCAATTCACTAATGGCGCTAGTTGACACATTAATTCAAATATGTGATCCTTCAATTTTTGAATCTCATCAGGTGTTCCAGAAAAATCATCATTATCCCACGTATTAAACAAATTCATTTCAGACTGATTAAAGTGAGATTCCATTTACTTGTGTAGTAAACACTAATCTTTAAGTACTATTTCACATAATCAATATTGTTGATTTTCATTGTATGGTGGTGGAGAACAATCAGATACATCATTAAGTAACGCAGTTGTTTCCATTGGGGGAGCGGATGGAACCACGTTTATGTACATAGGTTCTTGTGTAGGTATCGTATTTGTTTGCATTGCTACTATTACAGGATGTTCATTTATTGGTCCAACACATTGCAACCTCTTATCAAGATTTTCATTGTATTCTGTGACTTGACATGACAAACACAATAAATCATATATTGCACCAAATCCACATATACCAATAGTTGTACAGAATGCAACACCACCAAAAGTGTCATCTAGATAACATCTTTGGCATCCTAATGTTCCACAACATCCAAATAACCAATAACAATATGCTCTCGATGTACTCTTATATTCGCTAGACATTTATACAAGTAGGATATAATATATGTATGACTTATTTATTTCATTTTTTTGTCATAAATAAATTCTCAAGAAATATTTTTGAGAAATTCATAATTTGATCCATATTCTGTAACTATATTTTCAATCATGGTATTTACGTCCGTAAAAGTAATCGTTTTATTAGCAGGTCCACTCAGAAGCGTTAATTTTTGTTTAAGTAGATCCAAAACAATCAGTCTTAATTGTTCGAGATGATTTAACTTTTCATCATAAGTTTTTCCTAACGATTTAATCTTTTCAATACATGTGTTTTTATCATAATATAAATTGCATTGAAATAGTGTATTGTAAAGTACAAATTTAGCATCACTATTTAACATGATAGTATTCAATTGTTCATTCAACATCTTTTTTGACGGACGATATTTTTTTAGTTTTTTGTGTGCACCATATTTATCACAATCAAATTTTGGAATGACGTGAACACTTGGATGTGGGAACATTAGTGTGAGTTCTGCATCACCAAGTATACCAAGCCATATATCCAGAATTGTAATTTTCATTCTGTGATGATCACGCGTACAAGTCCCGGCAAGTTCTAGTATTTCTGCAAGAAGATATTCAACAACTTTATCTTTTGTATCATTTTTTGATGCATGTTTTATAAGTTCACCATTCATATCGTCAATAACTTGCTCACGTGTCATATTGTCATATTTGTGGAATAATTTAATGAGCCATTCAATCGTTTCATTTGTTATTGAATTATCTGGATGTACTTCGGCGAGAACTTTCTTAATTAGTTTTTTATCAAGGGACATTTGTTATACTAGTAGTTTATTTGTTATCATAACAATTATTTTTCATTTTTTATTGAAATAAATAAATTCTTATCAAACGATCATCATATTCTCCAGTTCTAATGTGGTCATATAATTCATTAAATGGTATCATGATATGCTCATAGTTATTCCAAATCATGGCAAACGCTAAATATGCACAACTTCGTGATGACGAAGTTCTGGAACATTCAGGACATCCGGACACCCCGAATGTTGTACCCAGTTTTTCGTATTGTTCATCAGAATATTTTATATTGAAAGTATCTAATGTTTTTGTAATTTGCTTTTGACTTTTACCGACACATACAAAGTATTGTCCCGACATGAAAAATTTGTCAATAGTCGTTGGAAAATACTTTCGACCTAATTCATTGACGTATTTGAATGTGATAGTTATCGATGAACATTGAACTGAATCGTCCAAATATAATTCTGTAATATCTGGTTCACCTGGGAATTTTATACACACATTCGGTTTTATTTTTAGTTTTTGTCTATCAAATTTGAGTTTGTATCTTATCATATGCCGTACAAATAATTCAATGAATTTATATTCTTGTCTGTGTGTCCCATAAATATATAGACTACACAAATCTTCTTTTTTTTCATGATTCGGACCTAAAATTTGAGATACGTCATTAACATCACAAATACCATCCATAGTTATTTGTGAAAGTATTACATAACTATTTGGATCATATTCCGGTATTTTACACATATGTATTTCATCCAACACAACTTTTATTTTTGTCATTTTATTATTTTGAACATACTAGTGTGATAAATAAATTATTTTCATTTTTTACTTAAAAAAACAATCAGGGTTGTCTACCTTAAAACGTGGTACTAATACACAATTAAATCCATTCTTTTTGTTGTATTCGATATGTTTCGGCAAATCATCAAAAAATGTAATAAGTTCTGGTTTGTCATATTCTGGATATTGTTCTTGTATTTTTTTCAAGTTTTTTATGTAACTCATCGGTTCACATTGACATACAGTCCACGTAAATTTCCAATCAATTGGTTTACAGACAAGTGTGTTTAATCCGATCACTATTTGATTTACATATGATGGATCACTCGCACTCCAAATTGCCACATGAAATTTGTTTGAAACAAGTGTGGTGATAAATTCCAAAATATGTGGTCTTACAATAAAGCGTATGTAACGTCCAAACACATTGTAAAACTCAAATTGTTCTAGACTAGGATCGATATCACATATATCTTCAAATACGACTCCAATAACGTCATCAATGTCGAATACATACAATTTATTCTGCATTTTATGTACTTCTATAAATATTATTCGACATAGTAAATATATTTTTCATTTTTTAGTTCTTTGACAAACAACATACACTTTTATATTTATGTATTGTAAGAATATATGAAAGTACTTTCAGTTAACGATATACAATGGCGAACTACTAATCCAGTTTCGTCTATGAATATCGGATGGGACAGTGATGACAAACCAATTCCTGTTCCAAAATATTTATTGACTAAAAAACTTAAGATTAGAAAAAATGATCGTGTTGTTCTTGTTTATCACAATTCAAAACCAATTATCACTGCTCCGATAGTTGGATATACTGTGAAAGATTTGTTTCAAAGTATCAACAAAGGAATGAAAATGATTATTAAACCAGATAGAGATAATGTCGAAAATGTATATTCCATTATTAGTCGATTCGTTCCGAAACGTAGATCTATACTAATTGATTTATTTGAGAAAAATAAATTAACCCCATATCATCTCGTTAGGGATAATTACGATTTTTATGAAGGAAATCTTAAGCGAGAACGCAATGGCATTTGGACATACGCTGTTGGTAGTTGATAAATGAAAAATTTTATATGATTTTTTGTTTGTAAAAAAAATCATATTTATGGGTATGCCTGTTTGAGATCAGTCAGGATATCCCTCACCGTGATGATATCTACGATCACCTTCATTTTACAGTCGATGTCAACTATTTGCGAAGCGATAGACCAAATACCACCCCTTGACCTCGTGTAGTTCAACTCCTCTCTATCGCGAATCTTTCCGAGAAACTCTTGGCATACAGCCCAAGACGACGACTTGAAAACATTGATGCTTTCTCCTTCCTCTGTCTCGACTTGTTCCGCAACGACTTCTGCAAAATCCTTCCAAGTGCGCAACCTGTTCTTGTTGGCATAGATGTACTGCACCAACTTATCATCCTCGGGACGAGGATACGTGCTCGTGATATACTCGAATAGTGTCTTTTTCACGACGCGTTTCACGACACGCTTTGGAACCTGTTGCATGACATGTTCTGGTTCAACGATCGTCATCGCACTCCTTGCAACGTCAGCGTAGGAACGAGCCATGTTTTGTTTGGTTGCTTCTCAACTCCTTTTATAATACCCATATATTATTTTAATATTGTCAATAAATGTTGTTTTTCAATTTTTTTTATATAAAAAATTGAATTATGAATGTGTTAATTTACAAATCAAAATATGTGTATACTAATTATAAATGACATCATACGATATTCACGACAATGGTGGTGTACCTTTTAAGGTATTAGTTACCGATACAAAAATAACAGTTAAACATGCTAATGGTTATAATGACATGAATAGTAGTGATAGCGATAGTGATAGTGATAGTGTACAGGAACATTATTCTGATATTTTGCATTACGATAATTACAAAAAAGTTTTTATCGGAAAAGATGTCAGAGTCAACGGTGTGTGGATTCTTGTCTACAATGAAGCCACTCACACGATACATGGCGAAAAAGTATCTGATGAATATAAACGAGTAGATGGAAATTCCATTCTCATTAACACATCAGGTAACAAGTACGTGTATATTGGATCTGACATTTATGATTTTGAAACTGATGATGAAATTGTAGATTATTATTCACCAATCGGAAACAGTGATGTTCCGTATCCGTTTGCGATTGGAACAAAATACACATATTTAATGTTAGAACACAAGAAAATTCTAAATACTTTTGTTAGAAACAAACTGGATCCTTATCATCATCTGTATCGTCTCAATGATATTGTTACGGGTCTGAAATATATTAATGAACATCCAAATGATCCATTATCACATATTGATCATGAAGATGAAAAGAAATATTTTAATGTTCCTGTATGTACGGATGAAGATGATCGTAAATATGTTGAATACAGATCAAAAAGATTTAACATCGACAAAAAATATGTGAAACAGTATATGAGATATATACCTTTTACACGTGATGTCATAATGAATCGTGTTTAATTGCCTCAAAAAAATTGATTTTTTTAGTTCTAATAATACTAATATACTTAATATTATTACTAAAACAAATGGAACACCTCGAACACCAAGATTGGACAACTGTCGTTCTCAAGAAAAAAAATTCTAACAAAAAACCAAAAGCCACTGACGATAATTCTGAGAAAGTAAAGAAATTTACAGCAAGTAAAAATTCACAAAAACAAGTATCAACTCCAGCATATAAAATAGAAGAGAAAGTCGACAGTGATGATTATAAAACACCAAAAGTTTCGTATAGTCTACAACTGCAAATTCAACAGGCACGTCAAGCAAAAAATTGGAGTCAAAAACAACTCGCACAAGCAAGTAATATTCAACAAGGTATTATTCGTGATTATGAAAATGGTACAATTATTCCAAACCAATCGGATATCGTAAAGATTGGAAAAGCACTTGGCTGTAATCTACATAAGTAATTTTTTTAATTATCTTGCGTTTCATATGTTTCGAAATGTTCTTTACACTCCCTAAATTTTTTAAGTTTTAATGTTTTTTCTTTACTTTCAATACCGTGTGTTTTATCTTTTTTATTTGCTTCAAATTTGCCTTTTTGAATCGGTTCGACTTCTCTTTCTTCATCTTCTTTATTATAATTCTTTTTCTTGAGTGAACGTCTCAATGCCTGGTCTTGTTTACTACTCATAATTATTTTTAATAATGAGTCATTTTTTTATGTGGCTTTGCTACATAAAAAATTGTTAGAATATATATAAGTCATTTTTACACTTTGTTAAAAAAATAATGCACGAACATAAAAATACTCGTCAGATACATACTAATGTAGTTCATAGTTGCATCTGATTTTATATCCGGTACAAACATTCGCTTATATGGATTAACATCATCTAAACATTCAGCAACTGTTACAAAATGAGTACCTTTCTTAATAAAATTAATATTCAGCCATTTTAGTAAAGTATCTATTGTTGAAAATGTCGCAAATGTTGTATCATGATGTATCGATATTACCGAAAGACTTAAATAACTTACATTTGATGAATCTTCGCCGCCGAATGACTCTTTATAATTTTTTAACGTGTCTGAACTAAGTGTATCATTACTATCAATCGTGAAATCTATGATAGTATAACCTAAACTTGTTAACACTTTAGAAACATTCGCATTTATTCTTGAATATGGTGCTCGAATATATTTAGGTACTCTACTATTATTAAATATATTAAGTGCCACAAATCTTTTTTCGTATTCCAGTATTTCATCTGTTATATTTTGTGGTGTCAATGTTGTTAAATCTGGATGGGAATACGTATGACACGCTATTTGATGATTTTGTTTGATGAGATATCGTAAAATATATCCAGACATATTAAATTTTTTTCCTTCTGTAAAGAAAGTTCCTTTGATACCATAGTCATGTAATTTATTCGAAATATACATTGTATAATTTGATGGACCATCGTCAAATGTCATTGCTACAGTTCCTGGTACTCCACATGTATAGATGCTACCAACATTTGTACGATGCGGACCATTATAACATGATCCTCGTATATCTGTACAATCGATAAAACAATTGGCTAGTGTAACTAATGTTAACATGGATAAAATTTTCTTCATTTACTAAATTTATCAATACGTTATTATATATCCTTTTTTTATATTATTTTATAAATAAAATATCATTAGACAACATGTACTACAACATCTACAAGACTGTTATCAGAATCAGATTCGTATTCGTCGACAAGTGGTTTTTCAATTTCTGACAAATCATCAATTATTTCAATTCGTATTTTTGTATCTGATACGCATGGTGATTCGACTTTTATGTATTTGATTACAGCTGTTTCATTATCGATTTCCGCAAGAGGTTGTACTTGTTCTACATTACCGTTTTCTAGATTTGCTGGTCCCATTTGTAAACGTGTTGCTTCTCGTTGATCATTTTTATTAACGCGTTGTGTTTTTCCCCATGAAAAATCATCCATCGTTGCAATTGCGTAAAACATAACTGCAAGATTAACAGGAATCGACATCACAATAAAAATCAAAATACTTAGTATTGAGTACACGAAGTCACCCAGTGAATCTGAGTAAATAAGTGCAACCAAGATTTTATATGCATTGATAAAAAGATATACACTTAACATCGACATGATTACAACTAATGAACGTCCCTGAACAATAAACATGATGAATCTAGCAAAACATACTGTATTTGTCAGAATGAATAATGCACCCCATATTTGTGCGAATGCAATAAAACGAATGAATAATGGCATTGATGATGACATTATATCTGTTATATTATTAGCATTACTTGAGAGGAACCATCTTCTTCTTTGTGATAAAAATACTGACCATGTATCTGGTACATCAGTATACACATTTGCATGTGTATTCATTTTCATTCTTGCGTCAGGATGTGCATACTGTATTAAACACGTATATCTTCTATCTTCACCCAAATATGCACGAATTTTCGATAAAATATTGTTTGATGGTAATGCTTCGAATTTATTAAGAATATCTCCGATACAATGATCATGCATTCTGAAAATTTGAACACATCCAGGTAGACATGTCACGTGTCGGAAAATAGATTGTCCTGCCCGTGTTATTACTTGTTGAATAATGTATTCAAATGACTGATAAATTACCAACCATTTATATTTAGTTTGTGGCTCATATGTATCAGCTCTTACGAATCCAGAGACTCCCATAATTTTCTCATGTTTGCTAATACTTTTTAGTAGTCGTGATACTGTAAATTTATCCATGATTGTTCCGGCATCCGTACCAAAAAGATAGTCAATTGATGTTATTTTCATTTCGTCTTTTAGTATGTTGACTATCCTCTTATTGAATGATTTATTTTGATTTGCAAGTATTGGCATATCTTCTACTTCTTTAGCGGGTAAATTATTTTCATTAAGACACTTGATTATTTTTCTAACCATGATTAAAGAATCTTTCTTTGACTGATTCTTTTCTTTCACGAATAACATATACTTGATGTTATGATATAATCCATAACTTACATCCACTATAACTCTTTCATTCTTCCATGAATTATATACGAGTGTCAATTGATTTTTTGTATCTAACATTTTATTCAAATATTTATATGTTGGAAATTCATTGAATTGCCCTCGACACTTCCCATCAGCCACAACAAATATTATTGGATTAATACCATATTGTTCGACACTGACTCTGATAGTGTCTTTTAGTGATTTCATTGTGTTTTCCAAACGAGTTTCATCCTCGGAATAACACGGCATAAGAAAACCGACTGTTGTACCTCGTGGAAGTGATTTCGATATATCACGTTTTTTGCGGCATAATCTTTTGATTCTCTTGAATATTTGAAAAACTACGCCAAATATAATCAATAATACTTTATAAGTATTTCCCATTGCAATAATTGGAAGATACCAATAATATTCTCCATACAGGAAAATAAGTGTTGCAACAATAGCATCTAAAACAATTATTAATGCAATTAATCCATATTTGAATAGTGTTGTTGATAATGCCATCGTATAATAATTCTTTTTTGTTACATAAATAGTGTATTATTTTTTCATTTTTTTATGGTGAATCTCCATATCGTTATATAAAATTGTCATCGTATAACATTAAATATAGTACAATAAAATGAAACTAATTTTTGACGATTTTGTAACTAATGGAGATATATCAAAATGTGTACATGATGTATGTGATTATGAAAATAAATATATTGGCATATCAAAACTAAAAATATATTTTGACGATTGTCCAGAAATATGTGATATTTTAAATATCATGTTTGATACTGAATGGAGTTGCGTATCTTTACACACATTATTTTATAGCGCAATTATGAATTATGGTAAATGTAGAATTAAATATAATGTGATGTGCATTAAATTTAAAAAACCGTTTATATGTGAAAATTGTGTTGGCAATAAACTTTCATTTCATGCATATCTTTGTCACATCGAAAGTCAATCATATCATCCAAAAAAAATTGTTTTGACACCATTATGGTTCGATAAATATCAATGTGATACTCATATTTCTATTGATACATATGAATTAACACAAAATACAGTATATGACTCATGTCATTTGATTGGATTTTTAATTCCACACAATGAAACTGTGGATACGTTTCAATATCGATATGTTGGAAAAAATACTGTTGGTAGTGTTATCATTAAAAATATTGGCATATACTCTGTATGTTTTGTATCGATTTTTGATAAAACAATTACTACATTTAATGACTTACGACAATCTATTAAAAATCTTAATCAAAATATTTATACTGACATCATTTGCGTACCGAGATGTGATTTAAAACTCACATATATATCGTTTACTGTGCATGATAGTTTTGACACTCCATAAAATGCGACATAAATAATAGTAAGTTAAATTTCAACATATTTTTTAATGATTATATTCTTACATTTATCGAGTATCTTCCAGTCAATATTAGTTTGTTTGATTGCTACACACACAGCATCAAAATGTTTTTCTATAAATTCACTAGTAAATTCGGACTGTTCTAGTACACCGAATTTTTTATCAATATTATTTTTATCAACTAGTGGATCATATACACTGACATGAATGTTTTTATTTACCAACGCATTCGCAAAAGCTAATCCGGCTGAATTTGTTGTTAACTTTTCACCTGGTTTAAATGCCATACCAATAACTAATGCTCTTTTGACGCGTGGATATTTTTCCAGTAATTTATTTGCTTCTACAATTGGTCTTAATGTCATTAATTCTGTTGCATACATTAATAATGGTAATTCATCTTTACTCGTTACAGCTAACCATCGCGGATTAATTGGTATACAGTGACCACCAATTCCTAATCCAGGATAAAATGGCATATATCCGAATGGTTTAGTAGAACATGCACTAATCAATTCATGTGGATCTATTGATAATTTTTCACATGCATTGGAAACTTCATTGACGTATGCAATATTAACCATTCGGAAACAATTTTCAACTAATTTACACATTTCTGCTGTTTCTAATGTCGATACTGGTACAACAGTCTCGAAAACTTCTTCATAAAAATATTTTATTTTTGCTAAACTCTCTTCATCTATACCAGAAATAATTTTGGCTGTTCTATCAACTGGTGGATTAACTCTTCCTGGATCTATACGTTCAGGAGAAAATCCTATGTAAATATTTTTTTGTCTCAAATGTTGCAATAGTTTTCTGGTCATTCCAACATACACTGAACTTTCCATTACTATCGTAGTATTTTCAGCAACATGTTCTTCAATTACTTTTACTGCATTTTTGATATATGTATCATCAACACTATTATCATCATTCAATAATGTTGGTACCGCAATACATATTAATTGACATTTTTCGATACCTTCATGAGTCGTTTGAATCTTTATATTTGGATAATTTTTAAATTTTCGTTGTAGAATTTCGACTTGTTTTGGAGATATATCAATACCAATAACATTATTTTTTTTAGCAAATATTTCTACTAGACTTTCACCCACAAAACCGACCCCGACGACACATACTGTATTAACCATTTTATATATTTACTATTCGTGTTTTATTTTTAATATAAAACACGAGCACAATAACTTTACTTATATCAACTATAAAAAAATGAATAATGTGATTGTTTGATAAATATATTATCAAATTACTTTAACAAAATAACATCGGCTAAAATGACGTCGATCAATGCGACTAAGGAGGTTCCTCGTGAGCTTACACCTGAAGATTATTCCTACGCAAACAAACATAACGACTGGAAGTGCAGTGCGTGTCACTCGCACATCGACTTTATCGCAATAGCGCGTCAGGCACCACTACATATTTACAAGGATATGTGTGTCTGTTTGGATTGTGCCAACTCAGGAAAATATTGTGTGTATTGTGGGGACACGACTCCTGGTCACATGTGCTGGAACTAACCAATTTGTTTACGAAAAAATGAATAATCAACACATAAAATATATTTTTGTCATATATTTATAACAATGTGTAACTGTAACGATTATTCTTCAATCGAAGATATCTGTAAACCAATTGATAAAACATGGCAAAATTGTTCACAAAAATTAAGATATACCAAATACATGCTATCAAATGATATGTGGCCTGATAACACAAAAATAGATGGAAATGGACTTAGAATCGTTGATCTTCGCGAATATTGCGATCATATTGCAAAACGTTTCGTATTGGAATTTTCAGATGTCAGAAAAGTCTTATCATCTATGCGACAAGATGAACTTGATGAACATGGTGAAGTAATTCTCGGCGAATTAGATTTAGACAAAATTCAACATACTATTGAAATAAGTGATTTTTACGTTCTGAGTAAAATACTTTATAATTTAACACGTAAACAACTCGAATCATTACGATCAATTCCAATACTTAATGGTTTTATTGAAGAAGCTCTTGGTCATTATGATGATGCACTTAAAATATTTCATACTGATGTATTAAAATATAAAAAACTAACAGGGTACCTTTCGTATTTATATGGAAATAATGTTTTGGTTGCTGATCACGATAATAAATCTTTTGAATACACACTAGAATTTTATGATACCATTGATGAATTAGACTCGTATATTAGCAGTCTCAAGCGTGATGACCATTATGAACATAAGCAATTAGTCACATTTGTTAGATTTGCATTTGCATGTAAAGAACAAAATAGATTACTGATGATCGAAAATGAACAACTTCGAGAAAGAATTACAGAACTTGAGTATGCACCTGGCGGTGTTGGTTATCAAAAAACAAAAGAACACTTTGAAAAATTAGTTAAATTATAACATTTTTATTTAATAACATTCCTCGGTGATATAACCACATATAAATGATGATATTGTTATTATTAACAACAATATCATTGTGGAACCAATATACAAGCAAAAATTACGATCACTTGTATCAACTATTCTAAGTTTTTGATGACTATCAACATAACAATCATATTCAAGTGTTTCATTATTTTGCAATGTCATTGTTTTAAGAATAATGGTTTGATTACATTTTATTATATTATGTGACAAATATTTATTTTTATATGGTCCGATACCCATAATTATGCCTGTTATAAATGCAGTTTCAAATATAATAAATACCAATAGAGATATGAGTATAACCAACCAAATAGCATACTTTTGTCTCATTTTTATTTTTATGACAAAAGTATTATATCTAATCAATTTATTATTCAATTTTATTCATAAACAAAATCAACATTTCTCAAATTTTATTATTTCTTCAACCTTATGTGGAATGAGTTCGATACCCATCCTTTCAATTGTTGTACTAACAGTTGACGAGCTAGTATCGAGTCGTCTCTTGTTTGAGTATGTGCACATGTCTTTCGAACCATTCGCGATAATAACATAAAATTTTTCCATATTGAATTCGACATAACCGATAATGACAGTCTTACTAAACCATATTTGACTTAGATATCCAACTCTGGTAGTCCCGAGTTTCTTTGCATACCATTCACTCAATTGTTGTTGCGTTCTGCAATTGATTCCGAGTGTCTCACCGATGTCTTCTTTGGTTCCAAATAGAAGTTCACCATACATTGAATCACTCATTTCAAGTGTCATGTCTGGTTTGAATGATTTTGCTTTGGTAATGATCATGTTCCATTGTTCTGGCGTCATGTTGAGTTTGTATCCGACACTGACAATCATTTTACGAGAGACAATAACCCTCTTCGGGATATCATCGTCATCATACCGTACCTTCTTAGTTTTCGCTATCTGACTCCTACGCATTATATTGTGTGTAAAACACCTATTTAGATGATTATTTAAATATATTTATTTATCAAATAGTTTAAATTTTCAATTTTTAAACAACTATTGATATGATTTATTTTTTTGCATGTTCATCGACGTCCATTGATACATCTATAATCTTAATAATATCAATTAGTTCACTTGTCGTATGAATTATATTCTCAGCAAATTCAAGTGCTTTTGAATGTGTTCCATTATAAATTTCCTTAAATTTAGTGGTAGTTGTTCCGGTAACTCGTCTCAGTGTGCACGGGCATTTGGTAAAATATTCGATTAGTATTTTTCTTGCTTGTGCGATGTCATCTGAAAAGTATATTGCACCTATAATATTTAATGTTTCATATATTTTTTTGATTGTGTTAGTCGCTTCATCAGTTGTTCCACTAGATAATTTCATATGCGAAATTGAGGATAAATCACGCACAACAAATGGATGAGTCGTAATTGTTTCAGTATCTATGTACCAAATATAAATATCTGTTGCGATACTCAGTTCATTATGTGTTATTACACTACTAATATATTTTTTAACATCTATAATTGATGTTGATGCTAACATCTTAATGAGTATCATATCATTTTTATTCATTCTTTTTTTGTACTCGTTAATTTTATCGATATCTTGCACTTTCGGGTGTGTGTGTACAACTCGTTGTTCAATATGTGCTGGTATATGACCAATTACTCCATCTCGATGATCCCTACAATAATATTCACCGCCGAATTTAGTAAGCCAACATTTTCTTTGGCATCTAATACCTTGAGCAGTTATTCCGGTACACTGCATACTTAGTTATTTTTATAACATATAATTAATTTAATACAATAACATATATTTTTCATTTTTTGTTTGAAAAATATTATCATATTGTATATGTGTTCTTTATTTATTTTTAGGCGTGACCTACGATTAGTTGACAACATGACACTAATATTTGCCGATTCTAATGAAACATGTGTAATCCCAATATTCATTCTTGATCCTCATCAGTTGGATAGAACAGATAAGTCAAATAATTGTGTGCAATTTATGGTTGAATCACTTATAGATTTGAAACAAACATTAAAAGAAAATAATAGTGACCTCCATATTTGTCATGGTTCACCATGGGTTGTCGTTGAACAACTTATAAAAGACTGGAAAATAAATAGTGTGTATATGAATATGGACTATTCAAAATATAGTCAATATCGCGACAATAAAATACTAAATGTCTGTAAGAAAAATAAAGTACAGTTGATTGTACAAGAAGACATCATGTTAAATAATGTCGAAACTGTCAAAACTTCAACAGGGAAACACTATGAAAAATTTACGCCTTATTATGAAAAGGCTCATTTAATACGTGTTAGACAACCACAAAGACATGTATTTAAGCATTTATCAAAGAAACATATCCCAGACAAGCTCAAATTCGACAACTTAAAAAAACTGTACATAAATAACGATGAATTATATCTTCATGGTGGAAGAACAAATGGATTGAAATTACTCCAGAATTTACATAATCATAAACACTACAATGAAACTAAAGATTCACCAGTATTTGATACGACAACTCTGTCACCACATAATAAATTTGGCACAGTTAGCATTCGTGAAGTATATCACAAAATTAAATCAACACTTGGGAGTCGTACTGACTTATTGAGACAATTATATTGGCGTGATTTTTATTATTCAATAGTATATCATAATGTCGAATACATTGACATGACAATTGGCAAATATGCAAACATGAAATGGAAAAATAATTCTACATACTTTAGGGCTTGGAAAACTGGCACAACTGGTATTCCCATTGTTGATGCTGGTATTATTCAATTAAATCGTACAGGTTGGATTCATAATCGTGTTAGAATGCTTTTAGCATCGATGTTGACAAAAGTATTTCACATTGATTGGCGTCTTGGTGAAAAATATTTTAAAAAACACTTGATCGATTATGATATCACACAAAACGTCATGAATTGGTACTGGATTTCTGGTGAAGTACCATTTGCCAATCCATATTTTCGCGTATTGAATCCAGTAATTCAAAATACTAAACATGACCATGATTGTAAATATTCTAATAAATGGAAGAAAACTGATTGCGTGATAGAACCGATAGTTGATGTTGGTAATATGATTAAATTGTCTGTTAAACAATATAAATGATAATTTTATAAAAATATTTATTTTGACATTAAATATTTTACTAAACATACTCAAAAACGTTTTAAAAAATATTGAAAAGATTGCGCATACTTGGTGCATGAGATGGTGTTATCCTTTTTGCACCAAGTCCTTTTTAAGTCAAAGTTTCCTATACACATTAAATACATTTGTAAAAAAGTTTTCCAAAAAAAGGACTTGGTGCATTTTAATACATAAAAAGTGATAGATGATATGAAAGCACCAAGTATGCACCATCTTTTTTTAATAAATTATACAATAAATTTAGTAACATCATCAGTTTTCATTTTATGATGTGTAATATGTGAAACAATATGTTTATTTTTATCAATAGACACATAATAATCCCCGAAAAATGGATTCTTTTTAATCTTCTCATTAAATAACCTTTGTGTACATTTCTTTTTGAATACTTCTGGGCACATATCATACAACGTTTTGATATTAATCTTATTTTCTTTTGCATCAGTTTTTTCAATAAATGGTTCTAAATATTCACATATATCATCTGAACATTGCAAATATTCGGCTGTTTCTTTTTTAATAACTTCAGGTATATCGAATACATATCCATTCGATTGATATTTTACATAGTGTTCCATTAAGATTTTAACAAATGCATATTTATACTTGGATCGAAACTCGTCAGTTACATAAAAACTATTGGCTTGGTAAATATGTTTATCATGATTTATTCTTTGCATATTTTCTGTAAACTCACTTTCAAATGGAATATTTATAAATCTTCTAAACTCTCCACGACTTACGTTACTTACCAAATCTGGTAACTCATTAAATTCGCATACTTGTGTACCACACATACTTATCTCAGATTTATTTGAATAACATAATCTGGCATTAACGATATTATCTCCAGTTAATTCTTTTATTGTTGCATTATTGAGTTTCCCTCTCGAATCGAATTCTTGGTAATATATGTATCGCTTACGATCCATATTGGCGATTGCTGGATTTGCATTAGTTTCTTTATTACCCAGTAAAACAGAATTATTTCCCTTGTATGCAAAATTTCCTAATGCAAATTTCATCATTCCATTAAACCAAGATTTTGCATTTCCACCATTTCCATGAAATATAACAAACTTTTGAACGAGTAATCCATTCATTCCACTCGATAAAATCTGTAATACACATGTTTGAATATCTTTCTTAAATAATATTTGGTCAATGATGCTTTGTATAAATAATATATCATCATTAGTTGGTTCTATCCAATCATATCCTGTTGTTACTGTTATATAATCTTCGCGTACAAATTCTCTAAATTGCCCTAATTTAAGATCATATACTGTATTATTGAATGATAATATATGGGGATTAGTATCAAATTTAATATCTTTACGTAATAAACTTAATCCAATACCATCACAATCACTCTGAAATTTTTTTGTTTTTAATTTTTTTAAACCTTTCAATATATCTTTTAATGATGGACTATTAAAATAATATGTTCCAATGATCTCAGATAATAATGAATAAAGTTTGTGTCCTATATAAATATTTAATTCTGAACAAAATTTATCATGTACATAATATTTCCCATTGTACATATAATGTTCATTATTTACCCACATAAAATCACCCGGTCGTAAAATATCAACATACGTTATAATATCAGTTTCAGTCAATTGTAATTCATTTGTTGAAATTATTTTTTTGTATTCATCTCTGTTATCCTCTTTCGCGTACCAATGTATTGTACTCGCCGAAAAATTATTATTTTTCTCGAATGATTTAATTTTTATCAATAATTCTTCATCTGACGCTACAATATCCCCTTTTTGTGAAAAATATTTATATGTTTCAAAACATTCTTTTTCATTTAATTCATTATAAAGACATTTACCGACTCTAATCCATGTTTCATAATCGTTAAATCTCTCATGTTTGTAACAATTATCAAATAATAATTTAAATGTTGCAGATTTCTTAAATAACATGCTCAACAGAGTAAGTTTATATGATGCTTTATGATTTTCGTCATAATCTCTTAATAATTTATTTTTGTGTATAATTTTTGTGTATGTTATAGGTTCTATCCATTTTGACTTGTAGTCTTCGACTGATTTCGGTATATATGACAATATAAAATCTTTCATTTTACCTTGTTGAATTTCATGTACTGTTTGTTCCATATCATGTTTGTCTGTTTTGCCTTTGTATTGATTGGGTAACCTAAAAAAATGTCCTTTTATTCCACAATTATATATGGATGTGTCAAACCATTTATCTGGGTTATATTTTGGATGTTTCTTTTTTATATTTTCGATTAAATATTTTACAAATATTAAATTATCATTTACCCTACACTTAATTTGTGGTATTACGTAATGATACGAATTACCTTCTTTTTTATAACCAGTATTTTTTGTCATTGATATTTGCTTTTCACTTTTAAGTTTAATTTTTGCTTCATTCACACAAAAATCATAAATAAGTTTTACAACATCAGAAAGTTCTAATGGACACTTATCAACGTCACCAAAAAGTTTGTATGTATGTTCTGATTCTATTTTAATGTTCATACAGCATTCCGGATCTTGTAAGTATTCTAAAGCTTTTTTGATTGTTATATATCTTTCTATTTTACCGTGTGTACATTCTGGATTTACACAATCAAATCCATGACACTCATACGACGAATAATTATGTATGCCATAAAATTGATACATTTTTTGTGTTTTTTCAGAAATATTCTTTTCTCCAGTGGTTGCATTGGTTGACATATGCTTCTTGTGATATATACTATACTACAAGAAAAATTTAAAACGAAAAAAAATTCATTACGATTTTTGATTTTCCATATTTCTGATATGTGCCTGTGATTTTTTATGTTTTGGTAAATCGACATATACTCTATTCGTTTTACATATTTCACAAATACCTTGCCTGCACAATGCTACTTTCTTAAATAATTCTTGTTTTTCTTCAGGTGTTTTACGGGCATACCAGTCGTGTATAGCTTCTTTATGTTTTTGTTGTTTTTCTTCTTCACTCAAATTGGAATATTTTGACACATTCCGTTTTTTCTCAACGGTTGTCATATACTATATATGTACACATTTTTAATATTTTTATATCGCGATATGTGATTATCTATTATGTTAAATAAATTTATACTTCGAGTTTTTCCTTATTGATGTCAATAATATCTTCAATAAGTTCTTTTTCGGTGTATTTTTTCTTCAGTCCAAAATTATTCAGTTTGAATCTAATTTTATCATGTAGTGTTTCCTTAATACGATCCCATAGATTAATACTATTGGGATTATAAGAAATCTCAATTAGTATTTCTGCATTTGGATGCACATTCATATATCTTTTGATAGTTGGTTTCATTGTACGCTTCTTTGTTCTGATCGCATAATAACGTTCTCTATCATCTGCTTCAGAATCTTTCATAACGACAAACATGTGTCTATCATCTGATGCTTTTGTTTTAACAACCCTATCTTCTGCAACTGTATCTACTTTATCAATAAGTTCCTCATTCTGTTGAGTAATCTCTTGATTCTGTTCTTTGATAACTGATAGTTTCTTGGATATTCTCTTGTTCTTTCCGAGAAGCTTATCGATCTTCGCGGTTTGTAAATCAACTTTCTTCATGAGTTCATCAATTTTATCATCTTTCTGTTTGATGAGACGTTCTTTCTTTTCCAGTTCTTTTTTGTTAATATATTTATTCACGATATCGGCAACCTTCACAGCAAATTCTGGAGATGCCCATGATGCTATATGTGGAATCAATTTGGGATGTACATAAGTACCACGTAATTTAACAGCAATATCTGGTTCAATAAATAAGGCACTGTCCGGAATTCCGGACAGTGTGCTAACACAATTAATTAATTCTCTTGCAGAAATATTTTCTTTCCAGTGGTTATATTTTTTCTTCGACCCGGTTTGTTCTGATATATATTGGCACATCTTAGTCGCATTAATATATCCATTTTTCTTCATCATGATAACCTTAAACTCTCCATAATTTCCATAACAGTACTCATCATTGATGTCTTCGAATGCGATGTCTTTGAGTGGGTTGGTATTCATTAATAAATGTATATATGCATACTATTTTATATAGTTATTAATTCAATTTTATAAATAAATAATTCAACATCATATTCGCTATAAATATCTTTTACAACATCAATATTTACATTATCATCTTTACCAAACAGACAAATTACTTTTCCATGTTTTGGATACTCATGTGCATACATAAGTATCTGCCCTAGTGCATGTTTGTACTCACTGATATGTTTTATTTCGATTATTTGATAATCTGTCAAAATATCTATGTAACCACACACAGTTTCCACTTCTTGTTTACCCTTGAGTTTTTTACATAACTCTTCTTGTATTTTTCTTTCTTGCATATCATTACTAGATGGTTTCGCTTCGGCAAGTGCTTTCCAATATTGAAGTTCATTTACATGATTTAGTTTTCTCCACTCTTCAACAAAAAGACTTATCTTAACTGCGAATGATGGTGAACACCACATGGCAATATGAGTGATAAGTATCGGATGTACGTAGGTGCCACAAATAATCGCTTTTTTTGGAGCACTTGTCGTAATAACATACATTAATTCTTTTTGTGTGATATTCAATTCGGTACTCATATTACTCAATATTTCGTTTGCATTTTTATTTTCTTTCCAATTTCTAAATGGTTTTTTGGATCCAGTCTCTTCGGAAATATCTTGACACATTTTAGTCGCATTAATATACCCATTCTTTTTCATCATGATTACATTAAACTCCATGTATTTGCAATAACAATATTCATCATTAATATCTTCGAATGTGATATCTTTTTGTTCGTCAGTCATAGTTATATAAGTAAATATATAACTATAATTTCAAGTTGTTGACTTATTCAATTTTTATAAACAACCATATAAAACAAAAATAATACACACATAATTATGACTAGTATAAATAAAGAACTAACTGATTGTGTTAGTAAAATAAATTTGCAAAGAGTTACATGGTTATTGGAACATAACGCTGATCCAAATTATATTCGTCAAGCATCATATTTTTACAAAGGTAAATGGTGTGACGGTTTCAAGAGGGACTTAGTCCCTCTTGAAACCATTAGATTTTTTGTGGAGACACTCCCCAAAAAATGTGACGCTTATAATACTGATGGTACTGAAAAACGCGATATGGAACCAGACCAACCAACAACACCATTAAAATTATGTGTTTTTAGGTTTTCTGATTGTATGTTAACTGAAGAAGACCAATTAACACTAATACGAATCGCTAAAGTGCTTATACAACATGGTGCACATAAAACTGAAGCTTTAGAATATTTCATATCACGTTATGGTACAGCATCCAACAAAGTTGGATGCTCTAGAGCAGTTAACTTTGTTAAATGCTGTACTCCTGATAACAATAATACAAACGATGTTTGGATAGTGTTTTATGAATTATTAAAGTAAAATTTCGTTGACTATTTCTATTATTTGTTCTTTATTGTATCCGTCCAAATATCGTAATATTAGTTCTTTTGTTACGCCATATTTGAGTAAATTTAATATTAATTTTTTGATTATAATACTGTCGACCATAGTACCCAAACTATTAATAATTGATAGTGATGCATTTAGGACAATATTTTCAATTAGTTCTGTATTGTCATTTTTTACTGCACCAATATATACATTCACCACACTTGAATCATATATATAATCCATACTCATACCTCGATTTTTGAATATGTATTGTAACATACTCGCCGTTCCGTATAAACCGATATATTCCCATATCGTTGCACTCATTGCAATAATTTTATTTAACTTTTCAGTATTTTTAAATACTTCACATATAATTTTGTGTGAATTGAGTATTATTCCAAATTTAAGAATTCGATGTTGACTATCGTTAGTCATTTTTATATACATGTCAATATCTCGGATGGATATTATCATTTTATTCGATTTCATATAAACTTTACCTGTTAGTTTACACCATTTGTGATTAAGTCTTCCGGATATAAGCTTTGTATCAGTTTCAAGATATTGTGCGATTTGTTGTATATCATAAATATTTAGTTCATTCATTTTGATAGTATTTATTACGTGTGTGTTTATGATAAATAACATTCATTTTTTAATTACGTAACTAATTAGTTGCTCCTTTTGATTTGATATATTCGATTGTAGCCTTATCTCCACCAAATTCGGCACCTCTCAGTGCATAGTTCCAATCTTTCGCTCCTTTTGAAATCAAATAATCAATAATTTCACGTCTCCCACCTATACACGCACCATATAAGCCATTTTCGATATGAGCTTTTCCTTTGTTGAGAAATGCATCAATTGTTTCTTTATCACATCCTTCACATGCACACATAAAATCGCAATCACTAGTATATTGATTTTCGATTGGTTTTTTATTAGATATTTCTCTAACTAACTCATTTTGTCCTCCACTACATGCACCAGTCATTACATCATATTCACATAAACAATTAACTCTCGTTAAATATGTTCGTAATCTTTGCGAGTTGTATTGGCCATATAATATGTTGATTATTGTATAACTGATAGCATCATCTCTACAGTTGTCGATAACATCAAATTTATTGTATGCTTTCTTATCATGATACCATTTAACTGTACCAATAATATTTCTAAAATTATTATTGATTCGGTTACATACTATTTTTGAGTCATTATCTAAATAAGAAATAATGTCACTAAGTGTGTAGATATTCATTTTATAACATGATAAATAAAAATATTATTATGAAGTTGGTTATTCATTTTTTAATGTAATTCAAGAGGCATACCACACGAGCATTCCTCAGCACCATTTTCTATCATTAATTTTATAATTTCATCACAACCATGTCTACATGCAATACTTAATCCATAATCAAAATCATCAGCACCTATAGAAATCAAATATTTGGCTGTATCAAATTCTCCTGTTCTACACGCTGAATACAATCCAAAATTCACATCAGCACCTTTTGAAATCAAATAATTAATCACATTTATATTTACATTTCTATTACAGCACACACTTTCTAATCCATGATCGATATTTATTTTTGTATTTTCTTCATCAATGAACATATCAATAATATCCGTATCACCTCCAATACATGCACAGTCAAAATATTGTTGTGTCATGTAATCTTCTATTTGTATATCATCCAATATTTTTAGTAATAATTCTACTTGACAACCGATACATATATATTTAAGTATTGTTCCAAATTGTGTTCTTAATGTTCTTTTCGTTAAATACATATATAATCGCTCCGAACCATAGAAACCACATATCATATTTATACGTTCACGCCCCTCCAAACTGATTCTACTTTCCTTTACGATAATTGATGTTAAATATACGTTGTTGCCAATACGCCATTTGACATCACCAATAATATTTCTATAAATTTTATTGACGCGGGTACATATTAGTTTTGTGTCGTTATTCAAAAACGAAATAATGTTACTGATTGTATAAATATCTATTTTATAACATAATAAATAAAATAATATATGTCGAATCTTATTCAATTTTTACTTTCTGCATGTTGGACAAAGATAATTTCCCGAAGTGTTAAATGCCTGATTTATACATCCTCTGTGGAATGTGTGTCCGCATTTGAGTACTTTAGGAATCATTGGATTCAATGTCGATCCAGAAGTAATATCATTAATTTTTTCTAGACATATTGCACATATACTCCTATCGCATCCGTCGGTTGGAGAAAGGGCATTATAAAATATCATCGTTCCTGCACCACACTGTAATGTCCAATCAATCGCACATAATCGTGGTTCTGTTTCTGTAATAATATTTCCAACTGGAATCAATCTATTTTCAAACGTGTTTATTGGTTTGCCATGAAAAATAATTGTATGGTTTGGTGTTTTTGGATTATAAAAACCATTTGGTAGTACTGTTGCTATACGAGCAGCAAAACTCCACATTGGTTCAGTTGGTTCAAATTTGATTTCATATCGTTGACCAGTTAGCATAACAATTGTTGCTGTTGGAGACATTTTTATATTATTATTATGTGCAGAAACATATTGAACATATTTCATTTTTTATTAAATAACTTACATTTGTTTGCAACGGTTCTCGATAGTATCCAGAACTATTTGTGTCCTACACGCATCCGGTATCCAATCCAATTCAGTAAAAGTATCATTGTTCACAACCATATCTTCATATTCTTTAATGTGTTTTGCCTGAATTTCTTTGATTTCATCAGTCATAAATTTTTCTGGGATAAGATAGAATGTATCAACCGATGCTTCCAATTGTGTTTTGTACAATTGATAATCCCAGTGTTCTTTTGGAATATATTTCATCATAGAATCACTTTTCGTCACAACAAAAAGTGATCTCTCATATGTTTTCCGTTCTTTTGAAAGATGGCAATAAATTGTGTAATCTTCCTTTAGTTTTGCATCTAGTTCTTCATCAGGTATCATGCTAACTCTTTCTCTTTCACTCATTGTGATTTGGTGCATACACAACATGATAGTATATTCTTCATCAGTCAAGATCCCAATTTCATTTCCGATAGTTGCTACATACTTTGGAGTCGTATTAGTATCAGTCATTTGTGTTTTAGTTAAATATTTCTATTATATTGCCAATTATTTTACATTTTCATTTTTTTTGCATATCAAAGAACCAAATACATTTTACAACCAATAGGTATCGTTAATCCCTCAATTGAACAACTCATTACATTATCAATATCATCTGTTTTAATTATTCGTACTAATTCTTCTAAACTAATCGTACTCATATCACTAGTTCTAACTATATACAAGTCATATTGTCCTAATTTAGCACATTGTTCCACATCGAGTTCTATGTGCATAGAACTCGATTCCATCATTGATCCAGTTACTTTTTTAATATCTATATCTTTAATTGAATCTTGTGTTGAGAACGTATAAATGATAAATTTTGGTTCATATAAATCATAATCAGCATAATAATCACAATTAAATATACTATAGTGTTGGACAATACGAATATCATCAAATATTTTTAACACAATGCTTATCGATACAAAATCGATATTACTATTAACAACAATATTAGTGATTTGTTTCTTTTTTTTTTCGATAATCAAATCTGGATACAACTTAATTTTATTATCAATAATAGGTTCTTTCTTAGTAGTCAATAAATGTTTCAATAATATGGTCATTAGAGATATTTTTTTTGGATGTGTATACAATACCCCATCATGTACTGAACTAATACCAATAACAATTTCACTATTCATAAATTGTTCTGATAATGATAGTTCATTATTACACTTAAAACTAATTTTTTTGATAATTGCACGACTACCACAATTTATATCATCTGTTATGTAAACATGTCCAGATGAAATAAAATTTGTTCGTTGCGTTAATAGTAGTTTGACCTTTGTCATTTATTGAATTACTAAATAAATATAAATGAACATAAATTAATCATTTTTTTGTAAAGTACAGTACATATTTACAATCTATCATTAAACAAACAAATCTGATCGTAAAAGTTCTTCCAACAATGCATCTTCTTTGCGCTGACGTGTTTCGGCTGTAGCACGTGTGGCCAAGTGTCGTTTCCAGGCATCAATTGGTACAGTACTTGGTCTGTGCTTTATTGGTGGTAATTTTTGGTGTTTTATTGTTGGTATTTCAGAACGCGTTGACATTTTTCGAGTATTTTTATATTACTAAAATATATGGATTTCTCAACAACTTTATAATTTCATTTTTTGTAAATAAATTAAATACTGTCCAAAATATGTTGAACATCTGATTCGACATATTGCCGAATTATAACCATATGTTTATTTTTATCCATATATTTTAACAGTGTTTTTTTCTTGATATTTCCATATTCCATGATATATTTTAATGCTAATCTTATTTTATCATCATCATCGTCAAACATAATATGATCGATATGATGTATGATTGTTCTTTTTGCATTTTTTACCAAGTATTTTATTATTTGTGTATTATTTGTACTTACTGCTCCAATAAATATGTGTGCGATATTCAGTTCCGGAGTGTACACTCTTCCAAGTGGCTTTAATACTTTTATTTGTTCACGAGTAAAACGGCTTGCATGTAGTGGTACTATATCTTTCAATTTACGACTGTAAGTCAATCCATTCAATTCTAATATATTTTTCATAATGCGCACTGTCCCGAATTTTCCGATGTGTTCCCACATTTTTTCGTCGAACAATTCATAATCTTCATTATCATCAAAATCTGGATCTCTCGACATTTTTTTATATTTTTCATGTGTTATTTGTATAATTTTTAATGAACATATCGATACCCCAAATTTGAAAATTTGTTTTAGATCATCTGTCAACATTACATGCATATCAATCATTTTGAATGGTATTGGTATATCGATATTTTTTACACGAACACAATCATTTATTTTTCGCCAGTCACTGTTTACTTTTCTCACAATAACTCGTGTGTCAGTAGTGAGGTACTGTGAAATTATTTGTTTATCAAAGATAATTAGGCTATCCATTTTTAATACATTAAATGAATAATGTTTCATAATGAATTAAAATCATTTTTTATATTGTTGTTGCTATTCTTGTAATGTAACTGTCATTTGGTAAATACGATGGACAACTTTTTGCCAAGCGTCTCGTGACAGTATCTTGAATTTTTATAATTTCGTCTCGGAATTGTAAAATATTTATTCCAGCGGCTTCCTCTATTTCATTATCGGTTGCTATATCACGCACAGCCCATAAATATCCCGCACCATAATTGGCGTGTAGTACTGCTATCATAATTTCTGTATCTTGTTTCGATGCCATCGCCCATCGTGATGCTTGTCGTATTAAAATTCTAATCATTTCTGATTTGTCAGATGTATTATTTTTAAGTTGTCGTGTTAGTAATATTATTACTCCAATAATACATACGACTAATATTGCTAAAATATAATACATATATTATAACACGACATACTTTGTAAAAAAATGAATATATATAACCATTAGTAATCTTATTGTTATTAAAAATTACTTACAAACTACAGGGTACATCGGACCATCACAAACCATGGATTCTTTTCCTCTCATGAACTGTTCGAAGTGCATGAAAGTATTTCGTGCATGTGCTGATACACAACTGACAACACATGTGTGGGAGAGTGTCGAGTACACCAAGGGCGTGTGTCCTCAGTGTACAACATGGCAACATCGACCTGTCTGCAAGTTACCTCATTGCAACGCAAAAGTCGACACCATAAACGGGATGTGTCGTAGACACCGATACATAGCATTTGATTCTGGTGTGGCCAAGTGTGCGTATCCGTGGTGTCACGAACCTGTTTTCGAAAACGGGTACGTTACGCATTGTCGGAAGTACTGTGATAAGCATGAATGTGCAACAACAAGTTTTTCCAAGTTTGGGATGACTCGTTGTCCTTTCCAAGCACTTGAAGGAAAAACTTTGTGTGTGATCTGTCACACTCAGAAGAACTTCATGACATCACTACGTCTGCAACTAGCTTTCGCTGTTGGTCGGTTTGCCGGTGATGCGATCATTGCTAAGATGAAGGCGACACAACATTAGTTTTTTTACATAATTCATCAAAAAAATGAATTATGCATTTCATTGTCATTATTTATAATAATTAATATCACAAAACGACATTTAACAAGGCAATTCATTATGGCTTCTTTCCCCACAATGAACTGTATTAAATGTTTAAAAGTATTCGTTTCTGATTCTTCAACGCAATTGAATTATCATTCATGGGCCCTTATCAAACACACATACGGAATTTGCCAAGAATGTAGCAAACCATACAAACATCCACTAATTTGCACCAAACCAGGATGTACTTCAAAAACTATAGAATTTGCGAAGTTGTGTCCTAATCACTTTTGGGCTGAAAATAATTGTGTCACAAAATTTTGCACACATCCTTGGTGTAGTGGATTCATTGACAATCCTAATAGTTGTATGAAATACGAAAGAAAATTTTGCGATGTACATGAGTGTACTCACATTTATCAAACAAGGTTCGGACCATTCAGATGTCCGAATCAAGCAATCGATGGAAAAAACTTGTGTGTCGCATGTGAAAAAGAGAAGAAATTTATGATCGAATTTCGTTTTCAATTGGCCGAACAAGTAAGTACATTTTTGAGCAATATTATTTGTGCACACATAAATGTGATGTAATTTATTTATTGAAGAATGGTTTTAATGCTCGATCATATATCCATTCAAAATGTTGTTCAAGAAAATCAACATAATTTTTATTATCGTCAACATCTATATTTGCGTAACCAGGATGATTATTACACTCGATTAAAAGTACATGATATGCAGTATCTACCATAAAGTCCAATCCAAAAACATAGTACCCACTTTCTGATTCTTCATATGGTTTTACGTCATGTTTAACAAAATTACTTAATTTACCGCAAATATAATCCATCTGATCCCATATACTCGATATATGTTCGCTAATTTCTGGAATATTTGTTTCGTTAAAATCTTTTGGAAAAAAATAATCATGTTTTGTCGAGTGAACATGTGTATCATGAATATCGAGATCATCAAAATACTTATCAACATATGGTTTCTTTGCTGTTAATATTTTACCTATTTTAGCAAGTTCATAACGAAATTTAGGAGTTACCGTGAATATCATGTACATACGTAAATGGAATTTTCTATTATCAAATAATAATGGATTGCGAATATATTCTGATGCTATGATAGAAAATTTATTATTTGATTTATATTTACGTTTTTCTTTTTGTAATTCATCTTCCGTAGCGACTCTTACGATTCCCTTACCAGAACTTGCCCAAGGTGCGCACGGACGTAATATCAAAATTTGGCCTTTTTCTAGATGTTCAATATCTTTTAAATCACGTGTTTTTGGTATATGCGATCGTAATTTTTTATCATCACTATCATTTATTAGTTTATGTAGTGTACATTTGTTAAATAATTTATTTGAACCACTTAATTCATTTTTAATACGACAATTAATTAATTGGTATTCTTTGATTATTGGTGTTTTAATATACCTTAAAAACAAGAAATCGATAGTTTTTTTGGATTTGGTAGAACCATCATACAACTCATCAAATGGAATTTCTTTAAAATTATGTCTGTTCAAAATGCGCCGTAATACCTCATTGAACGTATCATCGTAATCCACACATAATGAATAAGTTAGTTTTTTATTTGTTTTGTCGAGCTTATCACGCGAAGCTCCACCCGTTTGTAACTGTTTAAGCCGTAAATATTTTTGTTTGTATTTCAAGTACTTATTGAAATTATACGTTTCTGTTGGATTCATCTCGAATAACTATATTAGTATCGTTCATTTTATTTCGTATACATAAAACAAAATAAAATTGGTTATTATTGAACATATTATTTAATGGTTATTTCCATATGTTAATGTTACAATCCCGATTACGACAAGTAACACACCAAAAATATCTTTGATATTGACTTGTTCTTCTAGAGTGATATACCCAGCTAATAATGTAAATATAGGTGCTGTGTATGTTAATGTTGTAACAATAGATGATTTATTATCTTTCAAAATATTGTAGTACATAACACTAGTTAAAAACGTTGTAAACACCGCTATGAATAATAATGTTAAAAAGTTATTTTTTGTTAATTTATCTGTTTTGATATCATCTTGATGATAAATAGCGTAAATTACGACACATATTATATTAATAATACCAGTTATCAACATAACTGATGTATGACTCATAACTTCGAGTAAATTTTTACACATTATTGGTTGAACACCCCATAAAACCGATATAACTAATGATGTTCCCAACAAATTAGAACTCATATACACTCGTAAAAGATATTATATTGTAAATTTGAAATGTTTTGGCATGTAAATAAATTAAAAATTATGTATTATTTATTTTCATCTTTAATATGACTCTTACATTTTGATGAAAATAATGCTGGATTTCCACAATCTGGTACTTCACAAATTGTCATGTTTTCACAAACATAAATTTCTCTTCCCAAAACATTCATTACGTGAAAATTCTTTTCGTCAGTAAAATACCATTTAGCATATATTTTACCGCCATCGAGAAATACTTCACACTCACGTTTTTCAAATAATTTGCAAACACGAAACATATAAGCGTATGTTTCATTTGTACAATCTGGTCCGCATGATGGACACCAATAATTTTTCTCTTTACCACATCCAAAACATCTATGATTTACACAGAATTCTGATACGATTGATGGTGTTGGCATATCTTGCTGTATTGACTCTACATAAACTACTCTGTCACACGAATCATGGCAACATGAAATTTCTTCTGTTGCGTCACGGTGCGACGAATAATGACACGTGTGTAATTCACATCCTTTTGCTCGAAATTGTTTAACATGAGTATCACATATACAGCATTTGTGTTCCGAACAATATTTTTTACCATCTAGTATTCTTTCATCACATCTCATTTCACTTGGATGTTCAACATATTGGCACATATGTATGTCACAAAATTTTGGATAGTTCATGGCTCTACCACAAAAAACTATATTTTTACAATCTGGCTCACTACATATATGTTCTTTACACATTTTCATACCTTCCATAATTTCACCATTACATCCAGGTACTCCACATAAATGTTCTGTACAATAATATCCTCGTTGCATGTTTGATATTTCCATAACACAACCACTATGTTTGCACGTATGATATTTACAATATTTTCCGTTAGTTACGACGACACTGGAACATGTGTCAATACAACATTTATGTATATCACAACAATCACGATAATAGTTATCAAGAACACTCTTCGATATACATCCAGTATATTTACATTTATGTTCTTCACAATATTCAGATAGTTCACAACGACGACTGTCACATACTTTACACGCATGTTTTTGACAAAAGTTATCGTAAAAATATCTGAGGGGATTTCGACAACCATCGAATTTACATTCGTGATTCTCACACACAACAGAATCATCTTGTCTCATATTCTCACATTTATGTGTTGAACAACGATGATCATTACAATATATTCTTTGTTCATCATATCGACCGTATCGTATTTTGTGACAATTTACACATGTGGGATGTTGGCAAGTATGTTCTGAACAATATTGTGATCCATATTGTTTGATATTTTCACATTCTTCGTATTTGCACATATTTTTAGGAACATCTGCATTTATATGTTCTTCGCAATAGATACTATTTTCGATACATTTATTTGTGCAGTAAGTTTCCTCAGTGTGAAATTTACATGTGTGTATATGACAGTATTGTGAACCATACAGTTTGATTTCATTGCACTCTGGTATACAACAAATATGTGCCATCTTATATTAACTATTTTACATTATGTACGACAAATAATAAATAAATCAATTTTTTAAGGATAAATTACTTCCGTGATTGGTTGACGACATTTGACACAAATATTTGCATCACCAGTCATTGGTAGATTACGTGAACATTTATCACATACCACAACGTGACAACATGGCATCACCATAGTACTCGGTGGATTTTCCAGACAAATCATACAGTGTTCCTCATTATAATCATCATGTGGTACTGGTTGTACTGGTTGTACTGGTTGTACTGGTTGTACTGGTTGTGATACTACAGTATGATCCACATAATTAACTACTTTCCAAATAGTTGTTGCGCCAACATGAAAATCACCAATGCATGTATGATTAATATCTTGGTGTGGTATTTTTGTAGTAACAAAATATTTGTCAGTCGTATCTGTTACGATACTTGGTAAACTAATCAATACTTCATCGAATGATGGTTTGAAAAATCCATAATATGCCCAATCATGAAATGTCGGAATTGTACATACATATTGCGCACAAATTTGTCCGTCATTGGTGAGAATATTTTTTGTTTCAAGTTGATATTTTCCAATAATTGCTGTTTCATCTGGTGTTTGCCATAAATATGCAGTCGTATTCATCTTTGAAAATTCTGTTTTTTTCATCACGTACACATTTTCATTATTTTCGTGTGGAATAGCTGATTTAATGTAAATAGGTGTTACTTGATCATATCTTTTATGCATATCTTCATCTGGTATTTTTGGTAGTGGTAGCATAATACATTTTATTTCTACGTTAGGTTCTAATTTTCGTCCTGTTTTCCATCCTAGTTTCTCCGGATCCGGAATCCAATAACCCATTTGAACAGTGTAAATTAGCATACCGATATGATATTCACCAATCATATAATTTTTGGGCATGTAATATAGATACACACGATTGTATTCTGGATTATATGGTACATAATCAAGAACTTCTTTCAGTGTTGGTTCAGCATTACGATGAATAAATGGAAGTGTTCTACATGTATCGACCCACATATCACCAATTGAATGTTCATAACATTCGTTTGTTTTATTAAGATTCTGATATAATTTCGTTTCGATCTCATCAAATGATGGTTTTTCAGTTAAGTAAAATCTCGGACTACACACATTAGTATCCCCAACTGGAATAAGTACACAAACTTGATTATACTTGAGATTGAGTTCGTTTGCCATTGTTTATGTAATTAGTCATACATACATAAATAAAATATTAATATTTCAATTTTTTATAGGATTCTTGTAAAGTGTATTTCAATTTCTACATCATCACATAGACATTTAATTCGTATATTTTTTTCAATTGATCCCGCAATTATTTTTTCATACGAATCAAATCCATAAGTATTGATAAAATATAATTCATGATCAGTCGGGATCGTGACATGTGAAATATCAGGAGTCAATAACTCACATACTTTATTTCGCATATACAAATCACGTACATAATATTTGTCGAGAAGCATATCATCAATATATATACATATTTCTCTTGTATCTTTTGGTATAATGATATAGTGATAAATAATCAATGGTGGTTTTGGATTTCTTCTTTTATAATAATCATGCCATACTCTACCATTATGATAACTCCACTCTCCAACTTCCCCGGTCGGGTACGTAATAATTTTATTACTGTATTCATCTTTGTAATCATCACGTGATTCCAATGTTATTATATCGGGCATCCTCACACTCTTATCGACATAATTTTCACCACGTTCTCTCCATAATTTTCTTGTTTGTTCAACTAGTTGCCAATATTTTCTTAATTTTTTGTTTATATTTTTACGTTTACTTTTATTGCTTTTGTTACTCATGATATATAACTGTATGTTTATTATCTTTATAAATAAATTTATTCAAATAAATCATGTGCTTCTGATTCTATTCTTTTCAATGTCCACGCGTCAACATCGAAAATATTTTTTTTGATAAGCTTTTTTTTCATTCCCGTTCCAAAATACAACTTTCGTGTATAAATGTCTGAAATATAAAATGATGCTTGATACTGTTTTTCGCGTTTGCTCAAATATTGTAATAAACCATCCATCACATTCGTGGGGCTATCTTCTTGTGAATCTTCTTTGTCAATGAAAAATAAATCATCATTTAAGTCAATCATATACCTTAATAACCGTAACATAACCGAACCTATAAAATCATCATATGCAACAACACCAATTTCTAAATTATTTGATTGTTTTTCGAAGTCAGTCTGATTACCATCCATCTCACCTGAAAAATATACTTTTATTTGTTTATTTTCTTTTGTCACGCGGTTCGTTGAACCGCCTGAGAGTTTTGGCTCTGCAAAAACTGTCACACTTAGTTCTTTAAGTGCATCTATTACATCAAATATGGTTATGTCTTCGATGGTTTTACTCATTTGTTTGTATATTGATTGTAAATTATAACATGTCATATTTTTTCATATTATTTTTTTCATTTTTTTCATTTAAAAATTGATTTTTGAACAATAATATAAAATATGTGTTGCTAAAATCATTATAATTACTAAGGATGACTGATCCAAGAATCTACGTATTCGTTCATTTCTCTTCATCTGGATCTTATGGTTTTATTGCTCTGCGGGATTCGACTGTTAATGCAACAAATGGTATAGAACTTATTCCACTTGAAACTTGGAATGATAAATATGTTATTTGTCGTGTTGCTTACACCAAACAAAAAGCTGCTGAAAAAACAGTGTCATATGGAACAATGGATGGTCCTGATCTTTACACTGTATTCGAAACAACTTCAACAATCAATTCACAAGCACTTATCACTATTTGGAAGCCACGACTTGTTGAAGGTATAGAATTCGCAATTGGACAATCAGAACATAAAGTTACAAGTGTAATGCCATTTGATGACATAAAGAAACACTGTGCTGATGCACTTAACATTCAAATTACCAAATGTGACGTCGTACATGAACATGATGTACTTAGAGAGTTTATTCTTTAATTTTATTTATAAAAAATTGATAATATAATCATCTATCATATTGTCCCATAAATAATCATAAAATGAATCAGGAATATCTGCAAAGTCTCGTTCCACAAATTATGGAATACTATGGGGATCAAATTGAACAACAATTAGATCCAATTGTACGTACCCAATTACAACAACTAGGAATTACACCAACGCCAGTCGAAAAGCAAAAAATGCAACAACATTTAAAACAAACTTTGCTACGCGCACCAATTATGGAAATATCGCAAGATCATCATGCTCATTTAAGTCATATAATGGGTATGGATCCACAATACTCTCGTACTCCGCCAAGAACTAACATTAATTTTGGTCCGAGTGCATTACCACCAAACACATTACAAGCAAAAGTATTTAATTCTAGGGATAATCCGATTGAAATAATGCAACTAAGTGCAATTATGATTTCTGCAGCATGTGATGCTTATAAGAAAAATCATCCATCCGGAGATGGTACTACTGATAAAAAATGATTTGTTTATTATATAAATAATTAAATTCATATTATTACATACTATGATTGCAAGATTTTTCGCGACACCACAAATGGTTCAAAATGAAAATAAAATGATTACCGAATGCAACAAAGTCAGACATAAACTCATAGTGACACATTATATGTCTGGCGACGATAGAGATCATTGGAATGTCAAATGTTCAGAATGTTTAGGTACTTTTGGATTGAGTAGTGGTACATATGAACCTGATCTAAATTATTGCCCGTATTGTTCGCCAAAAGAAGAACTCAAGGGAGAAAATATTTGGAACGATAAAGACCGTGATAAATTTGAAATAGAACCAAAGAGCATTGATAAATATGTTTATGGTGTTTGGAATGGAAATAAACAAACATTCACAACGGTGTTAGCTAGATACTGTGCAGCTGATACGCCAGAATATAAATGAAATTACGTGCTTTATTTAACTTATATTATTCTCATATGAATAGTATATGAGTTCTGAACATTTCTCTTTTTACGTCAAGGGTGTCCAAAATTATCAGCATACGATACAAAAATTAAATCAGGATCATATTTTAAGAGCACAACTCACACATGAATCAATATTTTATAAAAATATTTGTTATCGTGTTAGAGCAATCACAATATTGTATGGAAATAATATTGTTGGTTATGTTCCGAGAAAATATATTAGACAGATGATACCTTATGTGGATGATTCTATATTGATTTTACAAATCAAAAAAGTAAACGATATTTATAACGTCAAAGTTACACCATCATTTTTTTATCAAGAAGAATAAGTTGGTTCAAAGTAAATAAATTTGAGTTAAAATAATTATATAACATCTTCCATTGGTTGTTGTATTTCTTGTTCTTGTACTAGTTCTTGTTCTTGGTGAGGTGCTGCATTCAGAGCAATAATCGGATCATCGTCAGAGTCTATATCTTCATCTGATTCATCATCCGTATCAGTAGGTTCATGTCTGAATTCAGCATTAACTGGTACATGGTCAACAGATTCATTTGCTGGTGTAGCACGTATGATGCCCTCTGGACCAAATACAAACTCATTTACATGTGCATTTGCACGTCTATGTTGTAGTCCAAACATTCTGTATAAATCATCTTCACTAGCATTATTGTTATTATCATGTGGATGAATTACTAAATTATCAACAGTACCACCGCCAACTGTATTGCGAAGTCCATTCAACATTGATGTTCTTAATGCAGTCATTGGATCATCACCAAATAATGTGCGATGGTCAATGTGCAATATTGCATCAAATATTTGATTAGTTCGTAATAGTTCTGCCACGGCATCATGAGCATTACTAAACATGTGTTGTATATATCGAATTAAGACACTTATAATCCAATATGAAAATTTAAGTTCCCATTCGTTAATTTTTATTGAATATTTATTTTTACTTACAAGCTTACATATCTTATCATCAATTTTACTAATCAGTGTCGTGTAGTGAAATATTGGTCTGACAAGACAATTCAGTACATCATTATTTGATAAAATATCAAATTTAATATCACATGCACATATTGCAATAATTGATGATATGAGTGCAATAAGTGAATACCAGTATCCAAAATTTAGAATTCCTAGAATAATTCGATGTAAAAATTCAAGTTTTGCGATGGTGTATCCCACATGTATACCAAATAGACTAATATCTAGACATTGTTTGAGCATTTTAATGGTTATTTAATACTTATTTAATCCATATTTAATTATAATGTTATAAATTCATTTTTTTGTGTTTATTTATTGCTTATAAAATAATATACAATTTTATAAACAATATGGCACTAATTATTGGAAATCGATATGTCATAAATATTTCTATCACACCAACACATACTAATTACGATATGTTGTCAACACATCGATTTTTTAATAACAGAGTTGTAACATATTTGGGACAAGATAATATGTACACTCTTGGTGAAAGTCATAATTTTTCGTCAGATTTGAATCTTTATGAAAATTTACAAACTGATGATGATCACATAGCATTCAGTGAACTCCTTAATGTATGTGTAAGTCATTCTAATAATGGTAATTGGACTTTTTATATTTTACGAGATAACTTTCAAATAGTAAGTGAATTATAAATAGAAATTTTTTAATCTTCATATTCATATTTTTTACCTTTATAATAGAATGTAGTAATTTTCTTTTTTTTTGATTCTAAGTCTATTTCATATTGAGTTCGCTGTTTGAATAACTTATCCAGTCTATTGTGTAGTTTGAGCGACGGCGTTACTTCAATTATTTGTGAAATCTCGCTGATTTTTTCATTTATTATATCCAATTCTTTTTTCTTTTGTTGATGTTCATCATACGCTCTTTTACTTTTCCTCCGTCGCCATACTTGAGATTCTTTTTCCAGTTTACTACGATCACCTGTTGTATCCCATATTAGTTCTGGGTGTTTTCTTAAATAATTTTGTGCTTCTGGACATCCATGTCTTAAATTATTTATCCAACACTTAAGACAACTTGTACCATCACCACGCCTATATCTTCGTTCCGGCATATACTTATGTTTTTATTATTTTTTTATATAATATGCGCTATATTCATAAAAAAATGAATATCTAATTACATAATTAAATATTCATTATGTTTATTATAAAATGAGTTCTAAAGTAAATGACATCATCAAACTAACACAATCATGGAAAGATTCAGATAGAATTTCTTGGAATGATTATTTTATGTGTCTCGCATATCTGGCATCAGCAAGATCTCCATGTGCAAGACTACATGTCGGTTGTATCCTCGTAAAAAATAAGCGTGTTGTTAGTATGGGCTATAACGGATTTGTTACGGGTGAAGATCATAATAGTATTGTAAAAGTTGATGCATGTGGTAAAGAACATGAGATTGCGACAATTCATGCAGAACAAAATTCTATATGTTATGGAGCAAATACTGGCGTATCTCTTAATGAAGCGACTGCTTATGTTACGCATTATCCATGTATCAATTGTGCGAAACTCCTTGCATCAAGTGGAATTACACATGTCTACTATCACGAAGATTATAACAATGATCCTGACGTAAAAAAAGTTTGTTCGAAGCTTATCATTGAAAAAATATAAGAAAATATAAAAAATGATATTTTATTTACATAATCACTTAATTTATTGGTAATAATACTAAATGTCGATAAATGACTTATCAGATTTTATTGTTGATGATATTGCTTATCATTTAGATGTAAAATCAATCATAATTTTTTGGATCACATCTCAAAAGAAAGTTTTACTGAATAAAATTACCGATATTATACATATTCCATCAAATAATCTTCCATATGAACAATGTATTTATATGATTCATATGAGAAAACGACTCATTTCAAAATTACAATCTGAAGTGAGTATATTAAAAAAACGTCGTCATAAATTACGTGAAGAACGCCTTATCAAAATACCATTCAAAAATTTTATACTATTAAGATATTGGAAACGTTATAATATTCAGAAAATTGATAATATACATACTTTATCAGATATTCTTGGACAATGTTCATTTCTTCGAGGATTGATTGAAGATACTGATATCGAAGATTTTATAGATCAGTATGACCATTATCATAACACGATTGGTTTGATAGATCATCTCATCGAAAAAGCTCATATGCCGAAAACGTTTAACTTTTACTATTACGGAAATGAAAATAAATGGTATTCATGTCGCGAATATTTACCAATTAGAGATACATATTTTGTGTCTTATTATACAATGAGTCGTCAGGAACAGAAACAGCGTAAAGCAAAAGTACACAATGCAGATGTAGATAGAAACTTTTGTACTACAACACAATGTGATATATATGAAATGGATACTTCGACGTATATTAGAAAAGAAAAATGTCCGAAAACTATTATTGTCGATCCATACGATTACCCCCTAGACAGACGTCATTTATTGACAGTTAAAAATCTCAATCCACAAAGTGTCATAAATTTACCACATTTCGAGCCATGTTCAAATTATGACACTGATAATGATTATGTAAGTATTGTAGTAGATGATGATAGTGATATAATTACTCGTCGTGATTTAAAAAAAATTATGTGTAGTGGAAAATATCACTTTAATGATTTTCGTACACTCTCAGTTACTCGTAAAGATAATAATGATCCAATTACAGATCTTTTCTTTTCTTTTGATGAAATATAAAATATTTTTATATCCATCGCAAATATATCATGTCATCAATAATTAAATTTTCATCGTAAAAAGTAACAACTTTATTTAACATATTCGAAACATCACTTATACTAACGAATTTTGATATGTACATAGATTCTTCAATATATTTTGGTAATTTTCCTTCACTATTTTGAAACATATCATCAAATGCTGGTCGCCATGCACGTGTCAGTTTGCTAATTGAGTTAATGTCTTCAACTATGTCTTGGTGAATTATATTATGTGATTCATCAAAATATTTTACATCATCGATGTAATAATAGAGATGTTTCATATCAGTTGTTATATTTTTTATATTTTCGATTGATTTCAAAATGTTTTGTGGTATATCGTTGATTGGAAATATCATTATGTCATCCATAAAATTTCCGTCACGTGTTGCAACGAGAAAATAATGTGTATATTGTGCCATATATGATAACCAATAAACAAATATAATATTATGGTTTATATTTTCATTTTTCTATTACGTATCATGAAAATATGGACTATTGTATCTGGCAAACTTAAATGTCGTATCGACATGTGTTGCCATATCATCTATACCCATACGGATAAGGTCGTATCCCGGAAATGCTCTCGCGAGATACTGTGCAATAGGTACAGATTTACCAGCATTATTCACATTTCTACGATGTTCAACTTTACCTGTTCTGACATCGATTGATGTAAATGCGATAAATTCTGGTTGTCTACGACTAAATCGCATTAGTACTGTACTACGTCTTAATTTTGGTAAAAGTTCTGTCAGTAATTCTTCAGCCTTTATCATATTTATTGCTCCAACAAATCCATTCGACAGTGCAAAATTCTTAAAATTTGTGACAGACATCTCGAGAGGCCCAAAGAGTAACACGAACACTCTGAACCTGTACACACTAAATACATTATCACGTGGAAAATTAAAGAGATGTGAAAGGTAACGTACACACCTCTCATTGTGTACATCTTCAGGACTTAATTCAGTAATTATTTTCCCAATAAATGCGTCAAATGGAACTATAAGTTTCCCTTCAAAATGTCTATTCCAACAATCAGTTACATTGGTTAATGAACTGTCGTCCAGTATGAGTTTTACAGTTTCAGATGATGACAGAATCGATGGAATTACTACAGGAACCATGACTACTAGTTCCTCATAATATTTGCGTAGCGCAATCTCAAAAATATCAAAATTTACAGTGATTTGGAATAAACCTGTGTTCAAATCACCAAGCATTCGATTCACATCTATTATTTGATGTTTTATATTATTTAGCAACGTATAAAATACCCAATGGGATGGTGTATTGATCCAGCCATGTTTAGTGTATTGTTCTGACAAGTATCCAAGTAATAACACACATGTTCCTCTCAAAAAATCTAATCTTTCATAAGAATTACGTTCAGCAAAAGCTTTACGTGAAATAATAGCGAGTACTTCTACTGATTGGTTAACTGAATCTGCAAGTTCTTTGAGTATTTCACCACACTGATTAACCCACAAGTCATTACAACGAGCTATCTGATACATATATTTTGCAGTTCGTGTCATTGAAAGACGATCATTTATTGGCAAATATGTTAAAATATGTTTAATTTCGTAGCATCCCAATTTAGAGAATAGATCTACCCCTATTACGACACCGGAATAATATTCCATTATGATATTAGTTTATTTGTTTTTTATAGTATTATGTTATGGTAATATGTCTCATATATATACTAATATGTATTACTTTTCATTTTTTTGTATAAAAAAAAGACGTTTTTGTTATGTTTACAGTTGGTTTATGGATAGTGTGATAGTTCTCTTATCTCCAGAACTACTTTTGAATAACATCGGAACAGATGAATATTCTCTATCGACATTATTTTGTTCAATCTTGAAACCAAGTTTCTCCATTTCTTGAATCAATATAACATTAAAAATTTCGTTTTCATCAATTGAAATGAGACCGTTATAATAATTTACTCCTTCTTTAAGATTAATCTTTGGTTGTTGAACTACAATATTTACAAAGTTATTGCTCATATTCCAGTGCACATTTGCTTGTTGAATAGCTTCACCACGACTCATCGCATCAAGCGCTCTTCTAACAATCGCACTGAATTCGGTTGCATACCGTCTACAATTATTTGTAAATACTTCAGTTTCATGATTTTCATGTTGTGCAATAAATAATTTAGTATCTTTGAGTACTTTTTGTGCATATGTTTGTCGTGTGTCTGTTGCCATTTGTAAGTTTATGTTATTTTTTTTGTATAAGTTACATATTCTTTTTTTTTCATTTTTTATTAAAAAATGAAAAATAAATGTCTGACAATAACACGTATTAAATTGTATAAAATAGGTTCTTACATGGCTACCCAATCAATGATGGATACTGAATATATCAAGAAATTAGCAAAGAATCTACCACAAACATGGTATAATAAATCATTAGCGGATTGTCGTTGCGATTGGGTATCATTCCAAAAACCAAATGTCGCTATAATGAGTGAAGATGAAGCTATTCAGCGTCTCACTAACATTTTAGAAACAACCCCAGAAGTATCAGCTTGGATAACTCTCGAATTGTTACAAATCGCATTAAATTTACGTTGGGAAAAAATGACGCATCTCGCAACACAATTATTAGAACAACGCCAATTATGGTTTTCTCCTTCTGGTTTTTATGCTCACTTATCAGAAACGGATGCTTATTATCGTAATTGTTGTAACGACAATAAAATTACAATGGCAGCATCAAGAGGACAATGGTGTACTCCAAAGGAATTACTGAGTACTGATGAATGTGTTTCTACAATGAATATTGATCATAATTTAGAAAATTGGTTAAATAATACTCCGATTGAAAAACAAAAAGATTTACTCGAATTATTAAGTAGAGCATTAGCATGTACTGTTGCTCAATGGTTAGTTGAAGAAACCGAAAGTTTTTATCGAGAAGAACAATGTAAAACTATCGGTGTTATGCATCATATAAACAGAGAGCCCTCAGAGTATAAATGTAATGGCGAAAATACTGTTTTCTGGCACACAAAATTTACAAGTCATCTATGTCCACATTGCGTAAACAAAGAAGTTTATAATTATAATGAATACAGACAAAAATTCACACTATATGAACAACTAATTGATCGTGCCAGAATTATACGCAGAACACGTGTTCGCGGTGTTTTTCAATGCGCTATAAAAATACTTACAATGATGTATAGAATAAGAAATTATAAACCGGGTACTGGAAAAATGTATCTGAAAGCAATGGAACACTTCAATAAATTGTTAATGTAATTTTTATTTATAAACAACTAATTCATTTTGATAAGCTTAATCATAACGGACTCACATAGTTTATCATCTAAATCATATACATCATATTTTTTCATCGCAATGAATTTTCCTGTCTGTGTAATAGCATCATCATGAACACTTAAACCACATTTTAGTTTTTTAATGCATTCAATTCCATTTGATGTAATTAACTTTTCTATGTATTTATTATCCGAATTAAACTCGACGTGAATAATATCCCATGGATGTATATCACTTTCTTTACGCAGATTCTGCACAGCCATACAGAATTGTCTAATTATATACTGATCGAGTAACTTCTCGTCTGAATTTGTATCGATTGCGATAATAAGACTATCATTCAACATGGATAACACACCATCTCCAAATGTTGCAGAAACTTCAGAAATAATATCAATTTCTTCACTTGTAAACACGAGATTTTCACCACCAATGGTAACTTCGATATTTTGTATATTTTTCTTGTAAAATGCAATCATTTGTTCTTGTGTGATTTGTTCCATAACTACTTTAATATTTTTCATATGTTGCTTATATTTTTTAGCAATTCCTCTCATATTGGGTTTCACTTTGAAACTGATATATTTAGATGCCTTATTTATTTCAAGTTCGAGACAATTAACTTCAGTACATAGAATATCTTCAAATGTTCCAATAAAGTCTAAGAAATCTTGATCATCGTGTGCAATGTACAGTTTCTTGATTGGTTTTCTGATAGATGCAGTATTTGCTTTCTTAGAACGTAATGCTCTTACATTAGTCAAAATATTTTTGAACAGATTCATGTTCTCGACTAATTTAACATCGAACTTGTATTGTTCGATTGACGGGTAATCACACAAATGAATTGATAATTGTTTCTTATCATCAAGTGTCTTAATATGTTGATATACATGTTCTGATAAGAATGGTGTGAATGGTGTTATACATTTAATAACTGTTAGAATAACATGTGCAGTCACAGATAGTGACATGTTCCATTCAGATTTTCCTTCGAGTCCTTTGATTCTTGGTCTATTAAGTTTCAGATACCAATTAGTAAAATCTTCGATAAAATCATAAATAAGTGGTACACATTGACTCACATTGAATTGATCCATATTTTTACGAATCTTTTCGACTAATTCATTTGTTCTCATTAATATCCATTGGTCAAACACATTCGTTGTCTTGTTATATTCATTGTTATATTTATTTCCTAACTTGGTGAATGCCAAGAAGTGTTCGATGAAAAATCGAATGCCGTTTTGCCATTGAATTAATTTTTGCTTCACTATTTTAATATTTTCTTCATCAAAACATAAATTATCGGCTTGTACTGCAGATGACCCAACTAGGTACATTCTGACAGAATCTGAACCAAACGTTTCAATAATATCGAGTGGATCCTTGAAGTTACCATTACGTTTCGACATCTTCTTTCCTTCTTTGTCAAGAACAAGTCCGGTACAAATTACATTTTTGAATGCTGGTTTGTTAAAGAGTGCGGTCGATAATATATTCAACACGTAAAACCATCCACGTGTTTGGTCAATACCCTCACATACAAAATCTGATAAGTATTCTTTATTATCAAAAGCGTGTACATTCTCAAACGGATAATGTATTTGTGCATATGGAACAGAACCACTTTCGAACCAACAATTATGAACAACAATACCATTCGCTACGAATGACTCATATGTCGGTACAGTAATATCATATACTTTTTTTTTACCAACAGATTTACGTCCAATTAATTTCAGAGTGAATGTTGGTATTACTGTTACATCTCGATTTACTGCATATGTTGCTTTCCTTGGATGTTTCTTATTTGTCATATCTACTGGTTTTGTCTCGAAAAATCGGATTGCGTCTAGATTTTTTAACCATTCCATTGGCGGTTCTACACAATAAGATGCAATATTTGGTAATTTTTGAAGATGTTCATGAACATTCCTTCCACATACTAAATATTTTCTGTTGATAATTTGTTCTTTTGTTTCTAGTTCTTTTAGTGCAAATTTATATGCCTTATTGACAGGCATTATGGTATTTCGTTGAATATAACTGTTAAGATCACTCATAGATAGTCCATTGACTATCGCAGTATTTCTTATATTGACATAATCAGATAATTCATTTATTTTCTCAATCAATCTATCATTCTGATTGGAAATACTCATTCGCATAGCATGCCATGTTGTTGATGCAGTAATTCTCATTTGTTTATGTACACAATAACGAACACCTATATTCTCTGTAAATTTAGTGTGTCCGTTTGCTCCAATTTGTAAAACCAATTTATATTTTTTTTCGTTGTGGATACCTTTGCTAATTTCTTTTTTTGATGATGAACTCAAAATTTTTTTATTAATCGTAATGCCAACAATATCAAATTCTTGTAACATCTTTTTAATTTCTTCAAACATTGCAGTTAATGACTCCATTTTACTTGCAATTTTCGAAGCAACAAACCCAATTTGTCCTAATGTTCCTGATTTTATTTTATTACCATTTTTATGTGTATAATGACCTAATGCTGGAACTATACCATCTCCACCAAACAAGCCTCCTAAAAATTCTGCTTTGATGATTTTAGGACATTTATTCTTTATATCTGTCAAAAATGATGGAATTTTTGCATCTTGACAAATTCTTTTTCCACATTGTACTCCATCTAATGATAATATAGCGTCTGTCATTACGTTCGGTAGGCGCACATAGTAAATTCCAGATTTTGCACAACAATATATGCTTGGACGAATTTTGCAAATTAATTCAATATCATCCACAAAATTAGTCGCGTCAATTTGGTGTCCAAGAACACATGTTCCTCTACCACACGCATTTATTTTCGAAAATGAACCATCTGTTAACATATAACCCAATATTCTTGCAAATGCCATTGATTTACATTTTTCAGAATATGTTTTTACTGTAAACATCATTGTTTTTGTTTTTAATACCCAATCAATTTCAGAATCGGTTGATACAATTGGATTATTGATACTAGTTACAATTCGCGTTTCTCCCACAATTAAGTCTTTGGCAAATATCCAAACATTTTCTAATTTTTTATTCTTCACAAGAATACGATGTTTTGGTGTGCACACTAATTTACGACCATCTTCAAATAGTAGTTCGATACATTCTCTTTCTCCACGGTATTTAAATACTGACGGTTTTGCTTTAGTTAGCCCATTATTGTCTTTATCAAATGCTAACACGTAATCATCGCAATTAGCTAATGATTCAATTGGTACAGCGGTTCCATTGCTTAGTGAAATCGGTGTGCCTTCAGCAATGCAATCACATACGTATGGAACTGGTTTCAATACTTTACCACTTTCGGAAGTAATAGTAATTTGATTGATAAATTCAGGGTGTAGGTCAGTTGGTCTATAATCGAGTTTTGCTAATTTGACTAGTTCATCAATACTTCCTATACACACTGATTCTAGTCCATCATCAGACGTCCATACAGGAATCGGTGTTCCGAAAAATCGTGATCTGGAAATACTCCAATCCTTAACATTTTCGAGCCAATTCTGGAATCTACCAGCACCAACGTGTCTTGGGATCCAATTTACTTTCTTATTCATTTCGAGTAATTGGTCTTTGATTGCAGTTACTCTTACAAAATAACTTGACATTGCCCGATAAATGAGTGGTTCACCCGTTCTGTCACTGTGTGGATAACTATGCTTGTGTTTTTCTTTTCTCACGAGTAAGTTTTGTTTCATAAGATATTCAATAATGATTGGGTTAGTGTCAAATACTAATTTTCCTTTGTAATCAATAATCGGATCAGTAAATTCCCCATTATCATCGATGGGACATAGTTTGATAACATCATCCAGTGTCACAATATTATTTTTCATACAGACTTCATAATCAATCTCTCCATACGAACATGCAAGATGTACAACACCAGACCCAATCCCACCAGTTATTTCCACAAACGGATCAGTAATAGTCTTGTATGTTCTCTCTGGATAGTAATTAAATGGTGGGCGATATTCGAGACCACACAGATCTTTACCAAGTCCAATTACTGTTTGTGACACAATCTTAACATGTAAGTTATCGACATAATTTTCATGTACAATATATGATCTATTTTTATCATCAGTAACCTTCACATATTTTCCATCTGGATTTAGACACAGTGCCACATTGCACGGGAGAGTCCACGGAGTTGTCGTCCACGCAACAAAACCAGTATTTGGATCAGACACTAATGGGAAGTAACAGTATGCTGTTACATCAGTGATGTCTTTGTAATTTTGTCCTGCTTCAAAATTCGAAAGAACTGTTCCTGTTTTATATGAATATGGTAACACTTTCCAACCACGATAAATAAGATTTTTATCCCACAGTGTTTTGAACACCCAAAACACTGATTCCATAAAATTAGTATCCATAGTTTTGTATCTGTGATCGAGATCGACCATACGACCAATCGATTTATAAACTGGATCCCAAAGAGTTTCATATTTCATAATAGTCTCCTTACATACTTGATTAAATTGTGGAATTCCATAATTACGAATATCCGATGGTGTTTGTAGATCTAATAGTTTACTAACAAAATTTTCAATTGGCAATCCATGATTGTCAGTACCTGTGTATGGGTAACATTTATGACCGGTCATATGTTGATATTTGAAAATACAACTTTTGATTTCTGACACAAGACAGTGACCGGCATGTAATCCAGATGATTCTTTTTTACTTTCTTCTTTCTTTCCAGATCCGGATATGAACGGTGGACCTTCCATAAAAATCACTTGTTCTGATTTGTTATGCAGATCATTAATTTTAGTCACAATATTATTATCATCCCAAAATTTACACATTTGTTCATCGTGTTCCTTGTATGTCGGATCAACTGGTAGTTGAGTGACAGTTAATGTAGTAGACTCCATTCTTTGTGATTATTGGTATTATAAACAAATTATTACAAGATATTCTTTATTTCATTTTTTTGCATCAATTAAACAAAAAGAAGTAATAATATTGTCAATGAATAATATAACATATGGATGAGTTATATGAATACAAATATCATAAGTATAAACAAAAATACATAAATTTATGTAATTCACTCATAACACAATCGGGGGGTTCTCCATTATATTTCGAGAATGAATTACACATGTACATTATTGCTAACATAACCGATAAAAAAATATACGACATACTTGAACGATTATCACATATATTAGCACCCAAATCAAAAATAGACCCACACATAACTCTTATGGAACTTCATATAAATGCAGATGATCCACATTTTGTGAAACATGCAAAATATTTGTTCAGCGATAGTAAAATTGCTGGGAAGATAAAACTTATGTACGAAGCATTTTTATCAAATATAATTTATGTCGAAGATTATGATAGATTATATGATTATGTCGGTTTGAGTATTACTAAATATTTTTCCAAGTTTTACACAATAAAGTCGTTAAAAAAAATATTTAGTCATGAAATGATTTTACAAAAATTATTCAAAGCCATTGCGAAGAAACTTAATATATTCACAGATATCGTAAAATCTCCAGAAAAATCTAAAATAGACGGCTATAATGTGTTTGGATATTTTGAGGATAAAACTTTTCATGATTTATTTGCCATAACTGATTTCTATGTTTCACAAGAAAATATACATCCTCATATCACCATTACATCGTCTGAAATTATACGTTCAAAGAATCCACAATTATACGAACACTTAGGAGAACTTCAACAATCAACAAAATTATTGACGTCACTCATTATGTCAAATAAACGTAATCTAAATGACATTAAGAAATTATGTAAAATTATCCCAAAACACTCAATTAAACAAATAACAGTGTCACCAAGATTTGCGAGTAATGACCCGAACGCACGACATGATCATAATATGTTTTTCCATTCAAAAATCATACATATTTTCAAGTAGTATTTTTCAAATATTTTTCTGTTAGTTTATCTAATTCTGCATACACATCTTCTTTTCTCTTTCCAGTTGTATTCAAAAGATAATCAACTCTTATACCATCTCTCACTTTAATCGGATGGTCGACATCATCAGTTATTTCCATTTTCTTGAATATATGATCCACAAATCGTAATAGATTCACTTCATCTGTGAATGCGTATTTCATATTATCTTTGAGTAAATTCTTGAAATCTTTTCTATTGACAACATCAATTGGTGTATCATTATGGGCATTTACGTATTTGTCAGCAAATTGATCAAATACGAACACTCCTCGAGCATTACCTTCTTTTCTACGTGTCTCCATGTTACGCACCAGATTTTTTAAGTTGGTGTAAAGTAAAATTACGAATGTATTATTAAGTAATTTTCGTTTCTTTAATTCTGCCAATAATTCTCTTTGTGAAATATCGTCAAACATTACATTATTTGATTTTACTGCGTCGTCAACCATAAGTTTGCGTGTTAAACAATCATTTGTTAATAAACAACGATGTGGGTTATGTTCATTAATATAATCATTTTGAACATGTTTTAAAATTTCATCCATTTCCTTTTCAGCTTTATCCCAATAATCGTCAAATGATAAACATGTATAACCACGTGATCGATAATATGTACATAAAGTAGTTTTTCCTGATGACGATGTACCATCTGTAATAATATATTTTTTGTTGTGTGCTGATGTTTGGACACTCGTTTGACTACGATGACTCATATATTGATCGATATATAATATTAGTATATTTTATCGCAAATAAAATATAATCAACATACATTCTTATGTGATCGTCAATAAAAAATTTGAACACATATTTCATTAGTATATCATTGTTTTTTCTGGAAACATACCAATTAAATTTTTCTACTATTGGGGGTATTTCAGTTTTTCATTTTAATCATAAAAAAATGAAAACTTCTTCACAAAAATATATTAGTTAGGTATACCAATAAATGACATCAAGTTTACGTGAGTATTGTTACAATATATTTTACGATAACATTTTTTACAAACTTATTAAGGATTCATATGGATGTGACGTCATGACTAATGAATTATTAAATGTACTTGAACATACAAATTATCAGAAAACAATAGATATTATAAATAAAACACTCGCTAATAAATATTGTCTTGATAATAACATTAACAATGCAAATTCAGAAACGTTAACAGCATGTCCTAATTTTATGAATCACAATATATTTCATTCGATTGTTATAAGAAGTATGCAGATGGATGCTGATTCTTTTGGCATCACAATAGATGTCATGTTTTATGCGTATCTTGTATATCTCAAACATATCAACCCACTCGAAAAAATTATGAAATTTCCTGAGACAATTGAAGGACTTACTGAAATGTATTCTTTGTTCGTTAAAGCTGGTAGATTTGGTTTCTTTCATATGCATAAATGGGATGGATGGTAATGTTTCTAAATAAATTGTCAATTATCTATGAAGATCATTCAATTGGTATTTGATCTTCTAATATTCTAATATATTTTTCGATACTGTGTTTAACCATTTTTATATTGTCATCGCCAAGAAGTGAAATATTTGTAAACATCTTCATCGAAAGTGATACTAATTTAATTATATCATCTTGAATTATTTTTATTTTATCGTCTCGAGTATCTTCTTTATCAGATTCGTCTGATTCATCTGAATCATCCGATGTTTCATCATCTTCGTTAGCATCTTTAGCATCTCTAATGTCTTCTTTTATTTCATCACTAAGTTTTTTTTGATAATATTCTTCTGCTTTTTGGGTCCTCTCATCAGCTAATCTTTCTTGTTCTCTTTGTTTTTGTTGTTCAATTTGAAATATTTGTTCATTTTCTATTTCTTGTGACTCGCACCGTTCTTCACATTCGTGTTGTTTTTCTAATTGTCTCGCTGTTCTTATACGTTCTTGATACTCTAAAAACTGTTGCTGCTTTTCGAGTTCTTCTTGCTTATCTACATAAATATAATCATATTCGGCATCATCATAATTATCATTTTTTTTGAATATTTTTTTATCGGTTTGTGGAGTATCCATATTTGATTCTAATTGAATTGATATTTCTAACATTTTCGTAGTAATTATTTGTTTTTGTGTTACGAGATTCACACATTTTTTTGATAAAATATCATATTCTTCTTTAACATCAACTGATTTATCATTTTGTAGTTTAAGTGTTAAATTATTCATTTCGGTACATATTTCTTCTAGATTGTTAGAAATTATATTTTTTTGTTCGATTAGTTGTGCTAATTGTTCAGATGCAAACTTTCTGACTATATTAGAATCTGAAGTTGTGTATATTTCCGACATTTATATATTTTTATAATAAGTATTATTAAATTATGTTTATTTCATTTTTTATTAAATAAATTATGCAGTTCGGAATGCTCAATACTCATGTATAATGAAAATCAAGATTTATTTCAATGAGACCTTTCCACACAGTTTCATCTTCATCTTCGTCTTGAGAAATTATTTCTTCTTTGATAATTTTAATACCATACTTTGGTTTGTCAGGATTAAAATACTTGAGCCGACGGACTTTTCCACAACAATGGTCAAGTGTCGTTTCACGTACTTGACATTGGTCACATACCCAATATGGTTCATGGTAACATTGACATAGGAAATATTTATGTCCAACTTTATGATAATACACAGTTTCGTATTTTCTATACGTCGTACTACTGTGCGGTAACGTACTAAAACCATGATTGTGCTCAGTAAATGATTCTGGTTTGTCTGTAATTGGTTTAAAATTATTTGGGATTATTTTGTTTAGTTCATTAACAAAATAATCATATTTTCCTGTTTCTTTTATTGAAGATGCTGCAACAATTTCCATCACATATGATGGAGGAACTGGTAATTCAGTTTCTTCTGAACACTCGTAATCAATACCTTTCCCAAAATAATGTTTGGATACATCGTTTAGTATTTTCATATTGAAGTTCCCAAAATATATTGGTGTGAGTCTTCCAGCTCTAAAAAGTTGAGGACATTTCTGACTTATTTCTTCGTACTTATTTGTCATTGCCATAATTATACATCCTTCGATAGGAACAGATCCTTGAAATATAGTTAGTAAATCTTCAATACGAATTACTTCAGTATTTTCCTTGTTTATAGAATCATATGCTTCTCTGATTGAATCCATAAATGTTTTAATGTTACTCATACATGACTGAATATTCTTTTCAGGATTCGTTTCAGAATCTTCATCGGATTTGACAGATGGTTCATCAGATTCTTCATCAGATGAACTATCATAAACTTTCGGTTTAACTTTTTTTCCTTTTTTTCCACTCTTTTTTTCGGGTGTCGTGATAAAATTATTACTATCGAGATCACTCAAAAATTTTTCAACAAAAGATAACATTTTACCAATTTGCTGTTTTTGACAGTTACTATTAAAGAGAACTGTTTCGAGATCGAGATCAAATTCATCCAGAACAAATATGACTTGGTTAGGTTTATAGCATAACTTACCAATTATTGGTTTTTGGAATACTGTCATCAATTCTTTTTTAGTATAATTACTTATTTTAACATTAAAAATATGTCTACCAGTTGCCATTGCGACTCTATATGCAAAAGATGATTTACCTGTTCCTGGTGGACCGTGTAGTAGAATATTCATTCTCGGTGGTATACCCATATCCCACAAGCGTTCAGGATGAAACTGGATATCTTTAATACGTTCCCATAATGTATCTACTTTATCATGAAATATTGTTTTCATATAAATTTTTTCTAAAACATCATTGTCAACCGCACCACCACTATACATTGTTGTAATTACTTCTTGTGTTCCAATTTTGTGATAATTATACAATATTTCTGTATTTGCATCTCTGGATTGTATCCAAGCAATCACATCAGAAATATACTTGCCCATCAAATATTTTTCGGGTAAAATGCATTGAATAAAAACTATTTTGGTAATAGTGTATTTGTCGTTTACATTTGATCCATAAAACTTTATTTTTCCAGACACATTAAAATATGTATCACTGAAATTAAGTGGTTCGGGTAATTGACATAAATATTTTTTTAATGATTTTTCATCTTTGAGAATGTAGTCAAAAAATTTGTTTCTATAATCCATATACGTTAAGATATCATCTATAACATCTGGTATTTCAATCACATAATTATTCGTTATTTGTTTCCTTGTAAATTGTGTAATTATTTTCTTTTTTGCGTTTTGATACATGCCATAAATCGATGCTCTCATTTTTTCATCTGTTGTCAATGCAGTAACACTAGTCATTAATGATGCAGCTAGAACTTTCCTAACGACACTACTTACTGGTTTGTCTGATGTGAATACAGACGATGTAATCGAAGCAAGTGTCCTCAAAAAAGCAAAGTTTTGAGACATTGTGTCAAAATCTAAGTGAAATTTGATAATATGTTATACTATCGAATATTACTATTAATATTTTCATTTTTTTCTTTTTTTTATCAAATACATATATATTTGTAATATGTCAACCCAACCAATACTAGCAGACACTACACAATCACAATCAACACCAAAAATATTTACTACATACTTAAACACGTTAAAATCAGAATTACTGAATGATATGGGTCGATGTAATGTTGGTATAATTGATAAATTATATAAAGATGCTTTAATTATTGCAACAGCAATCGATAAAAAAAATTCCGAGAACAGATCAGATCTCGTATCATATGTAACCAGTGTTTCTGATAATCCATTATTAAAAGATGAATATTATATTCCCATATCATCACTTATATCGAATCTTGCATTGATTGATTATAATACACTTTTCAAATGTATGCGTGATAAAACACCAACATCAAATCTTATTGCACAAGGCTGTAAAATTCTGTCCAATTTTGATAGTGCGTATGCACAACAATATGTACCACGAATTAATTTATTAAATACTTTAGTTAATAAATACAGTCCACAAATAAAAGAAATTTTTAAAATTATTGATAAACTTGAATCTGCTCTAAATACCACGTGTGTGACACAAATCAAATCATCACCAACAATTAAACTAATACAAACATTAGCGAAACTAACACCAAATTACGAAGTATCATCTTGTCCAAAATGCCCTGTATGTAATGTTTCTGAATGTGCAAGTACGACACCTTATAAAATTGCATTAGGTGTTATCATACCAATATTATGCATTATAATATTTATTCTTGTCGCATATGCTATTTATCGTCATTAAATAAAAATATATTTTAAATAAAAATTAATCGCTTGACTTAATCCAAGCATTATCAAATGGTTGATCATTTGCTTCATCTTTCGAACTGAGTAGATATTCTGGTACGTGTGCATCTACTTGAAGTGTTGTATTTATTTGTTGTTTCACTTCGTCAGTAATCGGTTGTTGAGTTGCTGGTACATCAATTGAAATGAGTTCTGGCCCATCAGTATCGTTTTTTTCAACCGCAGTTTTTTCTTCATTTTCTACATCGTCTTCGGCATTATCTTCATCTTCTTCATCTTCTTCATCCTCTTCTTCATCTTCCTTCACTTGTTCCGGTTGGGGTTTTGGTGTGAGTGCAGTAATCATTCTTGGTAGAGTCCAAATATCAATGTTCGTAATTGGCTTGATACTGAAGTCATTAATATCAAATGATGTTTGGGGTTCACGTCCGCATAGATAGAGAATAAAATTCTCATAGGCGTCACCAGATTGAAGATTCTCATCATCCTTTGAGTACATTTTATCTAGCTTGAAAATATGTTGACTGTTAAAGCAATATCTGAGAATTCTTAGAAGCACTGATCCGATAATTGGATCAGTTGCGAGAACTCCAATTTCAAAATTATTTGATTTAGTATCAAATTCTGATCCTCCATCACATGTCGCAAAGTACACTTTTACTGGATTTGATTTAGTAATTTCCATACGTTTCTCCATATCATGGAGAACGTCAATGATTGTTACTGCATCGAAAGTCTCTTGGATTGTTTGGTGTTCCATTGATAGTGTAGTTTTATGAACTTAGAATTGTGTTATTTCTTATATTGTTTAAAATTCAATTTTTTCGCGACTCCAACTGCGTTAAAGTTCATACAACTTATGAGCTTTAATGACGACTAAATATCTATATATTATATATATGAGTCTCAAAAAATTAGCGTATAATTGCGGTAATAACTCGCAATGCAGAGATCATTTCGATGCAGTTAAAAAATCATTTGCTTATATACCAGAAGAATTCGAAAAAGTTAGATCACAAGAATGCTTACTTAGTCAACCTGACAACTCACTCACATGGGGTGAGTGTGGAATACACAAACCACTAAAACTAATACAACGTCCAGTGTATATAACGAAACAAAAAATACATCATTATCCACCATTTTTATTTCCTATGGTATGTATTTTTATAATGTTGTTTTGTGTTTTGATCAAAAGATTGACAAATTAAAAAAAATACATATTTGTTAAACACGTTCGATATTATCATACACTTTTTCAATCTTCCTCATCAGTTCTCTGATAAATGCAGCACGTGCACGAATTTCCTTGTGAGTTCCATCAAGTCTTTTATAATCTCCGACTGTCATAGTCGGATCAATTACAAATTTGACATCTTTAAAATCATGATACATTTTATCCAGCATATCACGAAACTCTTTTAGTTTTGCTGGATACACATTAAGGAGCACATCGAGACCATTGTCGTCAGTGAGCATGTCTCGCCCAATCACAAAACCGTTTGATGCCATTTTATAATAAATATTAAACAAATCTATTTCAATATGTTTTTTTTTCATTTTTTTGTTCAATTCTGCATAAAAAATGAAAAAATAGTAATATACATTTTGACATTATATACCATATAAATGAACACTTTAGATGTATACACATTTAACCATATCACACAATATTTCAATAATGACATAAAAGAGGTATGTGCAGTAATCAATAAAACATTTAGGAGATTTATTGGGAAAATTAATTGGACTATCAAAGATAACAATAATTATAAAAATAAAATAACATGCTTAAATATAATATGCGGTGAATATGGTTCTATGAGACTCTATAATTATTTGAAATGTACCAATTTACTCGATATCGAATTCGTATTTCTTGGTATATGTTCTCAGAACTCAACACACATGTTCGAATTAATCGACATAAAGAAGATACACAAACAAAAATACAATGGTCTTGTGTCTGCATGTAAAAATGGACATATTGATATAGTGAAATTAATTATCAATAAATGTCATGTTACGGATTCTGATATTGGTAATGCAGTTATTAAGGCATGTAAATATAAGAATTGGAATATTGTCGAATTTCTCATGGACCACAAACCATATTATTTTGCTGATATTTTTGAACATATATGTGGAAGCGGTAATATCGATTTATTCAATCGTGTCCGTAGTAAGATACTAAAATTACACAATGCAAAATCATATCTTTACATTGCGTGTAAAAATGGACACCCAGAAATAGTTAAATTATTGATACAATATGTTACTCAAAAAAATATTATGAAAGGATATGCTTATGCATACGAAAATAATCACATACAAATATGTGATTATTTTTCAAGTATCGGAATAATTAATTGGCATAGTCATTTTCTTGGTGCGTGTAGAACGAATGATATCAAATTACTAGAATTATCATTACAACATGGTGTATCAGACATCAAAGTAGGATTTATAATTGCTTGTACTGAAGGATCTTTGGATATCGTAAAATTATTGGTTGATAAAGTAAGTAAAGTACGTTATGTTAACGATGGTTTTTGTGAAGCATGTAATAATGGTCATTATGATGTTGTTAACTTCCTCATTGATAAACAGACTACAGATTTTTATTGGTTCGGGAGTTTATGTTATAAAAATCGTATTAATATTGTCAAATTATTACTCGAACGTTGTGGTAAAAAAATAACTATACAAACATTAAATAATGGATTATACAATGCATGTGTTAATAATAATATTGATATGATCGATGTACTTATATTTTATGGTGCAAATGATTGGAATATTGGCCTATCTGGTGCGTGTAAGAGTGGTAATTATGAATTAATGATGTGTATGATTAAAATGGGGGCAAAAACATGTTCTACTTGTGAAAGAACAAGTATCGAACACACTCGCGAATTTGATTGTATATTGAATCATTTTTGTTTATAACAAAAAATTTATGTTTGCGTTATTATTTCATCAAGTCGACCAAGTCGCAAATCTAATTACACATCATGAAACTGTATTGCAAAATATGGGATAGCTGGACTTACATTACGATTGAGCCAAAATTCTAATGGAATTAACACGTGTTTCATTTTTACAACTTCTCGAAATAAATTATTGACAGTTCTTAAAATTTTCGAATCTCTACAATCGCAATATTCTCCAATATCACGCATTATGTATTGATCATCCATAAAATAATTACTATGTGTTGACTATTCTTTATAAACAAACTTACGACGAGTAAAATTTCACAACAAATGTAAATGGATATTGTGTATCATACTTAGTGTCATTACCAATCGTGGAATTTTGATTGAAAGGAGCATACGTGTAAACACGCGTTTGAACACAGACATCATCTTTTGTTTTCATAGGAACAATTAACGGAATATCATCCGCAATATTTTGTTTGAGAATATCACACAAGTAACGACTATTTTCATCAAACATAATTTTTCGAAGATTATTTTGAACTCTCATAATTTCATCAGTAAGTTCAGCATCAATTTCTCCAAAGTCATATTTACCGATTTCAATGTATAAAACATCTTGTACACATTGCATATATGTATCAATATTTTTTGAAATTGTTCCAAAATTTTCGTCAAAAAATGATGTTGTTATTTCGTCTTGTGGTAGTCTGATGTAAGGATTTGACATTTTTTATTATAATTATAGTTACTTTGTATTTCTTAGTACTTTATTTTTCATTTTTTAATGCTTAAGTTCTGTATGTACTTCTTTTATAACAGGTATATTTTTGTCTGATATGATATGCATCCAACTACAATAATTACCAATTTCTTTTTCAGTATCAAATAAATGTGAATTAGTACTATTCCATTTTCTATCACACAAACTCTTAACAATACCCATATATTCGCCATGGGTACACACTATATTTATTTTTTTCTGATCTAAACCATTGAAAAGATTAACGAATGTTTTGACTCGTTTATTTACAGCACCTTCAAATGTTTTTTCAGTATTAACAGCATCTACTGAAATAATACTTTTATAATGCGTATCTATTTTATTTTTTTCATAACGTTTTGCAATATTTTTAACGAGTAAATAATCATCTATGAACTGTGCGCTACCTTCTTCATATTCGAATCCTTTTGGAGTTAAATTAATTTTTGCATTTGGCATTTTATCAGTCCAAAAGTACATTTGTTCACATAATTCTTGTGTCAGTCCATACTCTATTTTAATGGGTATCAAAACACCAAATTTCTTTTCGATGAATTCCTGAAATTGAATACACGTTTCAACACACCGAGTCATTGGCGAACTAAAAATTTCGCCTATTTCAGCATTATCATGTTCCTCAAAAAATTCTGTTATTTTACGTGTCGCAATTACTTTTCCATTTTCTGATAATGGTGGATCTATTTTGTTATTCTTGAATCGTTCAGATGTTATCCATTGTTTTGGGTCTGTTCTATCTAGACGTTCTGAATGTCTAATAAGAAACATAATATGTATAATATATACATATAAATTTATATATTTACATATCGATGTTGTTATCTAATATAATAAGTCATATTTATTTATTCTTTGTATAGCATATCCTGATAACCAATCATCAATTTCTTTTTCGACTCGTTTATTTATTTTTTCAGAAATTGTTTTGTCATTTGGATTTAATACGTCAGATCTATCAATAATATAAACTATTCTTTTAATTATGTCGGTTTTGACTTTCATTATATTTTTATAATGTTTAACGAATGATCTGTAAAATTCTTCATTATCATCAGTAATTTTCTTTTCCATAACAATTTTGTATTTGTCATTGTATTCGAAATCCTTAAAAATTATGTAGAATTCGTCTGATGTGTATGATTGCTCTGATTTGTACACATATACTTTTTTATAAAAATACCCAAGATATCCGATAACTTTCACGATATTGAGATCAGTTATTGGACATCTTAGTTTTAGAATCGCATTTACTTTACATTCTAATATAAAATATAATTGTTGAATAGTATCAGGCACGATAATGTCGTGCCCGATACGCGAAGACCCACTTCGCGTATCACTTTCTGTCTCGTAACAGTTACACGTTATCAAATCACATGTTTTGGCATATTTAGTATCAATACTCTTCACATCGCCAAATTCCCAAGAATCTTTATGGTTTTTATACATATCGAGAAAATCATTTTTATTATTTTTATCATGACACTTCCAATTAAACTCTTTGACGTGTAGTTTAGTTTTTACATAATGATTAATCGCAATGATAGATGCACCAGGCAGTTCACATACACTAAATAACTTGAAAGTGTCTTTAACGTTTTTGAATAAACCAAATAATTCACATATTTCATATGTTTCGAAAAATTGTCGTGACAGTTTAGTTTTGTCTTCACCTATTACCCATGCAACGTCATTTAATTTTTGATAATATTCCAATAAAATTTTTATAGAATCATATTGTGATACATTTCTTGTTTTAATGTAACTTTGTGACAATTCATAATCTTGGTGGCTCTTATCTGTTATTTTTTTTACTTCATCAAAGTTCATTTTCTCGTTATTTTCAATGTGGCTTATTGGGAAACGTAGTAGTGGATATTCTTTGAATATGTGATTTAATATACTATCGATATATACGTCTTTCATGAATGTGTAATTAAAATCTTCTTGTAATTCAAAATCATATTTGTTAGCCCATTTATATGCTTTATACAATTTATATTTAACAAGTTCTTTTTCAGGTATTCCATCATTAATTTTATGTAATAAATCCATTTGTTTTTTTTGTAGGCGAATAACTACGGCTTCTATTTCATCATTATATTCTTTGTTTTCGGGAAAATTAAAAAAATTATGTAGAATAGGTGTATTAGTTTCTGTTTCGGCACGTTTACATGCAGTTAGTTCTGATTCACCGTATAATATTTCAGATAATTCATCGCAATGAATAAGTGGATCAGATACTTCTTTAATTTCTAAAACTTGAGATATGATTTTTTTAAGAACATTTGTATCTATCGGCATATAATAAGTACATACCATATAACACGAGTCTGATGAATGAAATACATGTTGCGCATGTGGCACATGTAATGACACATCATCAAATACTTTTTTGGCAAAATAATATATACTCTTTTGTATATTCGTCACAAAATTACCCATTAAGTATATCAGACATCCTTGGTTTTCAAGAAGCAATAATGAATTCAAAAAATATAATAACATCATTTTTCCACCAATAAACGAACTATAACTTGACCATACATACGGAGATGGTGCTCTCACATAATTATCGAAAATTATATCATACTTTTTTTGGGGTTCATAAATATAATCATCAATATGTATCGTGTTAATGTGGAATAATCTCTCGTACAAAGAAATATTATCAATAACTTTATTTTCTCGTTCAGTTGTTCTCAAATATTTTTTTGATACGACCAAATCATACTCACATTTCAAGTTGAACTTTTCTGTAAAATAATGTAATGATTCAACTGAAAAATCAGATTCTCCAAATTCCAATACCTTACATATGGGTTTAGATACTTTAATAGTGTGTACGTAATATTTACTATGATCATAAAAAAGTTCATATAAACCACAAAATCTTCTACCAATTGGTTGATATTTTAAAATTGATCTAAATTTTTTACCATCGAACCACAATTCTTTAACTTTGTATTTTTTGTTGTGTACCATAAATTCAGATAATACTTCTTTAGTCGGATGATCAACATCTTTTCCTATTGGTGGAACTAATATAAAACTATATGGTGCATAAATTTCTTGAATCTTTGCATAATTTTGTATCTCACCACCAAGTTTTTTCTTAATTATTTCTTTCATAAATTTATTTCGTTCTATCTTGACTTCTGGTAAGATATCTCTCGCTGGAATTTTTGTTGTGTACTCAATCTTAATTGGAAATATATTCATATTATTTGAACTAGTATGTTTTTCTGAATCACTAATCAACGTCGTATTATCGCTAATATTATCCATCAGTATATTTTTTATTGATATTATTATTTTACTAGTTTGTCAATTCCAGATATATCAAAAAATAATATCGATAAAAAATGATAAATACTTAAAATATATATGATGTGTTATGGTATAAATATATGCAATCATATAAATACACCACTCATGAAAAAACATATAAATATTCCAATATACATCCAAAACTAGAAATTACTAGAGAATACTTTATTAAGGCATTATTTGATAAATTCCATGATATTTGTATCAAATCCAATCCACAATTCCCAAAACATAAATCGATTGATTTTATGACACGTTTCTGTTGGAAAAATGAAAGTGATATTGATCCAGTCATTCCATATAATGCAAGTGGTAATTATGAAATCGAACAGTTAAAAACTGACTTAACGAATTACGGATTTGATGCAAAAAAAATTATAGAACAATTGAATATCGTACAAGTTTTGAATGATAGTATAAACAAATTCGGGCAGGTATATGATTCAATTGATCCAAAAGAAACAATTCAAGTCCAACAACATCATGACGTATTAACATATGATAGGTGGACAGTAGATTGTAGTGAGCAGATATTTAATAAATTAGATCGTTTTTATGATGGTAAATTTCCCAATAAACTCGCATTATATTTTTGCATTTTATACAGATACAATATTTTAGATGCAGATAACCAACAATTATCTGTTAATATTGACTTGAAAAAAGAACTCACCCAAAAATTCAATGTTGATTGGGAAATGTTCGGTTCGTGTTTCAATAGATCATTTCATAATTATGGTTCTATTTATTACGATCTCGAAAAATATTTTGGTTCTGTTGGTAATTTCTTCAATAACGATTACACAAGTGGATTGTATATGGCAAATCCACCATTTGACGAAACGATTATGAAAAATATGGCTCTGAAACTTATCGATTGTTTGGATAAAACTACAATGCCATTGGGATTTGTAATTGTAATTCCAGTATGGGATTTTAACACAATGCAAAAAATAAGTCACGTATGTAAAACTAAATATGTTAATATGGGACCATATGCAGTATATGACATTTTACTTGCATCAAAATACTATGTGAAACAATACACATTTTGCAAAAATAATTTTCCGTATTTTAACTTTAAAAAAAATACGCTTATTGGCGCCACAAATACTTTCATTATTATACTCAAGAATGATGCGATGCAATTAGATATGCAAAAAATGAATTATGTATTGGCAAAATATAATCCAATACCATAAATTATTTTACCATAAATTATTTATTATTCTCCAAACTTTTTATTTGTTCCATAAAGTCTTCATAAAATCCCATCATTTCATCATACACAGCTTCTTCTCTTTCGATTTCTTCCCATCTTTCTTGTTCAGCATTTTCTGCTTCAATTTCTAACCATCTATCATATGATGATTTTAGTGGTCTAGGATCAGGTATGTATTGTGGTACACCATTTGTGTATTCTGCGAACGTATTAATATCTATCCATGGTGGAATATTTTGCCATGTAATTTGTTTCGTATAGATTCTATCGGTTTTACTACATTTTGGGCACACAAATTTTTGATCTATTATATTTGCATTACGATACCACCTCGCATTGCAATTCTTGCAAAGACATGAAAACGCTAGTTGTGATTCAAACCATTTATTTTGTTTATTTGCATATGACACATATCTTTTCGCACATAACCCATTAATGACTCCGTTGTATTGTTCATACATCAATCTTAGTATATCATCACATTCATCATATATTAATTTTAGTGTACTATTACTTTGTACGCATTTAGCGTATGCATGGGTATATTTATTAATTATATCTCTATTTTTAGCCACATAATATTCACTAAATCTCGTATTTTCAACCATACTTTTAATTATTCTTTTGTATTCAGAATAATCGACAGTATTCAGATCGATTATTGGACAATTTGATTCATCTAATATTTCTACCATTGGTGAAATGGGTGCACCAATTCTGATTCTACTTGGAAAGCCTATTATGAATTCATATTCTCTAAAATTTATGAGTAACTCAATTTTTTCATTGTGGTAATAAGTCGTTTCAATCATATCCATACCACAATACGGACATAACGATTTTTTGTCGTCACACCAACACGCACTACATGAACCGCACAAATATAGGGGACCATACCTGAGTAGTCTACCATATTTTTTTAAGAATTTCTTTACCGTACTATTTTTTTTATATGCGTTATAACGTTCAGCACATAACCCACTCAATGGTTTCTCTATTTCGGCATATACTATCCATATTTTTTCCATATCTTGTTCTGAATATTTTCTAGAAAATCCATTAACATCCTTATATTCGAGCATTCTTTTAATTATTTTTTTCCGTTTATGCACATTAATTTTTGTGAGATGGAAAAAGTGTTGCTTCCATGTATAATTATCGTATTTCGCTATTCTATTTGGAACTAGTTTCGCGTATTTTTTAATTGTTGGAAAACGATCACGTGAAAGTATTTCCCATAATTCATCATTTAACAATATATCATAAATCGCATGGCATGTCATACCCAAAGCTAATATATTTTTTAATGACAACCGTGTTAAGATTTCATCTCTAAACACGACTTGTGTCATAAAATGTTCCATGTGGGAAACTTGTTAATTATTGTATATAAATTAACTATATTGTAATTATTTCATTATTTCATTTTTTATAAAAAAATTATTTCTTTCTGGGTCTTTTGATACCAACAATACTTTCGACACAACACACAGAAGCATTTGGTGGTATCCCAAAATTTATGTATGTGTTATTATTTGGTATTATGGTTGCAAATACTGTCAAAATATCATTTGTGTTCATTGTTTCAAATGTATCATAAATTTCAAACCATAACTTTTGATCAAATACAATTCCATAGGACCATCCTACGTTCGGACGACCATTATTCATTTCCAAGAAAATAATATGATTTTCTTCATTAAGAATTTTTTTGACAATTGCTTGACTCATTTTGTAATAAGTATGGTTACATTATTCTGATTATATGAAGCATTTTTCATTTTTTTATGCTAATAACATTTTTTATTGTACATATCGATTTAGCTCTATAGAGTCAAAAAACACACATACATAAAATTAAAAATATTAGTTTATTTTATATGAACGTGTTAGTATTGGGATTTTATGACAGGAAAAATATTGGTGATGATTCATACAAACTAACAATTCCGATTTTATTAAAGCATCCAAATATTAAAATAACTTTTCAATGTATGGACGATATTAAGAAAATTCCTACGAATACAGATATCGTAATTTGTGGCGGTGGTGATATTATTAATAAATATTTTATGGAAAAAGCAACAAAATTATTGAATGATTTTGCAGGACCAGTTTATGCATTATCTGTTGGTATCCCATATGTTCAAGACAAAAAATATTTACATTTATTTGATCATGTATTTATGCGCAGCGTCGAAGATTATATTGTTGCGTGTAGTGAAATTGGTGCAGTAAACTCATCTGTCATGATCGATAGTGCTTTTTGTATTCCTAAACGACATTCAGTAGTAAAAAGTAAAAAAGAAATTAACATTGGATTGTGTTTGGCACAACCAGTATTCTGGAACAATCCAAAACGATTTGAACTAATTGATTCCATTATTAATTTTACAGTACGTTTTGCTAAACAATATAAAAAAGCAGTTATTCATTTGTTATCATTTAATCATAACACTATCGAAGAAAGTGAATGTGATATTTTATTGAATAATGAAATAATGAATTGTCTAGCTCATCATGTATCAATAAGAGTTGTCAGTGAATTTAGATCCATCAAAGTCGTTAACGCGACTCATATTAATACTCCCCTAGAAATGTTGGATTACATGAAAAAATTACACATTAACGTTTGTATGCGTTATCATTCTATTATTTTTTCGTTAATGAACAAGTTAAAATTTGTATCACTTAGCACTACTCCAAAAAATATGAAAACACTTAATGATGTAAAACATCCATACAATTATTATATACCTGTTGATGATAAACTCAAACCGTTACGTATTGATGAGAATGCAGTATTTGATTTATTAAATGATGCCATATCACATCCACCAACTATTGTCGATAATTTTAGTTTTTCAAGAATACCAGAAATAATACTCAATAAAAAATTATTAGACGTTCCAATCATTACATCAATTGATACGTTCTCAAATATTTTACTCAATTGTGAAAAAGCGTTAATGAATTACTTCAATATTTCCGAAGACGAATACGAAAAATTACTCTATAATTTCGGTAAGTTTGACCTGCATGAAAAAGATCCTCACAATGTGGCGAGATTGATTAGTTATAATATAACTGGAAATATTCAAAATCCATTTATATGGGGGTTGTCATCAAATATGCAAGGAGATAACTTCAAATTGTATGAGGCTATTGAATATATTTATAATGAAACGAAAAAAACAATTGACGTATCTGCTGATAAAACTAGCGGAATAATTTCATATTACCCAAATGTTCCAGTCGATAGAAAAGTATTTGCAAATATAGATTGTATGTTCAAAGATGATTTTAGAGATGTTCACAGATCTGGTTGGGCTTATGCAGTGGACGGTCTAATGAATTTAAATGCTGTACACAGAATTAAAAAAGGTAAAGTTTCGCTTGATACTTTCATTGACAGAAGTTTTCATTGGGGATGTGAGACATTAAAAGCTATGGGTATCATTCCATATCGTAATCCATGGGTAGGTATTATTCATCACACTTTTGATGAGACACATAGTAAATATAATTGTACTGAATTATTCAAAAATAATGATTTTATCGAATCGCTCAAGAACTGTCGTGGATTAATCGCATTAACAGAATACTTGGCCAAACAATTGAGAAATGCGTTGGATAAAATAAGTATGAACCACGTACAAGTATTTGTTGTTCCACATCCAATGGAATCTGTACATAAATTATTTTCAATGAACAAATTCATAACGAATGAACATAAAAAAATAATTAATATTGGTGCGTGGTTACGAAATCCATATACTATATATCAATTACAGTTGATAGATCACGACATTCAGAAATGTTCTCTTAAGGGGAAACACATGGAACAATATTTTACACCAACAGATTTTATTGAAAATATCGAAAAATTTCTTTCAATCGAAAACACGTTAGAATCTAAGCCAACAGAGTGTATATGTCGACCAAACTATAGTGAAAACAAATATTGTATGGGATTATATGGAATGATTAAGAAAAATGAAGAATCGGTTAAAAAACTAGATCATGTATCAAATGATGAATATGATGACTTATTAACAGAAAATCTAGTGTTTTTAGACTTGATTGATTGTTCGGCAGTTAACACTGTATTGGAATGTCTTGTGAGAAATACACCTCTCATTGTTAATAGACATCCCGCAGTCGAGGAGGTGTTGGGAAAAGAATATCCTGGATTTTATGATAATTTAATTGATGTTGCACTGATTGTTCACGATCAACAAAAAATAAGAAATATTACACAATATTTATCATGTCGCAACAAAGAAATATATCGTCTCGAATATTTTGTCTCGAAAATACAAGATGTATTATTATCTAAAATAAAAATATGATCATATTGTATATGAATATGCAACATCAGGAAACAAATAATATGCAAACATTCAGTTTACAATTTGCTGTTGAACATTCGAAGTTAATTGTTGAAAATACAGAATTAAAAAAACAAGTAGAAAAATTATTGAGAGAAAACGCTGAACTAAAAACTAAATATGAAAGTATAAATGCGAAATATACACAAATTAAAACAGAAGAAGGTGATGGTGTTAAACTTATGTTACACTTTTGAAAATAAATAAATCTTATTCAGATATGATTTATATTTTGGCATAAAGATATATAGACCACTAATATCATACATGGAACTATCCATAATAGATACACAAAAAGCAATTAAGCAAATCAAATATGAATTCGAAAAAGATTTATCAGAAAGTCTCAATCTGACAAGAGTTTCCGCACCAAAATTCGTCAAAACGAATACTGGTATTCAAGATGATCTTGCAAATACATGTACATCTGTCAAATTTAATATACCAGCTTGTGGATATGACGTCGAAATTGTACACAGTCTTGCTAAATGGAAACGTATCGCATTACAAAAATATAACATACCAGTTCATGAGGGTATTTACACTGATATGGATGCTATACGAAAAGATGAAGTATTAGATTTCATGCATAGTGCTTATGTAGATCAATGGGATTGGGAAGTACACATCAATCCTGAAGACAGAACTGATTCATTTCTAATTCAAACAGTCGGAAAAATTTATAATGCCATGCGATTAACTGAAAGTAAAATTCATAATTCAATTCGTTGCTCCCAAAGATTGAGAAATGAACCATATCCTGAATTATCTCACTTACCTGATTATATTACATATGTGCATTCTGAAGAACTTGAAGAAATGTATCCAAACATGACTCCAAAAGAAAGAGAAAATGAAATAACTAAAAAACATGGTGCTGTATTCCTTATGGGAATTGGATACCCGTTAAAGAATGGAAAACCACACGACATTAGGGCATTTGATTATGACGATTGGAGTACTCCGATTGAAACTTACCTGACATATGAATCACTGTTAAGAGCAACACACGATATTAATTTTGACATGATACTGATACCAAAAACAACATTTCATGGTTTAAACGGTGATATTTTAGTGTGGAATGAAATAACTCAATGTGCATTCGAATTATCATCAATGGGTATTCGTGTTGACACTGAAGCACTTGTAAATCAAGCAGAAATTATGCATTCGAATACTCCAATCTCTTCGCCTTATCATATGATGGTTGCTACAAATAAAATTCCTTTGTCGATTGGTGGAGGAATTGGACAATCCAGATTGTGCATGTATATATTAAAAAAACATCATATCGGAGAAGTACAAGTAAGTGAATGGTCTGAAAGTATGATTGACGAGTGTAAGAAATCTGGGATTCACTTGCTATAAATAATTATTTTTTATTTGATATAAACAAGTAAAAATGTTATGCGTATAATGGCAACTCATGAAAAAATTAGTATTAGAAAAGAACTAATGAAATATGAAAATAAATTATTAGCATGTGATTACGGACATGTATATATTGGAAAAGATAAGTTAGAAGACGATGTTTTTTTGAGTGGTTATGGTGATTGGGATTTTACTTTATCGACAATTACGACAGATAAAACAAGACTAGAATTTGATAATATTCTCATGTGCGGATACACCTATCACTATAAAGTTATAGATCCACAGCCACAAAATTGGATTGATGTATGTAAACTTCTTAGTGTTCATTTTGCCATAACAGAATATGTTTGGAAAAAAATTAAAATTGGTAAACAAAAAATAGAAACTACTTCATTTGAGCATGATAGTACCGGATTTGAAGCATATTTATTATTTAATGAATTACATGATTGGCATATTATCGATAATGATGGTAATTTCATAAAAATAACTTGTGAATTAAATAATGATGATCCGCATATATATGTATTATTTGCATCTTCCACGAGTTGATTGACTCATAATAAGATACAGGATTTTTTAGATGACATATTGTGGTTCATGGCATATGTTCTGTATTCTTTCTCAGATATTTTTATTTTGTTGTCATTGATATACTGTCTTATGGTGTGATTATCAACGAGAACGTTTAATCGTGTATTATTTGGATATTCCATAATACATACATGATAATGTATTTCATTTTTATTTATACATTTATCACCGATATACCTAATTATTCCACCACAAACTGTATACCATAATTGTCCTTTTGCTCGTTTGTATAGTTCACTCGTGTCTTGTAGTAATTCTTTTGCTTTTGACCCTTTACCAAATAATACAATCCAATACGTTAAAACTCTATCAAAATTCTTTTCAATATACTCGGATATTTCTGTTTTTGACAAAATTTTTTTAGTATATTCTTTTTTACCGGTTTGTTTGGATAAATCACGACACAAACAGTAATGCTTGTGTGCATGTTCAAATTTATCGAGAGACTCTTCCGTTATGGCAATAATCTTATAATTATTATGTTCGATAGTCGGTGATTCCTTCAATAAATCACAAAGTGATTTTTTGTATTTTGTCACGACGTTATCATCAATCGGAATTATCGTATTTTTATAATATGTTAATTCCATCCTAATTGTTTGGAGTGTAATAATAAATATGTTTATACTTATAATTTCATTTTTTTAGTGTTGAAAAAAAATATTAGTATTTTTTTTCGATATATGACACTCAATTATGCCAATTAAATATATACATGTCTCTTTTTTCGCGTTTGGCGAAAAAACACAAGGGTACGTCAGCACCACAACTCGATGTACAAATTAAACAAACACCAATATTGACTAGACATAATTCAGATAAAGTTATTTCACCACGCAAATCACAACATCAACCACAACAACGAAAAATATCTGCATACAATCTAAACGATGTAAAACTAAATAATTCACCACCAGTTTATATTTTTGAATCTACGGAAGTACCTGCAAAACAAGAGCAACTAGAACACCAAGAACACCAAGAACAACGTGAGTCAAAACAATTATGTCTTCGTGCAAACACAGACATACAATTCAAATGTCAACCAAAAAAACCAGACTTCATACCAAATATTTATTTATTACGTTCTCCAGTCGATATAATATACATAGCAGTTAAAAATAAACTTGCTGGGGTTAACACATTCACACGTATTTCGATTGATTTTGTGGCAAATAGAATTTTATATGTTGATGGCTTTTGGAAAATTTCTCATATTAGTTATGATGTGTTTCAACAATTATATGATACATCTATTTTACCAATTATAGGAACTTCAGTTGTTCCTGAATTAGTACATGTAGTATCTTCAGTCGATTGTTATATTATTTTGTCAGGGCAGTATGAGGGAACCATTATTTCATGTATGCCACAATTAGTACTGTAATGTTTTCAAATCTTTTCTTACTTTGATTTCTGCGATACGATCATTTAATATTTTTTGTGTTGTTGTTAGTACATTATCAAGTTTGTATGCGAATCCATATCCTAATTCATCAATGTTGCAAAGCTTATTTAATTTTTGTAATAGGTCAGTTTTCATTTGTTTCTCGTATTGGATTTGTTCGCTTAATTCAGTTGTAATTTTATTACACATATCATTTAATTTTTTGTGATACTCTTCACTTCTAGTGCGTACAGACTCATATTCTACGAGTTTATTCTCAAAATGTTCATGCGTTTCATCAGGAAACGGTATTTTTTTATCTTCATTACACAACCAACTAAAAATATATTTTCCATCAACACATTCATATACATATCTATCAATTCTGTATGTTTGAGCATACACATATCGTGTATCATCAACCAAAATATACGATCTAACATCATAATCTGTTGAATCATATGGCGTTGTTTTATTTATGTATTTCATCAATATATTGATTATTTGTTTGAAGTTGTTTGATACATGTGTCACTCGTTCAGTAGAACCAGACATACAACAACAACCATCATCTATCGTACATACTAATAAATAAACATAATCTGATTTTTTATCAATACAAAAAATTTTTTCATTTCGCGACAGTTCTGTTCCACAACATGATTCCTCTTCAGATTTCTTTTTCCTATCACCAGTTTCAATATCTACATCACTATCATAATTATCTTCACATTGACATTCTTCACAATATTCTACGCTATTTATTTTTGTATCATGTTGTTCAGTTTTGTATGTAACACGTATCATTATACAAATAATACAAAATATAATTTTATATTACTTCTTGTTAAAATTCGTCATGAATAATTTGGCATTGCGGTAAATTTTGTTGTAATCGTTCAATGTATTTTGGTGATCTGATGTCGCATTGTGATATATTGATAACTGTTAATTGTGTTAAACCAGACAATTGTCCCACAAATTGTAATTTATAATTGGCATACAATGAAAGCTCTTTTAATTCTTTGAGTTTCCATAGTGGTGATATATCGACAATCTGGTTAATTGATAAATCTAATTTACGTAATTCTACCAGATTACTCAATGGTTCCAAATGTTGAATAAGATTTACTCTCAAATTTAATGATTGTAATTTACATAATTTCGACAAACATGTTATATCTTCAATCTTATCATTGAATGCCAACGATAAATCTTGTAAATTCGTTAAACACTCTATTGGTTCTAATTGTGTGATATGATTCTCTGACATATCGAGTGATTTTATTAAATTATATTTTTTAGTACTGTTATTATGTCTTTGAATCTTTTGTTGTCGATACCACAACCAATTATTTTCAAATCAGTTAAGTTACCGGAAGATTTTGCTTGTAAGCAAAATCTTGCGTCAGTGGACGTCCTAAGACGTCCACTTCCGGAAATTTTATCGAGTATTCTCATAAACGTCCACCATTGGAATCTTGTAAATGTCCAATATCTAATTGTTAGTGATTTATTTACATCGTGTTCTAAATATTCAAGCCCTTTTCGACAACGTGATATTGTCATTTTATCATAACGAGAATCTGTTTCGTGTATTGTTTCAATATCCATAAATAAATCAACAATATCTCGATTTACTTCATCCATTCATATATCCTATATTTGCATTATCATAGATAATTTATATTTCATTTTTATAAAATAAATAAACGAAAATTTGTGAGTGAGTCGTTCAGTCATGTAAAGAAAATCTCGCTCATAGAGCACAAGATGCCTGTATTGGCTTACAGCGCGTAGCCAACGTTCTGTGCAACGTTGTCACCACACACCATCTTACCGATGACGTTGACCCCGTCGACGATGGTTGGCTCTTCGAACGTCACAACGGCTATAGTCGAAGCACCGTAGAGACTCTGTTCAAACGAGATAGTCTTGCACCCGGTAGTGAACGCTGCTTCGATCACCTCAGTCTGCTCCGTAGCGAACTGCCACTTGTCCGAATCAGTCGTCCAGAAAAGCCACTTGCGCTTCGGCTGCAGGACATCAGCGAGTTCTGCGTATGGGTGGTAGACGTCCGGCGTGGCGAAGATGCACATGATGAACTCGGCGAGAGACATCGCGTACAGAATCGGAACACCCCTCGTGACGAGAACATACCGGAGCTTCTCATATGTTCTCGTGACGAGAACATACTGGAGCTTCCTGTCAACTGTTACCGTTGTAGACGTGGACGACTTGTTCGGGACGCACAACTGGTCGAACAAGTCACACACGGTCTGCGTTATCGGTCTACGGAAAGTTGCCTGGATGAGGGTGTTCAAGTCACGTGCACAGCCATCGGAGACGCCGTTGTTACGAAGCACATAGTATAGGCACCTCGCGTCAGCAGCCTTGTAGAAAAGGTTAGAAGACATCTGCAGTTGATAAAGTTTTGATTTACTTTTGGAAATTATTTGTTTTGTCAATAACTCATTAATTTCATTTTTTATTAAAGAATATTATTTTGTACATTTGACAGTATGCCGATGCATATCGTCAAATGCAATCCCGCAATGAATTAATCTATTTGTATTCGTTTCTATAGTGAATCCACATTTACATCTTATTTCAACACTTCCACATTCGCCTATTTTTGATATTGAAACATGTTTGGGAAAATAACGATGTGTATTGTGTATTTCATTATGTAATTTTTGTATTGTATGTGACGAATTAGTTCCATATTGTTCATTTGTTGTTGGATAACGTGTGATGTGTGTGAAATCTTTGATCATGCGATGCGGTGAACCATATCGTGTGGCATGGATGGGGATAAGTATTTCAGGAGTGCACTTGAATGTTTTATATGGTTCACTTATTTCCATCGCACCAGACACAGTGGTTTCCATGTAACGTGTGTGTATTTGATGATATATATGTTGTAAAGATTTTAACAACATATCTTTTATATTTCATTTTTTTATACTAGTCGTAAGGTGGCAACTACAGCAAAATGATCAGATGGCCAAATTTTAATTTCTCCTTCGTGATATTTGATCAATTCTGGTCTACACACTCTTCTTTTTGTTTTTAACACAATCCATAATTAGGTGTCTGTAATGAACACATATTTGGTGTATTGTCATAACAATAAAAAGGAAATTTATCTCTTTTTTTTCATGTGGTAATAAAATAAATTTATCATGTGTTATTTCTATACTGTCTCCTTTTGTATCAATATGACCACCAAACATCATGTATTTTTTAAGTTCCAAATATTTAAATTTGTATTTATAGTATTTTTTAGCGTAATCCATTTAATATATCATTAGTAAACAAAAAACATTTTTATTAGTTTTTCGAGAGTGTTAAAAAACAGTTATCACTCATCACTGACTGGAACTTCAGTGAATTGTCCAGAGATGATCGCGTTACGGATAGCCAGTAACTTAGGATCTCCGGCGTCTTCGTCGTCTGTATCAACGTTTGTGGTGGTTGGTTCTGGTTCTGCATCTGGATTGTGTTGCACACCGGTTGCAAGAAGAGCGTTGAGGTCAATGTCGATTGACGTCATTTTGCTATTTGGTTTTGTTTGTTAGTATACATTTTGAAAGTGTCAATAATTCATTTTTTTCATTTTTTTATTAAAGTAACTGATCAATTGAAATAAATTTTTTAATTCTTAATAGTAATACGACACATATTCTCTCTAATTTATGTAAATTATCAAATTCGAATGTTGTTTGTGTAAATTTATCAACATCGTTTTCATTCCATGCGGCCAGGATTTCAGTAATAAATTTATGACGAGTATCATTTTCGAATGCTGGGTCTATTTGGCAATATTCAACAATCTTTTTTTCCACGCCAACTATATCATTTTTACATGCGATGCATAATAGTGCCATGTAACAATATTCATGTACTGAAAATCTTAGTATATGGTTTTCCATACCTTCTTGTATGAGTCGTTCATATACATTAATTGCGTCATCGTATTTTTCTACTTCAGCCAATATTTCTGCAAATCTTAATACACATTTTTTTTGTATTACTGTATTTTCAACATCACAATAATCAATCATTTTTTTATAGCATCGTAATGCCATTTCAGCATTTCCATCCTTGTCGTATAGTTCAGCTGCTTGTTGTAAATATCTGGCTGCAATTGAAAGTTTTCCTTCGTCAATTATAAATTTTGATGCTTCACAAAAATATTCTGCTGCAAGTTCTGTCTGTGTTCGAGCAATCATGTTAGCAGCAAGAGCTTTTGTACTAGCCGCATCATTATTATTTTGTAGTTTAACATAACATTCAACTGCTTTGTTGTATGATTTCATTGCATTTTCAACTTGTAACTCAGCCTTATATAAATTACCAGAACGTATAAACATTTCAGCAGCATCTTCTAATTGTGATCCTGTGAAAATATTCATAATTGATTGTTTACTCATTTTTTCAGCTTTGTTGAAACATTCCACAGCGTTCATTATTATTTATATAACTAATATATTTTATAACATTATTCGCTATAATTTTCATTTTTTCTTTCCACATAGTATATGAAACCTCTTTACTCACATCCTTCATTTTATGCACATGTCATGAATGGTTTACTCGTTACAATCGCTCTTATTATTTTATTCATGAATTTTGACAAAGTCAAATCTTTTGGAACTTATGAACTTCTAATCATTGTTCTTCTTTTTGCGACAGTTGTTGGAATTCACGGTATATCCCATCTCGGATTAGAACAAAATTATGATTATTATCCTCTACCGTGGATACATAACAACGTGTCATATAATGTTGTCTAATGTTGTATTACTTATTTTCGTTTATAATATTATATATCACACGGTTATTCAATGATGCGACAATCATCAAGCAAAAATGAGTTTTCCAAGCATTCGTTTATGATTGATGGTATAAATAAATTTCAAAATAAAATTCGTGATATTACATATTCTTCTCTATTATACATGAAACTCGATACGACAAATGAATCTATTACGATACATTATAATGATATGATAATCGGATTTGTTCCAAAAGATCGTATTCAAAATATCAAAGAATATGTAAATGATCCTCTCAAAGTCGTCATTATCGATTCAAGATCAGATACGACATATATTCGAGTTATTCCCGAAAAACTATTTGGTAAAATTTGATTCCATTTTTTTAGAACAATACTCTGCATATTGTTCTATATGTTCTTCAACTGTTTTATTACATGCACTACATCTTGCTGTTGAACATGTAAATATCAAATAATTAACTATGTCATACTGTTTATTTTGACATGCAATGCCTAACATTTCATCCCTACTGACCCAAAAATTTATCGGCCATAATCTAATAACGATATTCAGATATCCATATTTACATGCTAATTTTATACCATTTCCATTGGTATCAAGTGCTCCTAAGAGTATCATTTTATGTACAAGTGCATAATGTCCGCCTTTGCATGCCGCGAATAATCCACCATTATAATCAGTAGCACCATTGGTCAATAATAATGACACAATTTTTGTATTATTTTGTCTACATGCACACTGTAATGCAGCATCGATAAACCTACTATTTGTTGTACCTGATTTTTTTATTATGTCATTATTTTGTATTGATGATGTGAGACTTTCTTTTGTTGCACATGCTAATGCTTTACGAACCAAATATTCACATCCTAAATATGAACCTTGCACTAACATGTATCCATATGAAGGAGTTGGTAGAATAAACATATTACTTATCGTGTATTCGATTCCGACACCAGCTTTACATTGTGCTGTTTTATGTGGTAATGTATCAACACAATTTCTCATAAATGTATTGAGATTACGTATTTTTGCTAATAGAATATCCAAATCACAAAACATTAAAATATCTTTTGTAGTGTAAGTGTTTAATGTATTCATTTTTTAACATTATAAAAAATATTATATTGATTATTTACTTTTCATTTTTTTATAAAAAAATGAAAAAAGAATGCATTGAATATTAAACATTTACTAAGAATTATCAAAACATTAAGCAAAATGGCAGCAAATCCAAATATGGACATTACTGAAATTCGTCGCGAACTCACTGAAACAAAACTTGCACTCGAACTTGCACAAGCACAAATTATGTTTGAAACTACCAGAGCTATCGCAAATAAAAATCATGCAATTGCAATGACCAATATTGATAATGAAGTTACTATTTTAGCTCTTCGCCAAACTAATATTGACCTACATAAACAAATTGATGATCTTATGGCTACAAACCAAAAACTCACTCGTGAAAAAATTACTGCTGAAAATGCTCTACAAGCAATTAGGGTAAATATGCAAATGGGTGATGTGCAGAATACTAATGTTCCAGCCAATAAATAATTTTTTTAATTTTGATATTTTTTTGTTTATTGATAAAAAAAATGAAATAACATAAATAAAATCATGTATATTATTATATTGTATAAATGGACTACGCGAAAATCCAATCACTTATTAAAAAGTATGGATATGATGAAACATTTAGTCAATTACTAAAGAAAATTTCTGAAATTGATTTTCCAGTGTATGCTCCAGTATCGACTGATGAAGAAGCATTACGAATGATAAAACGTATCAATAAAGAATATGAACCAACATTCGAAAATGTTCCATATAGACAAGTGATGCAGAGAAAAACTAATTTAATTGATTTCAAATTTCGAAATAAATATATTTCGATGTTTTCTGCCAGATTTGAAGAGTTTGATTTGTTCATTGCTTATTTTAGTGGTAGATGTAATATGCATGCCAGAAGATATGAAATGCCTGGAACTCCTTACGAAATCTGGCAAAATCCAGAACATAGAAAACGTGTATTACAATTTATTCTCAAGAATAAAATGGGAATAACAATACAATCATTAGATAATGCGAATTATACATTAGCCAAAGCATGTACATATTTCCGAGTTACGTTGATGCTTAATCTAATAATTATTTTTCAACCGAAAAGTATACTAGATTTATGTGCTGGTTGGGGTGAACGTTTGTTGGGTTCTATTATCAAAAAAGTAAATTACACTGGTATCGATCCGAGTGAATGTATGGAATCAGTGTACAAAAGAATTATTAAATTAACAAAAACAGAAGATACGGCAATCGTACACAAAATAGGATCTGAAAATTTGGATACTGTTTTAAAACCATCAGATAAATATGATATGGTACTATTTCCCCCACCATATTTTGATTTGGAAATTTACAATAATGATCCAACACAAAGTATCAATGTGTATCCTGATTTTGATACATGGGTCGAACGATACTTGTTTGTATCAATTAAACTAGCTTGGAATCATTTGGTTGATGGTGGTCATTTAATTATGTATATTGGAGATTACAAAAACATAAATGGTGAATATGCATATACTGAAAGAACCGTCTTATATGCATGTGGATTTTTGGACAATTGTAAGTACGAAGGATCTATTGGTAGATCGTCAGATCGACGAAAATATTATTCATTCTTTTGTCTCAAAAAAGATACAGTAAGCAGTGAAGATAAAGAATATTACAAGAATTTGTACATTAAGAATTATGGAAACATAAAAAATCCGATATAATCCATACAAAACACATACATGATATATAAAATATGATTTAATAGTATAGTTATTGATGTGTGAATCACGCGAGACGGAGTCTTGCCTGATAAGCGAAGCAAAGCTTCGCGTATCACATAATGGCAATTTACTGATGCCAAATATTGATGATTTATTGAAAGGAGGTTGGGAACAAGTCCCAACTAAATCATATACACGCAAATATCTCAAATATAAAAAAAAATATTTACAAACAAAATATAATTTGCAACATGGTGGGATTACTAGACAACGAACTTATATGTGTTATTTACATGATTCGCATCTTGATATGAGTCACTTTCACGATTTAATGAAATCTAGAAACTGGGAACAAGTTTCTATGGATTCTAATGCCAAATATGTTGATTTTATATGGATTGATTATGTTCATAAAAGACCACAAATAGATGATGTTAAATGTGCTTTTAAAAATAATTTGAGCGATAAAAAATCTGTGCTAGTTGTCAAAGAAACGCTACACAATATTTTACAAACTAAATATCCCGAACTTTCACATAAACATTTACCAGAAACACGAAATTTACAAGATGTTGAAAAATTACGTGAAGGTGAAGTATTAATTATAAGACCTAGTGGTCGTGGATTTTTTTCAGGTATCGGTATCTCAGTCGTGACAAATAATGACGAATTGATAAAAGAACAAATTAAAAATAAGACTGAAAAAATTAGGTTAAGAGATAAAATGTATCCTGTTCGAAAAATAGCATCGACATACATTAAAGATCCATTATTATGGCAAGGATTAAAGGTACATATTCGAATGTACATGTTAATAAACATTTATCCAAAATATGAATGCAAAATGTTCAATATCGGTAAAATAATGACTGCAAAATTACCTTATATTGCAAGTGACTATCATAACAAAGAAATTCATGATACGCATATGGGTTCCACACCAAAAAATTTATTTTTTCCAAAAGATTTTTCTAATGTCTTATCCGAAAAAGATATTAAAAGTATTCTTGAACAAACTAGGGAAATTACTGATGTTCTTGGTGAAATATATAAGCCATATGCAATTCCATATCCAGAATCAAAAACTGCATTCGAAATATTTGCTATTGATTTTATGGTTGATTCATCACTCAATGTTTTTTTAATTGAAGTCAATGATAAAGTCGGTTATGGTGTTGCACAAAATACATTTGATGATGCGTATAAACAATTCAGTTATGATTATTTTGATTGGACTTATCATAATGCTATCGAACCTCTTATCGACAGAATTGACGAAATCGATAACCTATAAAAAATGAAATTTTGTATTTATTGGGTGTGCATTAAATATATGCTATTTAATACAACTAATATGGACTACTTCGACGATTACGATGGTCCCTTTTTTGAGAATATCATTTATCCGAATGGTGAAGGACATTTTCGTGAATATCGTAGAGATTATACATTTGAATTTTTTCTCCAAACTATTGATGGTGAATCTGTAGGTGTCTGTGGAATTGATTTCTACAGAGACCATCCATGCAATTGGATGCATAATTCAGAAATATTCGATGACATACCGGCATATGTTATGGATCATCTTTTGTCCGATAACAATGACGACGTTCGCCCAGTAGAAATACAATTAGAGAAGTTTTTCGGTTATGACTCACGACTTGGTGGTACTTGGGTCGCAAATTGGAACAATCTAACAAACACTGAGCGTGTGATTCTTATGAGACGTCGTCTTAGTGATTTGATGAACGTATTTGATATGTTCTTGACAGATGATTGGAAGAACACTGAAATCGCACACGGAACTCGGTAATTTGTTTATAAAATAAACTCGTAATAATTATACAATGAATTATCGATTGGTAATTGTGTTATAAATTTTAATCCAGCATTAATTGATACTTTATTTGCCGGTGTATTTTTATCTGCATTGACCGACCATATACGCTTATTATATCCAACCAATTTTTTTCTAAGAACCTTGATTATTTCTTTAACTGCTATTGTTGCGATTCCTTGTCCCCTATAATCCGGAGAAATAATGTATCGTAGTTGTAATTCGCCTTGATATGGTGCAATCATTGGATGAATACCAACATATCCAACCACATTATTATTTTTTTTAATTATGAAATGATAATATTGTGGATGTGGTCCTTTAATATCTATTCGTGAATATTTAACTAGATCCCTAATATATTTAACATCCCATATCGTCCCTTTTCCAATTGTTCGCATAGTTTCTGGATTTGATGTAATATCAGCAAGTGCATGTATTTCAGTGTTATTTATTGTATGTATGGGTTTGATTGTTATTGATTCATCAGTATTTTTCCCTCCTTGCATTGGCATTGGCATTAATGTATGATCTATTGATTCTTTAATTCTATCGCTATTCATTCGTCTTAATGATAAGTACTTACTTTTATATTTAATATACTTTTCATAATACGACATATATAAATTACTTTTCATTTTTTATTGAATGAGAAGTAAAATTATAAACTTTCCAGTGTAACGTTATGTGGAATATTAATCAAATATTGTTTATATTCTTCTTTAACTTTACACACCAATACTTCATTACCAAACTTTTCATGCCAAGTATCTGACGCAAATAAATAGTTTAATCCTTTAATTCTTCCGGCTGGATAATTAAATTTTGCTGGTCGTTTTCTCGCGCCAGTCGGATGTTTAATACACCACTCACATCGTAATGTTATTTTATGGTCCGAAAACCCTTCCAACGTACATATAATTTCATATGGTCTATCAACATGTGTCGCCTTGGCACCACCAACAAGTTCACCATTGTGTTGTCTCAATCTGCGTACTGGATCATTTGTTGATCCATTATACGTTCTATTACTAATAGTTGATTGAAGTATGTAACAAAACCATTTATTATTTGTTTGTTCAGTCATTTATATTTGATATACAATTTATTTTATATTATGTCTTTCTAAACAATTTTAACTGTTTCGTTTTTTTTGGTTGTGTTGCAAAATAGTCAGATATCATATTTGACATTCCGTCTCGCATAGCTTCACTTATAGCATTAAATATAACAGTATATATATATCCCATTTGAATTACTGTTGTTTTTTTATGATTAGTAACCACTGGAAACACACCATCACCATAATGCGTACCAGCTTCTATAATAGCAATATTATTTAGTCCGAACACAAACTGTTTATATTCACTAGCACTATCTTTGGATGTTAATATATTTTTTGGTAGTATGTGTTTAAGTGTATAATCATCAGCGAACAACATATCTTCACTTTTGTAAATCCCTATTCCATTATGACTATAAATATTTTTTTTATCAAATGGTGTTTGAAATCGCGGAACTAAACTACCCATAAATCCAGTTAATTTTTCTTTTTTATTCACTCTTTTTGTTAATTGTGATAGTGTTTTCTTTAATTTCACAGTGTTTTTACTCTCTTGTATTAGTTTTTTCAATGTATTAGTCATATACTGACCAAATCGCTCAACTGATCCCATATCATAATAAACAAATGAACCACCATCCACAGCAACATCCCTATAAAATTCGTATTTTTCATCGCATATAGTCGTTTGTGATATTTTCTTTTCTGATGCTATCAAACATTCATTGTACTCATAAATATGATATTTTTTAGCATTAAATTCTGTTAATGGATATGTCATCGAATCACCAATACCTAAACATTTCGTAATTGACATTTCGCCGATGTATCTGAATATTTTATTTCTTGTTATAATTTGATCAAATAATTTAAGATTCAAATCAGTATGATCACTACCCAATGTGCATATTTTTATCCATCGTAGAGAACCGGCAATGGGCATATTACACCATATATTTCCGTCATTACCTTTACACATGGTATACATATCATATTCTGTTGCTGATTCTGTCGGTGATTGACGAGACATTTTGTATATAATTCATCTTTATAAAAAATATTTATTCTTCACACAAAGATACTAATGTCATAATCACTGCTCTTCCACTTCAATATGATTTTTACTTGGTGTGTGACACCAGTCACAATATGTTGCACCGGCACGTGTTAAAATTTCATATATTTTTGGTTTTCCACACCAATGTTCACAAGCACATCCCAATGCTATATCATAACACGTTGCTCCTTTTTTGATTAGGAATTCAGCAACTTCGGCATTACAAAAATTACTTGCATTGATCAAACCCATGTCATAATTTGTTACGCCATGTTTTTCAATGAGATAATCAACCATTTTGACATTATTGGAAACACACACTGTCACGTATATATCACCAATAATTTTTTCTCGTTTTTCGACATCATTTATTTTACTTAATTCGTTTTCAAGATATTCAATGTCATTTATACGACATTTAGCATGTAATATTGTTTTCGAATCGTACTCAAATTTAGATAATAATAAATTTACAATATCAATGTGTCCTTGTTCACTTGCAAATATTAAGCATACATTATCAATCATCCAAGCATCTCTAAATTTAATTTCAGATTCTTTCTTGCATTTGACCAACGGTAATATTTTTCGAACCATTTCAGTATTTCCATTCTGACATGCTTTTCTCATAACCATTGTGTATGATTTTGGATCGAGTTGATTAAATAATCTAACTGAATAATTTGTATAACATAAATCTTCTCGGTACCACTTAAAATTGTTAGGCTCGAGAGTTTGATAGTACCCATCACAATACCATAAAATATCACCAATTAATTCTCGTAATTGTTTATTGAGTAGTGCTATAATCAATTTATCGTCGTTATTAAAATACGTTATGATATCTCGCAAAACATATTCATCTACTAAGTTCATTTATATCGAATATTTATGTTTTGAATATATAATGTTCACTGATCATTTTTATATTGTGGTCATAAAGAAATCATAGTTTACACAGTTTTTGATAATGATTATATGCTTTTTGATACATTATACCAATATTTGGCATAAATATAAGTTCACACAATACTTTCGCAAATAATTCACGCCATACATTATCTGACCATTTTCGTAAACCATCAAATTGTATTTTTTTTAATGATATCATTTTATTTTCACATACTTCTAATATTTCAATATTGTCATTAGATGTATCACGTGCGACGTCGTGCGTGATAGGCGAAGCTATGCTTCGCGTATCACTTATTAAACATTGCCATTTGTAAATGATATCATTAAATATGCCATATCGTCTTACTTTATATCCACGACATCCGATCTGATTTTTCGAATAAAAAACATATTCTTTATCTGTTTTTATTTGTTGTATAATCAGATCATAATACAATGCGAGTAATGTTGGTGAGAATCTAATCACATCGCTATCAAATTTAGGAATTATTCCACACATCACGTCATAATGATATTTTGCAATATTTTGAATTTTTAATATGAGTGTCATATTAATTATTTTATTTCGTGGCGGTATGACGTGTTCTGAGTTTGAATAGACATATGTGTCTGGTTTATAATTGATATATTTTATTATTATATGCGTCTTAGTGTACTCTATTTCAATATTGTCTGTTTTTGCATGTATTAAATCTGTTGTATAAGTAATGTCCCATGTGTTTTTATCATTTTGGTTATATTTTCTGATAATTGGTTTAACCAACAAATAAGTGATAAAAGGATTTGTTACAAAATAGCCATTGAACCACGTTATACTTTTCGGTGTATGAAAAGTATACGTATACTCATTTTTATTAACACTAACTTCAACGTCACTCATTGACCTAATATAATTAGGTATCAATATACTGATTATCGTGATGTCATAAATTCAATTTTATTTTTGTTCTGTTGGTTGTGTAGATTTACCAAGAAACATTGCGATACCACCAGATAATGTACATAATCCAAATATTATCCACCAAATACCGTATGTTCTGGGACACATTTCAAGTTAAACTTGAAATCTAATGGTTTATTGGGTGTCATGACACCCAATAAACCGACACCATTTTGAAAAACACTCACCTTTTGTTGAAAGTCTAAATACATATATACCCAATATTACCCAGAATAATGCACAAAGTATTCCACAAACACCCCCAACAATATTTGACGTTGCCATTATATAATAACGCAATATTTTATAAACAAATAGTTTTTATACGTTAATCTTCATCAGCATCATAATAACTAACTTTTTTATAATGTTCACCAGTTGGCTTTACATACATGCGACAATGACTACAAAATACGTGCTTAGTACTCAGTGATGCCAAATACTTGACAATATCAGTGTGATGATTCTCACACGCACGACACAACGATTTACCAATGTCATATTTTCCGTTTGACTCAGCGACGATTATCTTGACAACATCGAGACGACCACTTCGACATGCATAATGCAATCCAGTATTCCATGCGTTGATCCATCCGCGTGATTGAGTTGTGAATATCAATCCGCGGACTGGATCAATAATTCCCATAAGCATCAAATAGTCCATTTGTGAAATAACGCCACCATAACATGCAATACCAAACGCTGTGATATAATCAATTTCTCCTTTGGTTTCGGCAAACTTCATAAGTTGGGATATGTCATTATAAACACCAAATTCATAGACTGCATTTGGCTTCATGCGCAGAACGTTATTGATACTTCTAACATGGTGAACAGGATGATCCAACAGAATTGCACCGTTATTGAATCTGAGTTTTTTAGTAACTTTATTCAGTTTTATTTTCGTAGCAAAATCACAATATGAACTAATGATAACATGACTCCAGTGGTCAAGTGTGTCCATCTGTGATATTTTTGGACTCTTGTGAAGTCTTCAATTTAATAAATTTATAATACATATATTTCCAATGTTATTAGTTTTTCATTTTTTTAAACAAAATTTATTCTATGCTGTTGATGTACATATCGGTGGCTTATACGTCATATCCTTGTAGGCTGGCCATTTGACACGACAAACTGTGTAAATTAGTGCACTGATTGGACACATAATAATCGATATAGGTGCTGTAACTAGTGTAATTGGAAATGATATGAATGCACCACACATCATTGATCCAACACGACCATCTTTCATATACTCCATTCGTCCCCGATTATGGCATTTGTAAATCATCTCTCCAAAAAAGTCAGCAGGTCCAACAAAACCACAATACAAAGTACCTTTAATCCCATCTAGAAAATTTTCATGGATTGTCGACACACGAATATTCTGCAAATCAGACATATTTTTATATTAGTGTTATAATTACTATTTAATATATTTATCTTTCATTTTTTTCTCATGAATCAATTCCTCATTTGAATAACTGCGGCGTTTATGTTTTCGAAAACATCTGTTATTTCTTCTGAATTAAACTTCATGTAAATTCCGGATAAAATTCGAGAATGTTTGTTTGTTATGACAGAATATGTGACATCAATTGTCCCAACTCTTTGTGAATTTACCATCCATGAGCCAGTCGATGTAATAATATTTTTGTCAATGTGTGTGGTCATTACGGATGGTGGTACATCACACATACTTGCGATTCGTTGTGAGATTAGTTTATCTCCGACTGATGCATGTTTAAAAAGAGAAACTCTCAGCCCATGATCAAGTAAAAAATTTTTTTTTACATATGGATTTGCAGTATCAAATACAACATGTAGTTCATAAAACTTTTTAGTTTCGTCCAAACATATTTTACATAAATATGATGTAGTATCTCTTTGCGGAACAGTTAGTAAATCTTCATCGATAACACTAACACTCAAATCGACCCAAATATTTTTAGACATATCCATAATAAATTTAATAATATTATGGATACAATATTGTTATATGATAAAACTTTCAATTTTTTAATAGTAAACAAATTTTTTAATCGACTCGATTCTCGATAGAGTCTTGTGTAATCGTAACTTCGACATTCTTGACAGCCATGACAATCTTTTGTCCGTGCACATGGTATCTGACATTACCATCACTTCCAGTAATGGTGATTCCATCTTTTGCACATCGCATCTTGATTGGAAACTGTGTGGGCACGGCACTGACGTAGCGACCAACCAATGGATCGTACTTTTGGTTGGTCATTGGAGAGTAACTCCCATTCGTGTTGAAACAGAGTTGTACTGCTCGATCACCATGACCGAGAAACACAACATTCGCAACAGTACCATACACTTTGCGAGTATCTCCGGCAACAACATTGGCAGTCGTCAGAGTACCAATGTTGATGATATACGTCGTGTCGAGACCCATCGTAAAACATGTCGTCCCCCAATCAGTCACCGTTGGTGAAACGAACTTCCCATTGACGATCGTGATAGGCTTGGAAAGATGTCCTTCCTTGTCGAGTGGTATTTCAACAGGTGTGTGCTGAACGGCACTCTTCTCACTCACTCGCGAAAAGTTAAAGTTCTTCGATGCAATCTCCATGAAGAGATTCTGGAAGAACTTCGGTTCGGGATGATTGATTGCAACCTTGAGGATGTAGATCATGTTTCCGACAAGAACATGACAAATGTCTGCTGACACTTGAAACTCTGAGTTGTCAGCAGACAGATCAGGTTTGCGTGTATCGAAACATTTGACACACGATGTGTGTAGTTGCATACATTTTTCGATGTTTGCAACATCACATGTCGTCGTATGAGTCAGTATCGGCGTCACATCGAACAACGCATTCATTCCAGAGTAACGGTCTAGTGTAACACGCGACCATTCATTCTTTCCGTATCGCTTCATCTGTCGCGCAAACGCGAGTGAAAGGATTCTTTGGAAAAACGCTGGAGTCATCTTCTGTCCGTCTATGATGGTTGCGAGTTCGCACTGCAAAACATCTTTGGATTCAGAACACTGTGCTAGAGAGTGTACCATCTCTCGCACATCAGCTGAATCATTCATAAAAGTCTTGGTAAAGTAGTACAGAGTCAAGAGTACCTTGAAATGGTACCGTGTGTCTGCTTGTGAGAGAGTTCTGTCCATTCGTGCCAGTTCGTAAATGACGTTCTGCATGAGCGCAAACAGAACTGTACAATTCATTTCGTCATTTGGCATCTTGCCATTAAAATCGCCAACATAGCACCCTGTCAAAAGTGACTTGACGACGTGCTTCTGGTCATGTGTCTTCAAAACACCAAATGGCAAAACCAAACAATCACGAATTTTGATCGTATTGTCGTACTCGTAAAAGTACTCATATGGACGATTAGTCATCGACAGGTTTCCGGCTGAAACCTTGGCGAGAACTGCTCCGCGCGGTATCTCACGTTTCACACCTTCGAATACAAAACATCCATCAGCGAACTCCTTGGCATAGAGCTCAAAAAACGCTCTGATACCAACTGGATTCACACCCTTAACCTGAACAGCCTTGGCGACGTTTGCAACTGCGTACATACTTAAGTCTTTTGTAATAATTAAATTTGTTCATTGTTCCAATGAATACACAATTTCATTTTTTAATTAAGTAATCCACCAAATCCCTCATATACTTTCATCATTCGATTTGTCACTAAATACATACCTCCATTAATGTCTTGAGATGTTTCTATACATCCACTCACTTTTGATAAGTCTATCGTTAATGCTTTGTTGGTAGAATCAAATTGTTCTGTATGTCCAATCGGATACCATATTAAACATGTTCTGTCAAAATAATTATGAATATTCTCGCATACATATTGATCAAGTCCGATGTGATATAAATATTTTTGAATCATATGCATCACATATGATTCTTTTGACATACGCATTATGTGACGTGAATTCAAATATATTCCTTCACCATTAATAATAATTTTAATAGTATCATGTTTCGGTAGTTCACGTGTTCTCATTATGATACCACTTAAATATCCACGCGCCGGTAATGATTGTTTTGGTTGGATTATTTTCGCATATGAGTTTGTATGTGTTGTACATATTTTATTGGCAATATCGTGTCGATGTTCGTTATCAAACATTAGTTCTAAATTAACCATATCGTAGTAAAAATTATGTGGACCTTTAATACGTACATATACTTCGTGATGATATAATGCTACTAACGGTATTGTTGGCAATGTACCGAAAAAAAAGAAATATGGTACATCGATACTTGTGTATTGCTTAGTTTTTCTGGGTTTGTTATACGCAGTTAATAATTCGAACGGCACACTAAGATTTACAGAATTTTCATAGTTATCTGGCCCGATAACAATATCGAGAGATGTCAATACATTTATATCATATTCATTTTTGATTCTTATTGCGTCAATCCAAAATGTATCACATGTACGTAAAATTGTTTGGTTTGTATTTGGCCGAATATCCGTTAGTATATTAATGTTACATACATGATCGAAATATTCTGATCTTGTGATTAACGCAATCATTTGACCTTGTGTACTCATATGTATTATTATTGTTATCATGTGTTTATGTTGTTATGACACAAAATGTTTCGCACATTGACCAGAACATATACCAAAATCATTTTGTGTTAAAAAATATAATGTTCCCGAACACGCTTCGGGAAATCGAAATTCTATCATATTCAATCTTGAAAAATTAATACCACTATCCGGTTGTTCATTCCATTTTTTATGTGGTGTAAATGGAATCCAATACGCAACGTTCTTATCAATATTTACATAACTTATAATTTCGTTGAATGTGTAAGAATCTATATTTAATCGTTTTAACACATGATATGAATATTGTGTGACTTGCCGAAATAATTTCTTTCCATCATATATTTTAGTACCGATATGTTTGTATGTCCATTTTTCATAGTTTGTATACACACTATTATTCAAAAGAATTTCTATTTGCGATGGTAACTTTCGTGTTGCAAGAAAATATCCAACACATACAAGATTTACAAGAGTGTTAACACGTCTTTGATTATCAAAAACAATTTGTTGGTACTCGTTCATTTGGTATGTGAGTCGTGTCCTCAATATTTTTTCTACATATTGTTGTTGGTACTGATACATATCACACAACAGCGAATATTTAACTTCAATTCTTTTTCCAGAAGAAAAAATTGTATTGAGACAGTATTTTATGTGTGAAAAGTACATTACACATATTGGGAAGCCTATAAACGACTTATCATTTGTAAATATTTCTATTGGTATTGTAATAAATATTTTATCATTATTTGTTTTAATGCATCCAAAATATTCGAGTAATTTACACGATATTCTCCAAAAATACATGCCATGTACAATTATGTCAACATTATCTAATTCATCGATATTGGTAATATTATCGACAATAATTGTATTTCCGTATATATACGTTGGCGAACCTAAAACATCAGTGTTCATATTAATTGTTATACAATTTCTACGATCATTCTGTTCGATCAATATTTTTTGAGTTGATATACATTTATCCATAATATGTATTATAATCTTTTTATTTTATACACTTTGTTAAAAATGAGACAAATACACAAAATAAATATTTAACTATATCATATATCCCTACTATATGGGTCAAAAACATAGTCGTAATAAAAAAAAAGCAACTCATAATGGAACATATGCTATTGGACAATATCTTTTTGATTTTTGTACACACTTTCAAGTTAATAGTGCGTTCTGTAATATATGTCTACAAAAAACAACAACAGGATTTAATTATGGTAGAATAAGTTTTTATAAGCGTGATATAGATAATCCACGTGATAATTATGTGACAATGGGATGGTATACACATAGTGTATTTGTATTGTCAACACAAAAAAATGTAAATGATGTTTTCGACTTATTAGAACAAGATGACTATATCGTACATTATATTGAATTATATAATATAATATCACATGGAAATATTGCTTTGTATAGTGGTATTATTTTTATAACATCATTTGGTGATTGTGTCAGATGTGATTTTACTGGAGATGGTAAAGAATGGAAGGTCTCGAAAATATGTACAATGACACCTCGTAAAAAATTAACTGATGGCTTTATTGACATATTAAAATTAATTAACCATTGTACAGAATTCCCAACCGACTTGTATACGAATACTGTACAAGAATATAATACCATATTGGAAAATAAAATAAATGTTCATTTTGTATCAAATATTTAATTCATAAAAAAATATTACATGACATATATGTTTCCTTCATGTGTCGGAATAATGATGTTTGCACATTCGTAACCACACACGACACAAGTATTTCCATCCCACAGAGGAACATGATTATGTGTTAAGTTGATTGTTTTATCATGCATATAAAATCCATAACTTTTATATGCGTGTTCGTCATAACTTTCATCTTTGTCAACGTCAACAACTTTTTTATGTGGTTTTTTAGATGGTTTTTCTTCGACATCCTCATCAGAGTCTTCATCAAGGTCAACTATTTTTTTAGTTGGTTTTTTGGGTGGTTTTTCTTCAACATCCTCTTCAGTATCTCCATCAGAATCATCAGAATCATCAACACTTTCAACTATTTTTTTAGTTGGTTTTTTACGTGGTTTTTCTTCGACATCCTCATCAGAATCTTCAGGTGAACTCCGACATGTGGCGTCAATAGACCAACCATAATTTTCTCGGTCAAATTTTTCCAAAGTTTTTAGAACAGATTTTGTAATCGCGTCAACTCTAGCTTTCTTGGCATCTTCACGCATTTTTTCAGCAAGATCTATTTCTTTTCCGACCATCACATTATGTTTTCTGTCATATGAGTATTCGACATATGTGTCATAACAAGATGTATGAATTTTATCTTTTTTATTCCAATGAAACTTATGCATTACTGAATGTATATCACAATACGAATCACCTTTCCAGCATCTATTTCCTTCGCTGACACTAACGTTACGAGTGGTGTTGCAAATTCCGAAGTATCTACCCATTTTAATATTTTTTAATAGTAAACTGTTAATATAATATGTTGTGTATTTTTCATTTTTTTCATATAAATTAAAGTTATTGCGTATCATATTGTCGTAAATGTTCGATAATCCATTCTGATCTTTTACCGATATTAAATTTTTTAGCCAAATCTAATGGTGTTTGTCCTTTATTATTTTTCATTTTCACCATTTCTGGTACACAATCGAATAATTGTAGCATATAATATATTGCGTGGTGGTTACCCCATTCACATGCAACATGTAATTGTGTATCACCATTTTGCGATACTTCTATATATTTATCACGCAATACATTAACACCCCAATAATTATTACTTATTGAAGCGTGTGTAAGCCACCATTTAAGATCTTTATAATATTTCTTTTTACCACTAGTCGCATGCATATAAATTGCTTCACTCAATGATCGTGATTTTTTCCAAGACGAAACATCAAGTACTTTTCGACATAGTGGACACGTATTATTTATCAGTATCCATTTCATACAACAATACCAATGAAACTGTTGATGACAACATTCTGTTTCGAATAATTCGAATGGTTTTATAGATTCAATACATATCGCACAAGTCATTTTATGTTTATTGGTTTGATGTATTTGATACTGATGATTATTCATTTTTTTTGTAAAGCCCGTAATATGTGATAATGTTTATTGCATTTGGTGATTTGTATGACTTTTCCAAAAGTATATCTATCATACTATCTATTGGTGTATTGTCTGTGCATATTTTTAAATTTTCAAGTACTTCTATTCTACATTGCGATAAATTTTGCGTATCAGTTTCATATTCACCTATATCAAATCCGAAATTCTTGTGTCTAGGCACTCCAAACTGCGTGACATATTTGATTACATTATCTTTTAACGAACATGTACTTTTCAATCCATCTACAATCATTTCTGTCAATAATTTATCTTGTGACAAAAAATGATATCCGAATGAATATATAAGATTTTTCAAAATATATGGTTCATTACACGATAACGCTAATATAAAATTTATTGCACAAGGTTTAATCATCGCAATATCTAATGGTGTCATACCATTTGCATTTATCATGTCACACAAAACTGGAAAATCTTCATGTTTTTTAATTTCTGTGTAAAATTCGTACAATCCGTTACTCGCAATGATATGTAATGGATTATTTCCACTTTCCGATATATCATCACATATATGGTAATTTGGATCAGTTAAAAGTTTTTGTAACTTTTCTAATCCTATATTGATACATGGTGATAAGTCGCAAGTACATTTACTTGCAAAAAAAATATACTGTATTGTTTCGTTTATAATAGATTCCATTTACTATATTACGTATACTATTATAAACAACTGTATTTTTACGAATGGATTATTCACATATCATCAGCATGTTGTAGCACCACCATATCCGAATAATATTTTTTAGTGTATTCTTTTTGAATTCCACATTCTTCTGCATACACGCATTGACCATCACAACCGATGCACATACCACCATTTTTGACAGCAAAACGTGCCAGTTCATCATAATCAAATTGGCAACCACATTGTAATAGATAATTCCAATCATATGTTGATTTTTTCAATAATAAATCCCTAGCATCCTTTCGTTTGAAATTACACACAGTGATAAATCCGCATGGATAATCAATCTTTTTTTGTATGTCAAGACTTATACAAAATTCCAATAAATCACAGTTTCCATATCGACATAACACTGGAAATATTTTATTGATAGCTTTTTGATTTTTTGAAATTATCAATTTTGCGATTTCTATATTCTTATTTTCACATGCATAATCTACACATTCACGTGGATTAGTTATTCCTTTATCCAACATTAATTTTACCATTTCTATTTGGTTACATATACACGCGTACTTCGTTATTTGATTTATGTCATTCGTAAATGTCAATAATCTTTTGGAACCATTACAACCACACAATACGTATATGTTATCCATTACTGATCGCTCATATATATTGTCATATATACAATATTCACTTTCGTCGTTAAGTATCTTATGATAACGCCACACGATAGGCATTATTATTTTTCGTAATGTATTATTGACGTGACATAACACTAGTTTCGAATCAACATCACAATATGACATAATATTATGTAAAGTATACACATCAAATGTATTCATTTTTGATAATATACTAAAATATATTATCAAATAAATAAAACTTCATTTTTTATTATAACTCAAAGTCACCTGATTCTAAAAATAGATCAAAATCAAATTCTAACATGGTGTTTAGAATTTCAGACATTTCATATTTTGTGTTTGGTGGTACTGGCACTAATGGATTATGACATATAGCAATATATTCATCAACATCATTTCTATATTTTTTACATATCGTATTCTTGATCATTAGTTCGGCATCTTCATAATCTTCTATCACAACCAAAAATTTTAATACAGCTATTTGTGTTTCGATTGTCGCGATATTATGTGGTTCATGTTCTGTTTTAAAAAATGACAAATTAGCACTATCATATTTTATCTCTTTTATTAACTGTAAACAATCTTTGAGTTCTTCTGTATTGAGCAATTCAAATTGTTCTTGTATGTATTGTCGTTCCATATATATATCATTTATATTAATATTTTTCTTCCGTTAAAAAATATTAATATTTTATATTTGATTAAAAAAACTATTATGACAAATAAATTTGCTTGTTTATTTTTTATGGTTGTGTACAATATAATCATGGCATCTGATAAACAGCAACTTTTATATAAATTGGCAGAAATTTATAGTATCCAAATCGATCAATCAGGAACCAGTGATGCACGTATCGTAACAGACATTCTTAAAAACATTATTTCTGGTTCGACATATTCAACTGAATGGTGTAATTATTGGGTTCTCCATAATCGCTTATATATTCACCTTATCCAAGATTTTAATCAAACTAGTAACGGTACTCTACTTATGTATGACCGTATCAATACGGATACTACTAGTACATCAGTTACAATTTAAGATGGTTTCAGAGTTTTTAGTTTTTCAAATAACCAAAAACTGTTACATATAAAATATAAATACATGACACATTTCATAGTACTTTTTTATTTTTCAATTATACTTATATAAGTAATGGAACAAAAAGTTCCTGATGATCTGATAATTTATCAAACTGATGATGAACTGACAGAACAAACAATTGCATTCAATAAAATTTTAGGTTGTTCGATCATTATAAAAAAATTAATTACCGATAAAATCCCGATACGTGAAAAAATTAAAAAACATGTAAGAGAAATATTAGAGAATTATAAAAAACACTTATTACCATTCCAAACAATCGATATGAAAAATAATAGCGAAGTGAGATATGGTAAAGCAGATGATATGAGAAAGTTTGTTACTGCACAAAATAAATTGATACAAGAACTAAGACAATATAACATCAACTATGATAAATTATTCCATATTGGTGTGACTGATTTTTACCATATGATGGATAGATCAGAATACAAATATTTGTATCAAACCGAACAACACTTATTAAATCATTTAAAAACTTGTGTCGAACCAGTCATGGATACTATAGAAAAAAACGGGTGGAATGTTGTATTTATACCTGATAAGGTCGGAACGACACCTGATGTCACGAATGTCAAAATGTATGATAACATTAAAATAATTGAACCATCAATAGTTCATGATACGATAGATCGTATTGCATCATTATATGATGCTGAAGACCCAAGAATCAAAAATAAAAAAGGTAGATTGTATTATTCTTTTTATTCTATGTTGGATAAATACAATGTTTTGAAAAATCGACTTGATATGCTAAAAGAAGAAAACCGCGATATTTACAATTTAACTCAATACGATGTATCCAAATTTTTCGCTGATAGAAATATTCAAATCGAGAAATACGCGGAACTAGTTCCGCCTATTATGCTATTCCCAAAGGGAACAGCGAAATACAGTTCGAAACAATTATATGATGAAATTACTAGTTGTGATATCGATATAAATGCATTTTTTTCATCAATTACTTTTGATAATTATAACCCAACACTGTTTCACGAATCAATCGAGAAAGTTAAGGCATGTATGTTTAATAAATATAAATTAGGACAAATGTTATCAGCATCTCTTGAATACGTTGGGGATGAAACGACAATTAAAGAACAAAATATACACGGATGTGCTACATACATTCCGACACCAGCAAATTTATATGACAATGTTGTTACATGTGATTGTCGTACAATAACCGATGCGTTGAAAGAAGAACTTACTAAGAAAACATTAAATATACGATCATTTATTGAACCAATATTAAAAAACTTAGATATTCCCCCAAATAAATATCCACCAGATTATGCAAATTGTAATGTTCCTGATAATAATTTTAAACAAATACATGATGATGGATATAAATTACTCGTTGAGTATATGCCAGAATGGGTTAATGATATCAAATCAAATAATTTAGTGAAAGCAATGCAAGACAGAACACTGTTATTGGGAAAAGGCTTCGTTACTGGGTTTTTTAAACGTTGTGGTATCATATATGAAAGTGATCCATTTATTAATTTACCCATACCAATAGACAACATTACATGGTCACTCGTTGTCAATAAAATGGCCGTAATGTGTAAACTTGTCAATGATTTAACATTTCCGATTCGTTTAGCAATACCGTGTGTCAATGGAGTACCATCAATGACTAAATACGAATCTTTCGAACAAACACAACCCGGAACGATTGGCTCACAATATTTTATTGGAACTCTCGTCGTAAAAGTAAATTCACAACAACGATTCAAAAAAGGGTACGAATATTATTGTTTACATGTTTATGTCAAACCAAAAAAACTAATTTCTGGTGTTTTTGAAATGAGATTATATAATTTCAGAGGTGATCGTGTTGCTCCTGGTTCAACGTATGCACACCTCAGTGTCCTTCACTTAGAATTGAACACCTTACATTATTTTAGAGATGTAAAATTATTAAAAGATAATGAAAAATTGTATTATTATAAATATTCTCAGGCATCCAAAAAATTAATGCAAGTATTTGTTTCTAAATATGCACCAGAAAAATTATACAAAAAATTACTTGATCAAAATATATCACACGATACAATTAGAGAACTGATAAATAATTTAACGTTATGTGAATTATACAAAAATACTATTGGTAAATTTGATATTCGTGATGTTAGAAAACTATCAGTTTTATCTCCTGGTGTGAGAGTAGAGCAACATGGTGGTCGTGGTGACCATGTTGACCATGTTGACCATGATAGTTCATCAATAACGTCACATATAACATACATTGATGGCCCTCCAAAATTAGATAACAAAATTTTTCCGGTTGATTTGTGCGAAAAATATGTAAAATTTACAAAAAATATTGATGTCAAAAATATCCTTTACATTATTCGTCCTCTCACGTACGTCGCAACAAAACGAATGTATGATATAGTTTCTCGTGAGAAATCACATTTTGATATTAATTCTGTCACATATGAAAAAATTATTAAAATATTGAACAAACCATTAGTCAGTTATAAATTTGTAACTGGTGAAAGTATTAAGGTGTATGGATTAATGTACAATTATATGTTATGTGACAATGAGAGTAAAGTATTGGTTATTTCTCGAAATATTTATATGCTTGACGGTGTTAATTATTATTTGAAATACAAATTAATGTCAAATGTAAAAAAGAATGTACATTTTCATTTTTGTAATGTAGGTAATTCTGATGAATCTATAAAGGTCACATCGAGATATCTTGAGAAATCACAAATACCATATACTTCATCTACTGAACCATTCAATAATTCAGAAATAAGGAAAATAATTGATTCAGTCGATGATAAATACAATTTAGTAACGTATGATGTATTTTTTAGCACTAACACAGATACTTATGTACAATATCCCGATTATACAAAAACACATAATTTATACACACTCATTCCTGGAATCATTATTGCATTATCTAAATTAAAGGTCGGAGGTCATTTACTTTTATATTTTCCTCTTTTTTCACAAAAATATATGTTGGATGTTTTAGTGTATGTTTCACATTTTTTCAAACATTTAAAATTTATACATCAACAATCAGCACGAGTATTAGTACATGTATGTTTATTTTTAAACTACAATGGAAACGCTAATCTGGAGCCATTGTATGACATAAATACTGCAAATTTTAAACAGAATCCCGAATGGAAACGCACAATTGAGGGGCCAGTATTAAATACTGTTTTTGATTCGACAATTGACACAGACAAACTTATCGAAAGATATAGAAAATTTTGTGTGAGAGCAATTACAAATAGTATTAACATTTATTTGGATGCAGAACAATTATCGGCACATATGAAAAATGATGAATATGTAGTGTCAGTCTTTTATAAAAATTTATATGATACGATTATTTACTTACAGGAAATTGGATTAGAAATTCCGGGTTGGGTTAATATGCCGGAAATGTATGAAAATGTTGTAATGACTCGATGGAAGAGGCTCGAAATTGATGAAGTATTTAAAATCAGAATTGCCGGTTCTGAAACTATAAACCCTTCAAAAGAAATCCAGATGACATATGATTTTAATAATTCGAAACTTATGTCAGAACTTGTTTATCAATATTTAGACACTTATAATCTGGATAAATATAAATCAATCGAATTAGCTGTTAATAATATGCAAAAGAATTTGAATCGAAAGTTATTCGAAACATATAAAATTAATATTGCTGGTAAATATGTGAGTAGGGCTTGGCTCAAATTATATGGTCTCTTACATAGAACTCGATTACTACGTAACCACATGGATAATGATATTCTTAAAGTATTACATATATGCGAAGCACCTGGAAATTTTGTTAATGCTATAAATTATTACATTAAGACGAACACACATATAAAAAAATATGAATGGACTGCACAATCATTAAAAGGTAGTGAAATAGGTGACGAGTATGGTTTTATTGCAAAAACAAAAGAACAATGGGATTTTGGTAAAACAAAAACTGGTAATATAACTGAATCAGAAAATATCAAATATTATGCTCAGAAATATGGTGATTCTGACGGAGTTATTGGCGATTGTGGTGATTCATGGGTATCATCAACACAACATGTTAATTTTGGGTATTACCAATTATTGTATGCTTTACTTGTTCCGAAAAAAAATGGATTCTTTGTCCTTAAAACATATATGACCAATTTTGATGAGAAATTTATGTCGATTTTATACGTTGCACTATCGAAATACAAACGAATAATGATATATAAATCTAACATTAATTTTTGGTCGCCCGAAATTTACTTAGTAGGTATTGGATTTACTGGTATAACTGATTCAGAACGTTCACAAATACTTACGAGTGTTGAAAACGGAACATATTTGGTACCAGAAGTACCGGTATCATTTTGTAAAAAATACGATTCTATTATATATAGGACACTTGTAGATTATATCGAAATGAAAAAATTTATTGTCTTCTTGGCAGAAAACAAGAAGGCTTACGATGAATATTATCCACAATTTATGAAAATAATTAACAGAAAAACAATTCAATATATTGAATCATATATGTCTCATCTACCAAACATTAAAAAGTTCATTAGTGAATTTGAAAAATAAAAATTACGATGTTGTTATTGTATACGTATAAGTAGTACCATTAGAAAAATCTTTTGGCATAGTTTGCACAGAATGTGTTAATACAATTGGTTTTTCTGTTGCGGGTGTCGTTTCGATCTTGTTAGGTGTTAATGTGACAGTATATTTGTTTGGAATGGCAACTGATCCCAATACTGGCGGAGTTTGACCAGAACTTCCAAAATTGGCTACGATGGTCGTACCACTATGTTTCGGTTCTGTAAAAAATAATACTTGTTTCGAATAAATTATGTATGTACAACTTCCAGTAAAACCTTCTGGCATGTTAGGAGAAGACATATAAATATATATTGTTTTTCCTTGAGTATTTGTTAATTTTACTATATACCCATCTGGTAACGCAATTGAGCCAATACCACTCGGTGTATGTGTCAATTGATCTGTGTTAGTCGATGCTACACTAGATGAACCAGTATAATTCGGTAATGTATAAAAAGTTACTTCTGTGACAGCTGGTGGTAATGGTGTTTTTTGTTTTGGTTTTAATACATCTGCTATTGATATATTTGCTATTGATGGAATAGTGAAATGTTCATTTACGATAAAATATGAATACAATAAATAACATATGGCTAATAATATGATTGTAGCGAGTATCAGTATGATATACATGAATATATATTATACACTGGTATTATTTTATAGAAATCTATAAAGTATCTACTATTGGGACATTTAGTTGGTATAGTTCGATAAAATATTGTACAAATTCTCTCAGTGTAAAAGTTTCTACGATATTTTTAGCAATCACTTCATCAAATACCAATTTGGCAAATAAATATTTAGAACATGCTAAACTCATCCTTTTATACTTTTCCGACATATAGTGTTTCACTTCAGATTGAATTTCTCTAATTGGTCTCATTGGTTCATTTTTAACCAAATTCTTATGTAATTCTTGTGCCTTGGCATACACATTATCATATGCTTTTTTTATTAGTTTAATATTTCTGCTTATGAATTGCAGATTAGTATTTGTATCTTGGTTTTCGAATTCTAATTTGTCATCAGCACCAAATAAATATTTTAATCTTTCAGTAATATTTGTCGAACCAATATCCAATCTACATATATCTAAATTACCAACACGTTTTTCACCAAGCACACTCGGTACATAAATAGCTTTGAGATTTTGCTTCAATGGTATTTCATTTTCGATATATGTCTCTCCAACAATCGGTGTTCTTTTATCAACACACGATAAATTATTCGTATCAATTAGAAATGTAATTCCATTCAAAGAATATGTATTTGATGATGGTGTCTTTGGTATACTCATACTAATTGTATTATTTCCACCTGTTGTGGCAACGTGTACACTTAAAAATTTTAATGATTGTGTATATGCCATTTGTGGAGAATAAATATGTCCACTACTAAGAATTCTCATAAATGTCAATATGTCACTTCCAATACCATGTTCCAAAATCGGATACATACATTTACTACCACCTCGCATCGACATTAGTTTTTGGTGTTGTTTTATTTGTAAGTATTTTGTTTTGTATTTAATGTATTTATCGTAATTCGATTGCATGACTATACAATGACATCATTTTTTCATTTTTCTAATAATTCTAACAGTATATTTCCATGACATTTTTCTGGATAACACCAGCATCCTAATGTTTTTCCTTTCAATTTCTCTAATTCATTTTCCAAATGTTCGTTCTTAATTTTTTCAGTTATGTATAATCTATACTTTTCGATTGCTTGTTCTCTCGTATATTGTTTAACTGTGAATGGATTACACCATATAGAATCTTTTGGTGGAAATCTTTGTCCATCAACGAATACACATCCTTTTCGTCCAATATAAATATTATTCGGATTATTTATCCATTCTTTGAGATTATTATATTTAGGCCTAATATATTTTACTTTGACATTGACGAGTTTTGTATCTGTCATTTACAAATTATAAGTATAAATATATAAGTTTATTTATATTCATTTTTTGTAAATAAAAAATACTAATCAGAATCAGTACCATCAGATTCATATGAGTCATCGGACTCATATCTTTGCATGTCATTCATTTCGGCAGGAGTTATGAATACTATTATTTCCCCACAACCAGTCTGATATTTTAGTGCGATTGGATACTGTTGTTTATTGAGAAATATTTCTACAGTTTCACTCAACGCTGCAAATCTCGAAAATTTATTAATTTTTTCGAGATGATATACTTGATGGAATTCTTTTTCTGATTTAGGATGCGTAAATTTTACTTGTGCTTCACTATTTCCTTCAATATAAGTTTTTTCGAAAGAATCATATTTACCATTGTATGTAAACATAAGTTTATTAGGTACATATGAAATTTTAAGGAGAGTTCCAAATGTTTTACTCATTTTGTTACACATGTCATGAAATTTATATGCGTTTAGTGTTATTTTCATATCAAATACTGATGTTGGCATGACAATTTGGTCATATATTTGTTTACATAGTGTAAACGAACCGAAATTAACTATATTTTCATGTTTAAATGCCAATTGTAGCTTATATGGTTTGTTCCAGAAAATACCCATATGTGTTGGTACATCAAAATAGTGCGTTTTTATATGTTTGACGAACAATCTTGCATCAATACTAATTCTATGCGATTTTTGTATAAATCCATCAAATTCGAGATTTGCATTGATTAAAATTTCATGCGTACAATTCATTTGTAAAATATGAAAATTTATCGAATGTGCTTTGTGTGATTTATCAAGTGTTATGTCAACACAATCTAACTCTATATTTTTACTTAAAATATCAAAAATATCCTGGAATTGTTTGTAATCTGTAATTTTTTGGTAAAATATGACAGATTTATTTATTATTGATGATGAGTTTTCGCGAAATGCGTGATTAACACATTTCGTTTTGAATAATGTGTGTGCATCACAATATGTGAGAACATCGTGAATACTCCATTGGCAAAGACATATTGTGGATGTCATTTTTAATATCATTATAAATTAAATCAACAATCTGTTATATTTTTCATTTTTTTAAAGAATAAATTATTTACCCAATCAGCAAAATTTCACAAAAGAAAGTATTATTGTATTTTGTTATTTTGATAACGATAACGAATCATCAGAATCAGTTATTTTTTCACTTGATTTTTCTTCCTTATCTATCAATTTTTTAGTATTGTCTAAGTATTTCACTTCAAATGAGAAATCGTGATTATATCTTTCAAATGTTTTCTTTTTTGATACTGGCAAAAGTTTTTGTGAATCTTTAATAGGTTTTAAAAATAGTTTTCCATACACGTATGCGTAAATATAATAATTTCGTAAAATTCGTGTTTTTTCATAAATACTTCTAACATTATACATAGCTCTTGTTCCTCTGGGTGAATCATTGACATCTTTGATGTAAGGAAGATTTCCCAAAATAAACAAATAAAAATTAACGTTAATCGTACGTCGGTAATACAATATTTTATTATACGTATACATTTGTTCCATAAATGATGGAGGTATTTTTATCGAATCAATATCTAATTTTTGTAATGTTTTCCATATTGTTCTATCGTATTTTTTCCTGTATGAACAGACTAAATATATTTCATCAGATGTTACCTTTGTCGTATATGGTCTGTACAACACGACTTTATCAAAAAATAATCCAGCAATCAATAATAATTTATGAATATTCGTACTGTAAATCGAGTATAACTTACTAAAATAATAATCTGATTTTAATGCAACTGCAATTACAAATTGATTCCAATGTAATTCCCACATCTGATCCTCTTTCATTGACACATTTTCATCTAATGATTCACCACAATCAGAAGTTATCAAATTGAATGAGGTATCCCAATATTTCGTAATATAATGTTCAACATTCTTTTGATTATACAAATTACCATCTCCAGTCGCACCAAAATCATAATTTTGTGGATGTGTTTTGTACATACCATATTGATCTTGGATCATGTTCTTATTTGTTTTATCTTTGAGTGATTGTGCAACCCATTCAAATTTCATATTGGAGTTTGTTTTGATATAGTGATTTGTTCCTGCGATAAAAGCACCTGGTAACTCGCACATATGAAATGATCTGAAAATATCCATTTCGTGAATTGGTGTTAGTTTAATACTAAAATTTCCCATTATCAAATCGTATATTTTAATCCATGCATTCGTGACTATTTCTGCATTCATTTTTTCTTCAACGAAATCTCTTATTTCGTAATGAGTATAATTGTGAAAAATTTGATTGTTTAATGCTGATTCATTTTTTGGCTTATACATTTTTTCCATGAATTCTTTCATTTTTATTATCATCTTATTTTTTAGTTTATTTATTTTAGTATCGTACACATTATTTTCTTTTACCTTTTTATTATCTTCAAAAAAATTTTCGAAATTTATATCGTCATATCTGATCCTCATGGCCGGACTCGATGGAAATAATGATGCTGTACATAAATCTTCAAATACTCTTAGAAAATCTGTAACATAAACATCTTTTTTATCGAATGTTTTGGTATACATATATTTGCTGTAATCATGTGTTATTTTAAGATTCTTTAAATATTTTGATGTGTGAATGAAGTTTTTACCTGATTGCATATATTATTTAATTACACAAAATATATTATTGTATATTATACGAAATGAGTAGTTCTGGTAGAATATTGAGTAATATAATTGATTGTTTGAACAACATGAATTATTTTAAAGCTTTCGAATATTTCAGAGAGTTCAAAAAACTCACAAAAATAATTAATCGACCAGCATTACGAACACGTGTGAGCATCGCAGATATGAAAATATTATTGCATAATGTGGTAGATAATATTGAAAATATTGTCTATTATGATCTCGATAACATTATGTATAATATGAAACAATATGTTGATATTACAATAAGAAAATGCATTGTTGTATTAAATGGATTAATGTATTTATTTGAAACGACACATACAAATATAAATGATTTGGATAACATTCAACAATTTTCAATTACATCATATCACACAAATTTACGTAGCTATGCGAATCTCGGATATTTATATGGTTTCATTTCTTTGTTAGTTGCAAATGAATTAATATTCATTAATTATAACTGTGGAGAAAACTGTGATGATGCACATTTAAAACTGAATGAAAAGCAATGCTCAAATATTTTTTTTCACACAATGGATGGGAAATTAAGTGGTACTGGTTCAAATACTATTGTGTTTAGAAATCAATCATTATTTGATATAGAATATGACTATAATTATGAATTAATCGCAAGAATATTATACACAACTATTTCACACAAACAATTATCAGCCAGTGAAAAAATTACTTATATTCGTAAAAATACTAACAAAATAACAAATTTGTTAAATGTGTTTATAATGTCATTTCGACCTACACTGTTCACTAAATTTTATTGTATTCAAAAAATATTACAAAATGATTATAAATTACGTTTATGTAATAATCCAAGTGATGAAACAATATATATAGAGGTCTCAAAAGGTTTTGCAAAATACAGATGTGCCAATGAAAAAAATATATGTCAATATTTATCACATGCAATACACAACAATCATTTACCACATATAATGTCATATATAACTAACATTTCATGTGACGCAAAAAATACGAAACTTAATGATGTGCGACTCAATTGTGGTTCATTAAAAGAATGTTTTGGTATAAACAAACCCGATGACGCGAAAATTTCGCTTAAGCGAAGTTTGTCGCCTTATCAGCATTCGCGACGTGGCGCGAATGCTGATGACTACGTATATGAGTTATTAATACAAGAACATATTGGTAAAAATAGTATGACGATGAAAGATTTCATAAAATATTCAGATGATGCTACGATACAAACTAATGATATTGCGGCAATTGTCGTTCAATTTGCATATACTACATATGTTATGAATTATATTTTAGGAATATCACATTCTGATATCCATATTGAAAATATTTATGTCGAAAAACATTGGAGAATACGGGCAAATGATTATGTTATTATGTTTGGAAACTTGATGAAAAAAATATATGACATATTCGCAACGCCAGAATACGAAAATAAAGATATATTTAAAAATTGTCGCGAATCACCAACCGATGCTAAATGGGAAATTAATAATGATGGATTGAAGGGTATATTAAATATACAATCAAGATATCATATTAACATCATCGATTTCGATAGAGCACTATTTACATATGGTGGTTTTGATGAATCTACTTACCATAATGATACACCACTAAATCCAAGTACAGAAAGACTTATAAAAACTCTTTATACAAACACACAGACATCATGGGGTGAAATATATAAACATAATGTCCCACAATTATTGGACGAGTACCAACACTCAACAAATAAATTTTTTATTTATAAAGATTTACCACAATCATATTCTGATGAATTATATAAAATTAATAAACAATTTGGGTGTGATAAATTATTTCGATTGGCAGATAAATTATCTGATCATTATACTTGGGGTGATGTAGTAACTGCAAGTGGTATGTTAGAATTTTTACCGTCAATGCAACATAAATATGATTTCGTCGGCTTATTTGTAAGAATAGGTTTTACTGTGTGGAATTACATTCCTAAAGATATCAATGAAGAATTAGAAAGAAAGTATAAGATGCCAATCAAACAACTTATAGAAAGTGAATCTACAAATGTCAAACTTGACATACAAAAACGAAATACTAAACTTACATCTATTGCCAATAAATGGTATCCTGTTCTCAAATATGTACTAGGGCTTAATGACACAATAGATGAAATGGCAAAACGTTTTGGTGTCGATCATCGTATGAAATTTAAACATATGTTTGAACGTGGATACATAAATCAGTTATGTGTTAAGGCCAAGTCACCTACAGATGTTTTATTCAAAGATGTATTTGTAAACACCACATTTATTGGTTCACGTTTTGCAAGTAACATACACAGAACGACTGCTGGTATTGGAGAAACAAAAATGTACGCAATCCACCACACGCAATTATCACGCCATAAAATTCCACACACTTCTACCGTATTTACTCCACCAGATGTAACTACAGAAGAAGCACAAAATGCTGTATCTAATTCCATTCAAAATAGTGATATAAAATACATTAATAGAGTTGCACCACAGTTATTGTCAGACAGGCAGATACAAACAATTATTAGTAATATATTGCCAGAAAATTTAGATAAAATTACTGATATACCTTTGGTCCAATATTAAAGTTGGATAATTCGAAATGTTTTTTATATATGTACTCTCATATATACATGACAGAACGTGATCGTTTCTCACCACATTACATTGGTTTAACTGGTGATGTACCCGATGAGTCTTTTTTAATTGCAAAAAGTGGTAAATATCAACGAAATATGACCGGTATCACACCAGAAACAGAATTCTATGTTCAACTTAATCCCAATAATAAATCAAATTCCGATCGATTGATCGTAACATTAAATTCTAACATACTCGGTTTTGTACCTGCTAAAAATGTTGATGTTGTCAGTGAACATATCAATGAACCTCTTCAAATTATTAGTATACAAACAATTTGTGGTATTACTGGTATACGTGTTATATCCAAAAGCTTAAATACACAAACCGTATAAAAAATGAATAAACAATAGTGATCAAATAAATGAATATGTTATTGAATTATGCACTGCACTCGGCATAGATTCACCATGTGAAGGATTTTGGATGGTGCGTGTGAAGTTTCTTAATAAAGCCAATGTATAAGATAAACTTACAAAAATAGTTTATAAATCAAATATTGTTCCGCAACTGCGAGACGACTATGACTAACTATTGGATTATTGGATTATTGTTTTTTATTTCAGTAAAATTTGGTTGAACGCATCAAAATTATCTAATCGTTCCTCATCATATTTCCCAACATGATCTTTTTCAGCACGTTTCATAATTGCGAAAATTATGACTTTAAAAACACCGTCGTGTTTTTTTATTACTTTTTTGAATGTTTTTGCAACATCAATCGGATTATTATTCCATGCACCACAACCCAATGCACCCAACACAATAACTTTATGATTATATGCGTACGCTATTTGCAGAATTAGTTCAATCTTCTTTTCTAATACCAATAAGTCTTCGTTAGTCATATGACCATCACGTTTTAATTTTGGGTATTTGATACCTGGACATGCAATGAACGATAAATCGAATGGTTCACAGTAAGTATAATTTTTTTGGTAATTTTCTTTATACACTGTCACATTGGGTGAATAGATTGCTTCGTACTTTTCGAGAGGATACATGTCTCGTGTCAGTGTTCTAAAATAATTACTGCGACGAAACATAGCCTCTTCAGATGCGCCACTACCTCCATCAACACACCCACCGGGTATTATATCGTCTGCCAAATTCAGAATTACTGGATCATATCCTATACATTCTTTTCCAATATCAACAAGGTCATTATCGACAACCAAAATTTTTGTGTGTTCACATTGTTGTTCCATTACAAATTTATCGGGAGGTGCCCAAGTATATTTACGTGATCTACTACCATGATATTGTGGTGCAGTACGTAAAGTATCATTCCACGCAGCGATTCTCTGACTAACATTATTCATTATATTATGTTGTACATAATATAATACATTAAATTTTACGCTCTTTATTCAATTTACCCCTAATTTCTTTGGCTATTTTATTCGAATCTTTTTGGCCAAAGAAATATTGTCCTTCAGGGCTTTCAAATAACTTAAGCCAATCATCATCCGTTGAAGTATGTGATTTATGCGGATTGAACATATCCATAATTTCTTGTTGATTACATTCGATACCACATACTTGCAAATATTTGTAAAAAATATATCCGGGATTTAATTTTCTAATTTGTTTCTTTGGTTGTTCATAATAACTATCAAAAGAATCACAATATGTATCAAATAATTCTTTTTCTTTGGGTGATTTGAAAATATATTTTGGTTTATTCTCTTGGAATTTGTTGAGACAATTTATGAAATGATTTGGTTTATTCTCTACCATTGGTTATATAAATATTTATACATTTAAGCCAAAAAAAATGAATAAATATGCATCTAAAATGTTAAAACAAATATCTCACAAACTTATAAATGGAGAAATCCGTTGATGATGCATCTAATTATGGTATGTTCGTGAAAGTTAGCAATACAGAACAAAAATTTTGTACGCAAAATGTGACGACAGATGTTGATTATACTATTTATCTTGGGATACCACATGTTTTTTCATTGATATCACATTACTTAGATCAAAGAGATATTATTTCTATGGCAAAAATGAATAAGCATTTCAATAATTTAACAAACACACAAGATTTTATACATGAGAGAATTTATAAATATCTTGCACATATTAATTATATTATTAATAATGGGCTTGTTACACAATTAGAAACTGCAATGTTTGGAACTTATGCCACACATCAAACTCTCGAAAGATTTAAATTACTACAATCATCACTGAATGATGTGAATGAATATGTTACGTCACTCCTAAAAACACGCGTTTGGGTAAATTATACTGGTACAAAACTGTTAATTATTTTATTGGAATCATTATGTAAACAATTATTTGAAATATATGAATCTCTATTACAAATTAATCATTCAAGATTGACAGTCACTGTTAATTTTGATGTATTTGAACTCGCAATTAAACGTGAATTAAGTGAACTATTTAAATTATTTCCGGCTGATGGAACACTGTTTACTCCTATATTCTCTCTGCATATCGACGAACCAGATGCTATAGATATATGGCAACAACATGTTGGACAAACATGTCCAGTTATGTCATTTTCTAAATTTATCAATACAATTGTTATGACATGGGAAAATGGTACTGACCCACTTATGCACAAATATTTAGCACATCTATTTAATTTTCCACGAGATAATTTAATGACTGTTTATCGTTTTAGAGTACTTAATAAATTATTCGGTCCATACCAGCAAATTAGCCAAAATTTTAGAACGATAGTTATGACTGAAGGATGCGGCTTTGTTGGACTTATGAATAAAGTTGGTGCTGAAGAAACACTGACTCAGTTGTTACCAAAATTAAAAAACAATACTGTTCTTATTAGATTTAGTAGATGTTTACCCGAATTTTTCGCATTTACATCAATTGACATATCAACAGGTGCGTTAGATCATCGCAGAAACATAAATACACATAACAAATCTATACCAATCAAAGAATATATTTCGTTAATGTTTCCGAGACATGATATCGCATTATTAGATATGGATTCCGATGTTATAAATATAACATCCCCAATAACATTTTCAAAATTACGTAGTTATCCATATCACAGTCATTACTAAACTAAATTCTAAATAAAATTTTTTTAATCATTCGTTAAATTTTTTACATTATTCTTGAAAATATGTTCATACTCTTCAGGAACACGCGAAAGATACCACATATTTGTGCTCGTGAAAATCGAACCATCTAAACGTGTAATTGTGAATTTCCTTCCATCAAATCCTCTCATGAAAGGTGTTTTTTCATTACATACATTGTAAATATTTTTATCAAATACAATAAGATTCGGTTTACCTTCTTTATACTCAGTGATAATTTTTTCCCACCACGCACTCATACTAAATGACATTTTGATATTATTTTTACACTATATTCGACAATGCATTTTATTTTCATTTTTTATAACGGATTCGCAAACGTTAAATCTCTCTTTGCATGTTTACGAATCATTTCGCACATATATTCCACACACACTGGATCCATAACAAATTCATCCGGAAATAATGTTGGTTTTAATTTATCAATTAATTTCACACACGCAAGTCTACCATTTTTAAGTGCATCGAAATAATCTTTCTGAGAAATGGGAATATTATGTCTCAATAAACATTCGAGAAACTCTAAATTATTACCATTAATTATCTTGTTGTAAACATCATATGAATCTCTAAGTTCATCTTTCATTACATCAATATAACATTCGAATGTACCAAGATCACCATACGATATGATATCATTCAACATGAAAATCTCATCATCGTACGAACCAGAATTCCAATAATTTAAGCATTCACGCAAAATTTTTGGTTGTCCTATAGCATTTCTGACTATTTCTGTTGTAATATCAGAATATCCTCCACATTTCATAATAAGATATTTTAAGCACTCGAATGAACCATATACCACTGATATATTACAACAATTCTTCGTTATTGGTTCTTTTTTTTTATGCATGTATTGTAAACATAACATGTCGTTATATTCGCATATACGTTCACATGTTTTTTCATTCCAACCATATTTTGTTTTAATTCTCGCATAAAGTGACTCATCTATTATTTTTCTATATTGTTTACAAATTCTGTGTAGTTTTTGAATAGTCCCACCATTGCACATATTAAATACAAAAGTGAGTGTAAACTCATCCATTTATACTTGACAAACAAGTATAAAATATGTATGAGATATAATATTCATTTTTATTTCAACACGGTAAGTGGTAATATCCATTTTTATATTAGTTTTCAAAGATTATAATATATGTCTCTCTGTAAATTACCAAAGGGTTCAAGATTATTATTTGGTTCTGGTGGATCAAATACTATAATTGCAATAACACCAAAAAAAGAAGTGTTCAAATATTTCCCACTTATTATAACACCTGATACATCAAAAAAACAAATTATGGAACAAAAGAATTTTTTTAAACGTGAAATACATATTTTGAAATCACTCACTCGTGACATCATCGATGAAAATAAATCTCCTCATATTGTCAGAATAAATAAAAGTCATTATTGTAAAGATGTGCCAAAATCTTTCTTTAAAAACTGTGAAAAATATTCAAAATTTTTAATGCAAAAGAATCCTTCAACGAAACAATGTGATTATTTATACAGACATTATCCAAATATTCTAGGTGCTGGTATGTACATTTGTGATTTAGAATACTGTCCATCATCTTTATCAGATGCTATTTTGTTCATGATTAAAAAACCTATTACACAAATCAAAACATTTCTGGATGTTGTATTATTTCAAATTACATTTACACTCGAAATGATTAAACATTCATATCCATATTTTACTCATTATGATTTATTTATTCGAAATATTTTACTCAGCGAAGAACATTATGAAAAAGGAAAGTATATTCGTTATACATTTGGTCCAAGTAGATCATCATCAAGTGAACCATCGTCTCCTCGTTCTTGCACAGCATCTGATCGGGTAAGTTCGGGAAACTTATCACCACGTTGTCGTATCAAAGTATTTGATGTTCCAGCCGACAATGTTTTTATTAAAATTAATGATTTTGGATTAACACAATTAGATAAAAAAACACTTACTGAATTTACACCAATACAAACGTTAATTCACAATCCACGTCGCGACTATTTTAATATACTGTGGGATTTATATAATGGTGGTAATTTGGGTAGCCAGAGTCTTTCGTCATTAACGAAAAATGAAAACAAACAAAAATTCCTTAAAAAATATTTTTCGCAATTCATGAGTATCAAAATTCTTGATAAAATTGTCAAGAATAATAAAAAACAATATATTGATTGGAATTGGAATAATGCTCTCGATCCACAATTTTCGTCACTAGTTAAATTAGCAACTCCACAGCAAATGCTGGACTATTTTGTTGATATATTTCCAATGGATCCGAAACATGATATTAGTGAAGAATATGGCGTTTAATTATTTTTTATGTGTTAAAATATATTTTATGTGTATCTTAACTATATGCAAATGCCTTCAGTTGATACGACACGCATTCTTCTCGTACTAATTGTACTTGTTGCTATTTACATGATTTATTACTTTTGGAACAAAAATGAACATTATACAACACAAAAACGAATTCAATTAGTTAACCCCCGACTTACTTTACGACAAATGCAACTCGATCCAATTTCTGCGTATAACAATAACGCAATTATAGATCCTTTATTTTGAGTATAAATAAATTATTTGCACATACTTGTCTGTGTCGGCCATAGTGTTTTACTAATAATAAATACATCGGCATTATCACATTGTAGATATTCATTTTCCATATGTGTGACATGTTCACTAACGGTTTCATTTGGTAAATTATCACAATCATCTTCATAACATAATGTTCCTTTTGGAAAACCAAACAACATTTCAGCATCGTCATCAGAATCTAAATTTTTGTGACATAAAAATTTAATATCGAGTAGTGTGTGTAGTAATTCTTTATATGTGTATGGTGTCTTTTTTCTTGAAATAATATAATCAATTAAATTTGTAACATTTGCAATAAATGCATTATCCATATTCTCTTTATTTTCGATTTCGATAAGTTCTTTTGTATTAACATCATAATATACTTGACCACCTCCTTGAGAGACTCCTTGGACAATCATGATATAATAATGACCATTTGTTAGAGTTTCCATTGTTTGATATGAACTAAATGAGTTTATATCACATGTCGTAAAAAAATCATTTTTTTGTTATATTGTATCATTATGGATACATACATTAAAAAATCCACATGGCTTTACTATAGTGTTGTATAGGAAACTAGGCATAAACATATCGATATGAATTTTCGGGTTTAATTTAACGATTTGTTCAATAAGTGTAATCACAATGTTTTCATGACCATACATGTAAAATCCTTTGAGATGTACAAATTTTGTTGTTATAAATTCTGCTAATTCAAGTATTTTCGAACTCGACATATTTTCAATAATAACTGAAGCAATACTGAGATGTTCTAATGTTGGTGATACATATTTTAATTGTTCAAAAATATCATAATGTTCATTATATTTCCATTTTTCTATTTTTATTGCCTTTAGTTTAGTTAAATATGCAAACTGTGTTGCATCAAATGTTTTTTTCGGGTGAAATTCGAGATATTCAAGATTGTATAAATTTTTAAAACATGAACCGTCGAGTTTACCACATTCAAGATACTTTAATTTGTTCAAGTTCATTAGTGTTTTATCAGTAGCTGTCGAAAGCATTAGTTTTTCGAGTGGTGAATTATATATGAATTCCATTGGATCTTCACCATTATCACCACATCTGTCCATAACGAATGTTTTTAGATTTGATACAGAGTCAGGCTCGAATTCATATGGTGGTGGCGATGCACCAGTATTACAACACAGAAATTCTTCCAAATTTGGACAATTTATTTTTCCTTCATCCCATATACCACCAGTATGAAACACTTTCAGTTGTTTTGGTAATGGCATAACAACATTTGCATCAGTTTCGTCTTCAACATATATTTTTTCTATTGTATCTGGGAAACAGAAATTATATGTTCCGCAACATTCCAGTTCATCATTTTCATTGAGTAAATTTATTTCTGTAACATTGATATTTGAGTTTTCATTTATAAAATCTTGTACACACTGCCAACATCCACATATTTTTGTTTGTCGTTGTAAAAATATATCGATCGCATCATTTAGTCTTCTACATATTGACCGCAATAATGTTATGTTCTTATATGGTAATAATTTGAAAATATCACCAATAACGTATGAATCACATCCTAATAATGAGTCCATTGTGTATATATTTTATTATTTTTCATATACTTACATATTTATTATTCATTTTTTATCGACGACATTGGCATATACGTTATGTTAGTTAACATACCCTGTATCATTTCTTCATGTTCCATTTTTCCATAATCGGGTAACGAACATATTCGCAAATGTTCACTTACAGATTTATGACAATTAGTACAGTTTTGCACACCTTCAGCAATTAATAATTTAATTATTTCAGCACATTCTTTTACATTTGGACCATATTTCTTTAATTCTCTACATACTTCACATAAACCCCAATCTAAAAATATTTCTTGTTTATTCTGTTTTAATTTTTGTATCATCAATTTCACAGCTTCGATATGGCTTCCACTACATGCATATCTTAAACCATCATTGAATCGTGTTGCACCTTTAGATATCATTAATTCGATTATATCTAATTGACCACCTTCACATGCATAATACATTCCACCATTGGCATCAGGTATACCATGTTCGTACGTGTATTCGACAACATCTTTATGTCCACCATAACATGCCTTATACAGACCACGGTACAAAGAACAATCCTGTAAAATATTCCTAATATTCAATGTAAATAAGTATTCTACAATACGCAATTGTCCTCCCAAACATGCATATGTTAAACATTCACTTAAAACTTCTTGTTTATTAATTATATCAATATCAGCAAATTTTAATAATTCATGTTTTACTATCTTTAGTGATCCGTAGTATGATGCATTAACTAGTACTTTACACCATGGTGGTGAATAATATTTTGGTTCATAATCACATAAAATTTTGATAGTATTAAATGATTTACATAACGTACGTATTATACATCTCGTATCGATATTACAATATGAAACGATATATTGGAACGTATACATGTCAATATCCATTTTTTGTAACTATAAATGAAATACTATGATGTAAATAATTATTCAATTTTATGTGATTTCTAAACAAATCACATAATAACAAATAAATTTTCTATTTAGCATAGCAACATCACGAACCGATGTGCTCATCTTACTTTGCAATCTATAATTGCATCGAACCCCATAGCACTTTGCACGACAACACAACAGTCTTTATCTTTACTGTTTGTATTATCATTTTCTGAATCAATCATCATTTTTTTAATTTTGTTACACAAATTTTCATCAGCTGGTAACGTCAAATCATATCTGACTGACGAATCCACGTCATTCAGTAATTGTAGATGCCCATCATCTTCAATAAATAAAAGATGCATTAATGTTTTTGTCACATTTGGTACTTGAACAGATTCGTGACACATAAACATTTCTTCGTATTTCTTTTGTGTAAATATATCTTTTCCCGTAAAATGATATTTTGCTGATCCATGCTTACCCGTTTTACAAACTGCTATGTTACTGACTTTACATGGCTTTTTTTGCAAGAGAATGCAATCACCGATGTTTATATCAGTTGGCATTCTCGAGTAAGTTAGTGAGCACGTCGATTCGCTAGTTACGTATGCGCTGGATTCCATTTTATATATATGTAATATATTTTAATTTTATGTAATAAAATGCATTATTTGTAGTGATATTCAATTGGTTCATCACAATACGTACAAGTCAATTGTCCACCATATTTCTTTCCTATTATTTTGATAATTTCTGTATTACCTCTCTCACACGCTACACTCAGTATATAATTCATTTTACTAACTGATGCATCATGTAGTTCTGATATTTTAAGACGCATTATCCTACAATAATTATTATATGCACATCCCAAAAGTAATGTATACTTAGTATCAATGCCATACGGACTCCAAATGAATAGTCTGAGTTTTACAACATCAAATCGTTTACCCAATCGACGCAAAATATATTTTGTGTCAGGATCATAATACATCATTACACGCGGTAACGTAAATATGTTAATTACATCAATATTCATTAGAATACTGATATAATAGTTTTACAAATTATATAAATTATTGCATATAAATAAATATTCAATTTTGTTTTTTACATTTTCATTATTTCCAAAAACCAAAATACCACATCAAAACATTATCTTGGACATAATCCATCACAATAATTAATTTATATTTCTGTGTTGAAAGCATTTCAAGTTCTTTAATTGAATCACTTTCTGGATTTTTTGAATTGTCATGATGCTTACGTTTCTCGAGCATTATATTTATCATTTCATCGTGTTCTATTTTTTGAATGTCAAATTTATCATTTATATAGTAAATACCAGGTTCCTTAAATTCTATTTTTTGCGTGTTATTTTCACTACTCTCGTAACAAACACCAATTTCACAAAGTTTTTTTATGGTGTGAACAAATTTGTTAATTACACTAATTTTATTTTCATCACTTGTTCCGACAGGAAACTCATTCATGAATTTGTTTTCGAAATCAACCATATCTATTATTAATTATTAATATAGTTAATAACATATTATTTAATTTTCATTTTTTAATCTACTTCTTCAATTTTGGGCCCCGTTTTGGTTTGTTTTGCTGGTTTCTGTTCTGGCATTGGTTGCCCACTGGCATCAGCAGTTCCAGTTGGTTGTGCTCCTGCTTGATATGCTTTCATGATGATTGGTGAAAGTTTCTCTTCGATTTCTTTACGTTTTTCATCATAAGTTTCTTTTGATTCTTGCTGATGTTCGTCAAGCCATTTGATGGTGTCATTAACAGTATCTTCAATTGTCTTAACATCTTCACTTGGAATCTTCGCCTTCATTTCTTCAGTCAGTGATCTCTTGATTCCGTATGCGTATTGTTCCACATTATGCTTGGCATCAATTCTATCTTTAATCTTATTGTCGTCTTCTGCATATTTCTCGGCATCTGCAACCATCTTATCAATTTCGGCTTGTGATAGACGTCCCTTGTCATTCTTGATAGTAATAGTTTTAACTTTACCAGTTCCCTTCTCGACTGCTGTAACATTCAGAATTCCATTTGCGTCGATATCATATGAAATTTCGATTTGTGGTACACCTCTTGGTGCTGGTGGAATATCAGTTAGATCAAACTCTCCAAGTTTATTGCATTGACTTGTAATCTTACGTTCACCTTCGAAAACTTTGATTGTACATGCTGGTTGATTATCAGAATAAGTCGAGAACACTTGTGATTTCTTCGTTGGAATAGATGTGCCTCTCGGAATAATTGGAGTCATAATTTGACCTGCAGTTTCAATACCAAGAGTTAGTGGTGTCACGTCAATAACAACCATATCATTAAGTGCTTGTGCACTATCACCTGATAGAATGGCTGCTTGAATGGCAGCACCAGCAGCGACTGCTTCATCAGGATTAACTGACTTATTCAGTTGTTTTCCGTGGAAGTATTCACTGAGCATTTCTTGAACTTTCGGAATTCGTGATGATCCTCCGACTAGGATTACTTCGTTAATTCTAGTTTTATCCATCTTGGCAATCTTCAGTGCTTCATCAATCGGATCAATAGTTCTCTTGAAAATATCCATGCAAATTGTTTCGAATTTGGCGCGAGTGAGTGGCATTGATAGATCAACTCCATCACAAATATTATCAACTTCAATTTGCGACGTTGTTGCAGTCGACAGTGTTCTCTTTGCTCTTTCACATGCAGTTTTCAGTCTACGCATAGCTCTATTATTACCTGAAATATCTTTGTTGTATTTCTTCTTAATTTCACTGACAAAGTGAGCTGTTACGACGTTGTCGATGTCTTCGCCACCCAAATGAGTATCGCCTGCAGTCGATTTGACCTCAAATACCCCATTTTCGATGGAAAGGATGCTAATGTCATGTGTACCCTAGTATGTTATCGATAGGCTCTTTATCCTATCTTCTATGAGTTTCCCCATAGTCCAGACTATTTCTTCACCATTTACATATGGTGCCCTGCATTCGTGGATATTTCACCATGGAGTTTTTAAACTCTGTAGGTTACTTTATCTAGTCGTTGAACCTTCATCAACTTTAATTGATGCTTGGCTGCAGATTTCCGAGTCAACTATAACTATATTATTTTTACTGCAATATCTTTTTAATAATTTTTGTTGTTTGATTATATCTTTTATAACTATATGCGAATTTTTACTGAAATTATCAACACTGATCATAGCCCATGTATTTTTCCAGTTAAATGCTTTAAGTACATCATCTTTATTTGACAAATCAAAAGAATCTATTGGTGTAACATGATCAATATTCCAATACGTACCATAATTTTGCCATGTCATTTCTTTCGACATTGTGTATTCTATCCATTTTTTATAATTTTCAATGTCACATCCCAATAATTCTTTTGACGAATTACTCTTATTCTTGAGACATTTCCAAATTCTTTTTCTTAAATTTTCATATATTTTAAAATTTGGATCTGTTAGTCTTTTTTGTGCTTTATATTTTCTGATGTACTCATTTCGTGCTTTTCTATTTTCTGGGTTACTCATCCAATTTTTTTTGGAGAGTTTATTTTGTTCTTTTGTTTCAGCATAATAATCAGCCCAACGTTTGTGATATTTTTCTGGATCAGCTTCCTTTTCTTTATTTCTTCTATTTCGTTGAATTTCAGTTTCGCATTGTTTACATCGACATCTTTTCGATAAGATTTTTTGTGATTTACGTACAACTGTACAATTACCAAATAACGTTAAATCTTTTTCAATTTTGCAGTAAGTACACACTTTTGTTGTCATTTATATTATATCATGAGTGTGTCACTAGGTTTTATATAGTTATAATCTTATCTCCAATCTTTTTACTCTACCTGAATGATTAGTTCAGCCCTCATTATGTCGCCACAATGAGTTAGTAATTGGAGCTTCACGGGTTTCCTGCAATTAACAGGGTTCCTTATCGATCATTCCTCGATAAGTGAGGTTTTTCACCTCAGGAGGCAGTAACAAGTTTACCTCCAAAATCAAATACAAGTACATTCATTTCATTTTCGATCTTCTTATCAAGACCAAAAGCGAGTGCAGAAGCAGTTGGTTCATTAATAATTCTGAGAACATTAAGTCCAGCAATGACACCTGCATCTTTAGTTGATTGTCTTTGTGAATCATTAAAGTATGCTGGAACAGTAATAACTGCATTCTTAACTGGAGTTCCTAGATATTCTTCAGCTGTTTCTTTCATTTTCTTGAGAACCATTGCCGAGATTTCTTCTGGTGCAAATACTTTCTTCTCATTCATATAATCAACTTCGATATATGGTTTATCGTCACGCAAAACTGTAGTTTTGTCTGAGGCTGTGTCGCCTGTGGGCGACACAGCGTCACCTTTAGTAAATACTTTAAACGGCATATGTTTAATATCTTCTTGTACACCGCGATCTGAAAATTTTCGTCCAATAAGACGCTTAACATCAAATAGAGTATTCTTTGTATTACTAGCTACTTGATTTTTTGCACCGTCACCAACGAGACGCTCAGTATCTGTAAATGCTACAAAAGATGGGGTTGTTCTGTTGCCTTGATCATTAGCGATGATTTCTACACGATTGTTTTTCCATACGGCAACACATGAATATGTGGTACCGAGATCTATACCGATCGCATTGTTTGACATTATGATATATACACTACCATTACTGTTTCTCTTTATATTATTTTCGAACATTATCATTAAAAAAATAAAAAGCATCAAATTTTTCGATTGTAATAATATAAGTGAACAAATGGATGATGTTTACAAGCATAAATATATTAAATATAAAATGAAATATTTAGAAGCGAAAAAGTCATATTCTACCAAAATGAACGGTGGTGGAGGGTCTGAAACTTTTGATGTTTTTGTAGCAGAGGATGCTGTACATGAAGCAAATGTTCGTAAGTCGTTAGATGAATTGAAGCAGTCAATTATAACAATCGTTAACGAATTTAAATGTTGTTATATCGATTTTATAAAGAGTTATGATAAAATTAAAAATGTGTATGATTTTTGTAAAGAAAATAACATTGATTTCAATCAAATTATCGAACTAAATGGAAAATTTGCATCACAAATTCCGCTTAATACACAATACAAATTAGTACAACAAATTATACCATTTTTTGCTATTGTGGAACCACTCATGAAAAATGTATATGAAACCATACAGACAAAAGTTAATATAAATTCAATACGAGCTATCGGAAATAATATTCCAATGTCGACCGTATATGATCATTACGTACATAATTATTTGGGTATTGTGACAATAATTTGTAATGCATATTTCGCATTAGGTAAGAAAATGATATCTCAAATACTTCAAAACAATAAAATGCCTTATTTCAAACTTAATGTTGTGGATAGGTTGGACTTTTGTGATAAACAAGTACAAATTGATTGTTTATTGTTGACATTATCACAAAAAATTGCTCGTTTTATATTACCCGTCGATGAAATGTTAAAAACATTAAAATTAAAAGATACATGGTCATTTCAATATTCTCAAATAAAACAAATTAATGATGGATTAAAGAAAGATTTATTGGCTACAAATGATCTCGTACGATTATTGGAAAAACAAACTATTAAAGTATCGGGTTTAAGTTGGATCGAAATTAGCTTAAAACAATTTAGTTCTAAAGAAACAGAAACAAAATTAGCTTCGTCACTTTTCTGTAAACAATGTGAAACTTCTGGTAATGTAAAACAATGTTGCACTGGTTTATGCAAAAAAAGTGGTTCTTCATGTAAATATTCTCCTAAACAACCAGCGAAACGCGATGACAAAGAAACATTATCGATGAATAGTGATCAACAGAGTTTCGTTATTGAAAGAAAATCACCATCACCACAGTTACCACCACGATCACCATCGGAAATTCTGAGAGTTCCAAGCCCGACAGGTCGTCACACACCACCACCGAGAGTACCCCCAACTCCTCCAACAAAAGTACAAAAAGATACAGGTAGTTTACCTTATGTGTCACCGTCTCAGCATATGCATAGAACACCCCCAATATTATTACCTCCCCCTGTTTTGGCAAAACATTAGAATCCATATTATAATTCGATTATTTCGGGACTTCGTTTTGTTATGCAATAAAACAATGAATAAAAAAAATGAAAATGATAACTGATTAAGTTTCTCAATACATTTAAATAATTACTTTCAAACTAAGCAACAAGCTTACAGCTACCAACCGAACCTTTCGTCAGAAATGAGTGCTCATACTCGTGGTCGCAAACCAAGAACCGCACAACCATTTTGCACTAACTGCGGTGTTAACCTCCCTAACCCCGGCAAGTCGTGGTGCCAATCATGCTGGTTGCAATCACTCGCACCGGTACCAGTACTCATACCAGTACAAGCACCGGTGCCAACGCGAGTCCAGGCACGTGTACCAGTATCAGTACACGTACCAGCATCGGCACCAGCACCAACGCAAGTTCAGACGCGCGTCTCGCCATCTGGACATTGCCCTGTATGTAAACGTTGCAATAAGGCACCTGGCAAGGCATGGTGCAAGATGTGTTTTGTTGAGTGGACTTCTGGCAAGACCTACAACTGCGCGTGTGGCAACCCAATCGTCGCCTTGTACTTGGACCACACTAGGTGCTACAAATGCCAGTAGAACTCACACTTTCTTTAGTCATCTGTCACAAGAGGCTATCTTACATATTTAAATTAAACAAAGTTAGCATATATTATTTATTTTTTTATGTATCATATCTATATATTTCGTTATTGATTTACCGAAATATTTGTTCCAATTAAATTCTCTATTATATTTGTATAAAATATATTCTTCATCTTCTCCACATTCATCATTTACATCAAAAACATAAAAATCACTATTGTCTACCGTGTATTTAATTGTAGGCCATTCGTCATCTTCAAAACTTCTACATGAAAATTCATATTTAGTACATATTTTACCATAAATTTTTTTAAAATTTTGATAAATTATTTTGTCATCAAATAACAACGTATCGTGTTCTGTTACAAATACATAATCTTTGTCGACACATTTTATTATTTCCATAGTAAATGTATCATCATTGTTAAAAATAATAATACAATGATCATTTTTTCCGTATACATTTTCAATCATATAACTTATTGGTTGACTATCAATATAACATCCATGTGGTTTCAATACATAGATATCCAATAAATGTAACCATGTTATGAAGCATGAAATATGTCCCCTTATAGCATCATAACATTTAAGTGTGTCGATTCCATTATTACCACCACCGAAGTATGCACAATTAGATGTTGCATTAATTGTGTCATAATAATCATAATCACCATACTTCCATTTTTTTAATTCTTTTGAAAGAGCACAACATAATTTATTAAATAATTCTTCATCCATATGTGTTCCATTAATTTTGATTTCAGATAGAATGTTATAATAGATACCCATTTTGAATTATATACAAACATATAATTAAATATCAATAAATCAATTTTTTACTCAAAACTCTTGACCAATGCGGCAGATATTATATTTAATGTACTCTTCCCACCGGTCGAGAAAATTTCAGAATATACAACTCTTTTTGGTAATCTGTTTAATTTATTTAGATATGTAGATTTATCCAAACCCATCGATTGGTAATTATGGGGTACGTTATACTGTGTTGGAGAATTTTCTCTGACGGCAATTTGATTTGATAATCCGTCAGTTATAGCTTTCATAACACGCGTTCCAATATTTTCATTCATTAAGGCATCTTCTATTTTTAATCCTAATTTAGACATATCAAGATCCTTCAAAACATCTTTTACTTTATATTTTGTAGAACTATATCGTTGATATGCTTTTCCCAATAACTCATTATTTAAATAATATTTATGACACCATTGCGCTATATCTTTATTCTTTTCTCCTTCTGAATCTTTTTCTTCACGATGTTTTACATACTCACTAAATATTTTGAGTAAACTGACGTGATCTCCAGACGAACTCTTAAAATGATCTACGGCATGCATAAACTTCTTTTTAATATCCTTATTTGCATGTCTAGGTGGTTGTCTGAAAACTTCCATTAATTTATTATGACATATTTCGGTCATAATGAAAACACTTAATACTTCTCTATAACATTTATACGCATATCCTAAAATAATAGCAATACCAGTATTGGGTTCCATACCAATTTCCGCAGAAACTTTACCTAATTCAGTAATTTGTCCTTTAGTATCAATAATATTAAGTTCTCTGAATTGTGATTCAACTGAATCAATATATTCTGATTTGGGTGGTTCGATAAAACTATTTAAAATTTTTACTAATTCTTTCATATTTCCGATTGTTTCCATACTCAACATACGTAAACATTCATCGCTAATATTACTGGTTCTGATTGATGGTTCTGGAAATTTAGCCATTTCCATATCAAACATTTGCTTTGTATATAAATGATAACATATTCCTGGTTCAGTTCTTCCGGCACGACCCATACGTTGTTTTGCTTGTGCGACTGTTATTAGTTTCTTATCTAAACATCTCGCACGTAATTTTGGATCATACGAACTAAAATATTCGAATCCACTATCAATAACATATTTTATTCCGTCTATAGTAATAGATGACTCGGCAACATTAGTCGCCATGACTAATTTTCGATGTTTACCTGTATCTTTGTATTTATTTCTATCTTGTGCTAATACTTGTCTATCATGACGTATACCTGCATATACTTCAATACAATATAAATCTAGTTTGTCTTCATCAACCATACTACATATACTATTTGTATCACTTACACTCGGAACAAAAAATAAAATATCATGAGCACCTTCATTTGACAAATCATCAGTGTCGACTATTCTCTTTATAATTTCATATCCTTTCGTCATATAGTCTTGATCTGAAATGCGTTGATTCAGAAATATGGATTCAATTGGGAATATACGATCACCTTCCAGATTAAAAACATCGAATTTATATGATTTATAATATTTCTCGAATATGGAACTATCAATTGTTGCACTCATTATAATCACTTTCAAATCTTCTCTTAGTTTTAATGCATTTTTCAATAAATATAACAAAAAATCAATTTGTACTTTTCTCTCATGTGCCTCATCAATAATTACTACATTATATTTAGTTAATGCTGGATCTTTCATGAGTTGTGCTACAACAGTACCATCCGTGGCATACAATAATTTTGTCGCATCAGAGTTTTTACTTTCACCTCGATATTGATATCCTATTTCTTTTCCTAATTCAACATCCATTGTAGCTGCTGCGTATTCTGCTGCAGATTTAACAATAATTTGTTTCGGCATAGTAACAACAACTTTACCATCATAGTCAAGTGTATGTAAAGCTAATTTAGGTAATAATACTGTTTTACCTGATCCCGTAGATGAAATAATAAGTAACACTTGATTTTTCTTAATTAATTTGATAATTTTTTCTGTATGCTTGTATGCTGGTAATTTACTCCATTTTTTAGCTAATGCCTTATAGTTGTCACTATATGGCTTATCATTGAGCGGATTAAGATTGGATCCTTCAGTGTCCAATATTCCTTTATTTTCCATATAAATTTAACTATGAAAATAAATGATTGTCATAAAAAATGAAATTTTAAGATTATTCAACTAAGCATATAGTAATTACATTCTCACATATGTTTTCGACATCTAAAGTTTCTCCAAACGCGTCGTGTCCATGTGGGAGTGGTAAAAAATTCAAAAAGTGTTGTAAAAATAAACAGTACATTTCATGTACCAATACAATCCCATCACAAACCATTAACAAATTTTGTATGTTATTTTGTTGTAAAGAATTCTTTGACGCACTTGAAATGTTTAAAACCGGTACAAAAATATTGTTCGATGGTCATTTACGAAACAGATATTTTGTAAAATTCGAAACTGCTGATGTGAATATTATGAGAGATTATTCTCAAATTATCACAAAAGAATGTTCGATGCATGTTATCACTGATAGCGAAGAAGATAATGAATCGATACATCATTTCGGTCTTTTACTCAGAGAAGAACCGCCATATTGTGTGTTAGATGATTCACATGTTTGTATTGACAGATGCAATTCACCCCATTTAAGTCTTTGGGAAAAAATGCTATGTGCTCCTCTCGCATGTGAATGTATAGACCCACATTGTCCGAGTAATTGTGCGTGTCAAACACTATTACAATTTATATTAAATAATCGCGTTAAATTTTATCAACAATATAAAACAGATCCGGCAAAATATAAACAAATGTACATACAAGCATGTGATGAGTATGACAGTCCACTACCAGAATTTTTACGTGTTGATTATTAGCATAAAACTATTTTTTTATTTATCAAATATATACACGTATAATGGAAAAAAAATATTTGATCATTGGAGGCGTTGGATTAGCCGTAATAGTTCTTTTACTAATTCTATTTTTAGTATTTGTTATTTTGTATGCGACGAGTTCAAGTACACCAGCTACCACTGGTAAAAAAGAACAAGTTACTCCACCAGCTACCCCCCCAGAAACTCCACCAGAAACTCCACCAGAAACTCCACCAACATCTCCACCAGAAACTCCACCAGCAAAACCTGAAAATCCACCATTACCAGCAAACACTGTGACATATCAAACGTATGCGGCAACTAATTATGTGGGTCAAGGTGATATATCAAACAAAGATGGTGATGTTGAATCATGTAAAACTGCTTGTGATGCTATGACAGGCGATGCTGCGTCCACGTGTAGTGGATTTGTATCTCGTGATAAACATTGTTGGTTCAAAAATAATACTGTTAAAACACCATCGTATGATACGACAACAACATATTATTATAAAGGTTCTGCACCACCTGGTCCAGCAACAGCACCAGTCGCTGGCGTGTATAATACATATGCTGGTGTTGATTATGCCAATCAAGGAGATATTTCTAACACAGATGGTAATGGTACAACTTGCCAACCATTGTGTGATGCAACACCTAATTGCGCAGGATTTGCAGCTACTGACACACATTGTTGGTTTAAATCTGCTGATGTAAAGACACCAAATCTCAATCCAGCACTGACATATTATTACAAAGGTACTCCACCACCACCACTGACAAATGCATGTGCTAACGCTCCTAGCGCAACTGGTAAATGTCCTCAAACTATGACAGCACCAGTTGGTAAGTGTACTGTAAATATGCAAGATGACGGAAATTTAGTAGTTTATAATGCAGCTGGTAAAGCAGTATGGGCATCAAATACTAATGGGAAAGGAACAGGTCCGTATAGAGCAGTTATGCAAACAGATGGTAACTATGTCGTATATGACTCGACAAATAAAGCTTTATGGGCATCTGGTACTTATGGAAAAGGAACCCCTCCATATTTTGTTATCATGCAAGATGATTGCAATCTTGTTGTTTATGATAAAAATAGTAAAGCTACATGGGCAACAGGTACTTATGGAAAATAAAAATTGAATGTTCGACTATTTGATAATAATATTAAGCACATTATTATCAAAAAAAGATGGAAGTACCAACACTGTGTTGTGTTTCACCAGTTCCGATTGCTGCAGAACCCAGCTTACTATCACATGCATATCATATAACAGATGAACATATCGGTTTGAATCTGGGTGGTGTGATTGGAAAAATAATCCATAGAATTAAGTATGAAAATATCAATACTGTATTGATAAGTGTAATGAATAATACTTGGTATGGAATGTTTACTGTCCCAAGTGCTGTTGGTTTCTCGACACCAGTATCTCTTCTAAAAGGAGCATATCTACAATTTAGTTCCAGATGCACAATGCCAAAAGATACATTAATTGTTCAATATAATGAATGGGCAATGAATTTTTCGGGTACTGGTGTTCGTCATCCAGAAAAAAATATAATGACGAGTGATAAAATAACGTGTGATATCTGCACAGAAGATTATCGTGTTGGTGATGAAGTTTATTCTTTGGATAGTTGTGGACACATGTTCCATCAAAAATGTATCAATGACTGGATCATGAAACAATGTGAAATGTGTGAACATCTCGGCGTAAAGTCTTTTAAATTTCATTGTGCACACACTGCATCAACATTACATATTAGTGCAACAAAATGTCCATTATGTAATAAAGAAACAAATGTTTGAATCAATAAATTCTCATAACAGCTTTCACACTATCTTTTTTGAGAAATATACGATTATTTTTTTTAGTAAATTCCCACAATTTTTTGATATTGTCATCAGAATATAGTTCAGCTAAATATTTTTTTTGTGCATCAGTTAGTTTTATGTTACTCATATAATTCATTTGTCCAATAGCAATAATTCCAGTTGGTGGTAATATAGGCAATACATCTTTAGCCAATTTAACTGGATCTGATAAATATGGTTCCATCATAATATTTACATTGAAGTCATGATCTCTTAATAATTCGATTACTTTTATTCTTTCCTCAAATGTTGATGCGTATGGCTCATACTCTTTTAGAATTTTATTATCACTACTCGTAAGTGTAATAAAAATCGACATTTTTTGTTTGTATGTGGCATCAAGTTTCTCTATTTCGTCAACAATAAGTTTCATCGTTTTTAATGTTGGTTTTGTCGCAAAAAATACTTCATGACCAGCATCGATTATATTCTTACATACTGATACATAACTAATTGCATTTTCATAGAAAATATCAGACGATGATGGGAAAAAAATCATACTTTTGATATCTGTTTTTTTCCATTTTTTATTTACTTTTTTAACATCCATTGCCAGTGGCTCATCAATACTTGTTGGTGTACATTCACGACCCCAACGTGCAAACATTGGATCAACATAACAGTAAACACATTTGTGTTTGCATGCGACATCAGAACGACGTATATTATATGAACACGTACCCCATTGCCATTGTCCTTTTAGTCTCTCACTGACTTGTTCACTATATTCTTTTTTAGTAATTTTTTTACTAACAAATTTTTTCAATAAATTTTTATCATAAGTATTTTGTATTTTGATCGCATTGGCAATACTGGTTTCTGTTTCGAGTAGTTTGGCGAGTGTTGGAGGAACTGTCATTTATAAACTCTTAAAAAATAATGTCTTTAGATTGAAATTTTCATTTTTAGTGCGTAATTATAATATGATAATTGTATGTGTATATATTACTGTTAAATGGAAACTCCCAACGTTAAACAACTGATAGAAAAAGAACTTGATGAAAAAGACAATGTTGAAAAACTAATGTTTGCTCGTGAAACTCCGAAAGAGTTAGCAACAGTTCCATTATTTAGTGTATCTGGTGAAAAAGTAACTATAAATATACAAGATCAAACTATTACAACTGATGACAATACATCTTCAAAACTTTCTCCAGACGAACACAAAATGTATTATCGACATCTCAAACAAACATATCAAGATGATACATATGCAAAAATGGCTAAGGAACCATATGTTGAACCAATAGTCGAAAGTACTGATTCTATCATTCAAAAATTAGAAAAACGTGTACTCGAACTAGAAAAATTTATTGGTTTCAAGAGTGACGGTTTTGCTAATCAAATATGTAAATGTGGTGAAATTGCAACTCGTCACACTCTTTCCGGGAGTGGACGTCATGAGACGTCCACTGACGCAAGATTCTGCTTACAAGCAAAATCTTCCGGAAATGAATGCTATCCCCCTGAAAAGATATATGTGTGTGGTAAATATCCTGAGTGTGAAATTAAACCAGTCATTGTTGTAGAACCAACAAAAGAAGAAATTGCATACGACGATTTTAAGAAACAAGTTGCTCACCGAGCAGGTATATCAATCATACTTTTCTATTCTCGGGAAGATCCAGTATGCAAAGAACTCATGAGTGAAACTACTTCAGCTGTGTGGACTACTATTAAGAAAATGCATGAAAAACACTATGCTATTCTAATTATGGAAATTGACGATTCTGACAATAATAAAAAAATTCGTGATGTATGTGGTGTACAATCATATCCAACAATTGTAAAATTTATGAATGGTCAATATAAAAAATTTAATGGAGATATGAGTGTACATAATATTGAACAATTTATTTCATCAATGAGATTTTGATGTGTTAAAATTATGTTTTATCGTTTGTTATATATTATTTTTGTATGAAGTATCACGCGAAACTACGTTTCGCCTGATAGGCGAAGCATAGCTTCGCGTATCACACTCAACAGAGTTGACCATGATAGGCGAAGCATAGCTTTGCGCATCACAATAATTTATTCGATACGTAATATATATTGATATACTAATGTTAAAACCTAAAACCATACATAAACCTCCACAAAAAAAAATAACATTTGAACAATTAATAAAAAATCTCGAGAAAATTAGGGAATATATCAAAGAAATAGATGGTAATATTCCACTGGTTAGACAAATTATTGATGCTATGTATCAACATATAACAGACATACACGTAACGTTAGAACAACTTTTAGAACAAGTCGATCAAACCGTGTTACAACAAGTTCCACAAAAAACAATTGTTCCGCCAACAGGACATATTGACATTCCGATTGAAACATACACAAAGATTATTTCAACACTTGTGCAGGATGCGAATGAATTGTTAAAATTAATTGTTGAAATTCCTAAAAAATTTTCTGACGCAGAAATAATCAAAATTGTTGATGAACATGAAAGATATTTTGGTATCGTAATGGAAATACGTGAAACGCTCAATACTACATGTGAACAATTACTTTTAATTAACAAATTACGTTATATTCCTGAAAAGGTCATCAAATCAATAGCTGAACTAGATGCGAATATTGGTAAAGCTCCGGCTCATGGAACGGATGGAACAGGTAAAAGACTTCAATTAGCCAGGTCATTACATTATCGTGAATTATCACTCAAAAAACTCAATCCGGAATTATTATTCAGTAATTATATTATCGATGATGTCGGATCTTATGTAAATAATTGTTTTTTCTTTAGTTTGGCAATTGCAGCTAAACGAACAAAACACTTGGCAAAGATTGCGTCAATTTTTGGAGTTAGTAGTCAAATTGTTGCTGACATTAATACACAAAATGATAAATTAAATACACAAGATAGCGGGAAATACAGGTTTGCCATGACGTTACGCAAATTATTAAACAATAATAAATATATTGTCGATAAATACATTGATCTTATTTTTGTATATTTTGATCCGGCTGCATATGAAATTTCTGAATTTGATTATATTTTGACTTATATGAAAAAAACACGTAAGGCGAATCAAACAGAAACAATTTACGATAAAATATTACGATATGTACAATGGAGAAATTCTATTAGTCTCGATAAAACAAATGATTTGATATCCGATGGTAATAAACGACCATCTGGAGAAGATTATTTTGCGTATTTACAAAGATGTTCAAAAGATAAAAAGTATGCGAAAAACTTTAGTGGTACTATTCGGACTGATATATCAGATATCAATGAAAGTATTCGTACTTACTTGAGAACATCTTATGTCGTGGATATGGTTAATGGAGCCGATCAAGTTACTGGTATTGAGATTGGTTATTTCTTGGGACGAATTGAAAAAGAATGTGGTGTGGTATGTTGTATTTTACAACAAGCTGGTAATAAATTGATATATAAAAATAGAAACCCCAGTAAAAGTTGTGGTTTATTTATATTTTATAATGGCGTCAATCATTATCAGACATTAATTGCTAGACAAACAGGTGGATCCTTCAATAATTTAGACGATTTATATTACAAAAAATACTTAAAATACAAGCAAAAATATATACAACTGAAAAATATGTTATGAAAGATACAAAAAATGAAATAAAAATGAAAAACATTACATATAGATAAAACGCTCTAATATATTAAATGTCATTGACCGATATATCATTACACTCACCTGAAAACTTCACACTGGAATATGACAAAAACCCATACAGAATTTATGACTGTATAAATATTTACAATACTGATAGCTCAAGACCTATGCAAAAATATATGTTTATGGTAAACGATGCGAAGGTTCTCAGTCACTATGATTCAATTCTTACTATTTCGATATCTACAAATAATCCAGAGAATGAACAAATATATTCTTTTATTAGGAATCTTGAAAAAAATATAGGAACGCATCTACATAAATTATGTAAATCAAATTTTAACAAATCGACATCAATGGTATCAATTTGTTTGTACTCAAAAAATATTCTGGTGTATGATGATGATAACCATGAAATAAATATTCCTAAATTACAATATGGTCATCAAGTTTCAGTTATTATTAAATTAGTACAAGTAATTAGTGATGAAGAAACTTGCACTCCTCTATGGAATGCAATACAATTAAAAATACATAAAGATGATGAAAATATTTGTATGTTTTGTGAACCAGTTAAGCATCCCAAACTTAGTCCCCCACCACCACCAAAATTTTTTGATGGTATCCCAAATTTAACAGGTAAAAAACCAATGGAAAAATTAACATTCGATAAACCAACTAAATTTGCACCATCTGTTACCGATATATTACAAATTAAAAACTGTTTACGAAAAACTGATCCACCAACACCAAAGTGCGCAATTGAATTAGGAGATGTGAAACAAAAAACAGAAGACGTTGCTGAAGAAACTACACCAATCAAAAAGAAAAAGAAACGTTCAACAAAAACAAAAAAATGAAAAATTAATCGAATTACACGATTATCGTTTATTTACGAGTATATAAAATATGACTAAATACACTCTTCCAGCTGGTAGATACTATATTGGTGATATTTGTTATGCTCTCAATGAAGATATTTATTATGATTTCTGGTGTGAAAAAAATAATTTTGCCGATGGTAAATATGTTTACAAAGCACATAATTTTGTAGTTAATAGTACTTACTATGGCGATGGATATTATTCAAGTAATTCTGTTGATGGAATGTGTTATGCTGTTGATGCCGGAGTTATCGGTATGGTTCATGAAAACCTCATTGACAAAAGTAAACACAGTATACACCTCGGAACTATGCACACGTTCACTGATGACATAACATTTGAATATGTAGATGGTACCTTTATGATCGATTGTGATACTGACAACTTTCATCTTAAAATTTATACAAAATCTGGCCCATGTGATGAACCAGATTTCGTATGTGAGTGTTGTGATAGTGATGATAGTGTAAAACTCAACTTAACATTTTGAATTTTCAAACTCTGCTTGTGGCAAAGCTACAAGCAAAGTTGTAAATGATTCATAAAATATTTGTTTATAAAGATATATAAATTTATTCACTTATAATTACTGGAATGGATAAACTATTTATGGTAACTGTAAAAGTAGCAATCATAGATCATGAACAACAATTCAAAATTAGATGCAAACCTTCTATGACTATGAAAGAAGTATATGATAAAATAGCATCCAAAATAAATCTTAATGATTTTATTCTAAAAGTTAATGATAAAAATATCGATGATAGTGTTACTCTTTTACAATGTGATGTAGTAAATCTAAAAAATATTGATGTTATTGAAAAACCTATCGAATCAAAAAACATAACAATACTTGTCTCAAAATTAGCAGAAAAACCGATAAGCATCACTAATATATTCCCCGATATGTCTATCAATGATTTTACAAAACATATCGAAACAATAATAAATATTCCCAGTGATAAACAAAAACTTGTATTTAATCAAATTATTCTAAACAAATCAAAATCTCTTTCACAATATAACGTAATAAATGAATCAAAAATATTTGTAACGATACTTAAATAATTTTCATACTTGACTTTTATGATTGATTGTAACAGCACATGTATGGCATAAACATACATGTCCACATTCTGGTAAAAATACTTCACATGGACGTTCCATACACACCGAACATTTAATTTCAATACCAAATAATTTTGTTTGGTTAGTAGGAATAATATTTATTTTTCGACATATCGGACATTCTACGTCTATTGCAGTACTAACTTGTTGCACTTGAGGAATTTGTTGTAAATTTGCTTGTTGATGTTTCTTACTAATAATAAGTACTCTTATACATATAAACATCCAAACTACGACTGCTCCAATCGATGCTATAGCTACTGATGTAGCCGGAAAATTTTTATCGTTTGAAAATCCAAACAGTGTCATTCCAATGACAAAACCTAAAAATATTGTATGTAATACGCAGGAAATTATGATGTCTGCATACTTATGCATTTCTTGTATGATTTATTGTATATGTCATAATAAATCATATACTTTTCATTTTTTACTAAAAAAAATCATTTATTCGTTGGTGTTGGTACAATTAGTATACAATCATGTTCAGTTTCATCGTCATAATCATCATCCGTATTTTTATTTACTTCCATTATTTCCATAGTGGCATTCGGATAAATTTTTCTTATGTATTCAAAATATTTCCAAATAATCCATACTTGTTTACGACTTAATTTTTTTATTTGTTTCGTATCAAAATTAAGCCAAATTTCGCTAAGATTTGCTGTAAACGTATTACCACCCATTGTACAACTAACTGTCGTATTAATGGATGCAATTTTTTCACCACCAATATCGTTCCATTTTTGACTTACTTCAGCATCAATCATTTTTAATAATGTATTTAATATAATATATTATTGTTCAATAATCATTTTTTTACATATTTATATGAATGACGGTGCCATATCGTCTTCATTTGCTTGTCGGATATGATGTAATTGTCCGCCATATTCTTCAAACACACTTTGAAAACTAGTATTACATAAATCGACTAATTGTGTGTATTGTTTCATAATTGAATCTTGTTCTTTTTCATTTAACGAAAGCGTTTGTTGGAGTGAATCTACCATCGCTAAATAAATATTGAGAATATCCGCATACAAAAATGATACAGTTTTTTTAAGAGTTATGTGATATACACGTTTACTCCATAATTCTTCTGTTATTTCGTTCAATAAATATTTAATTTGTAACTCTTGTAATGATTCATTAGTGGTTACAATGATATTTTGTTCGTTATATTTTTTTCTTTTCAAGAGACGAACAGCATTACTGTCATCCCACAAACAACGAATAGTATTTTTTTGTAATTTTCCAATAACATTATCCTTTTTAATTTTATCTTTGTATAATGAAAATTCACGTGTCGCATCACACACTTCAGATTTTGTTTTCACATCTCTAACAGGAACATTTTCTGAAAATCTTTGTAAATGGAGATAATGTCCATTAGAACTAGTTTGTGTTACTACTCCACTAACCCAATCAAAATGTGTACGGCAATTAGTACAAAACATGTGATTACAACCCATTGTCCTAAATATTGTCGCACAACATTTCGGACACGGTTTGCTATCACTCATCAGAAGTGCAATTGATTGTAAATCTTCTATTTTACACACATGCTCACTATTTTTCTTTTCACGACACTTTAAGCATATTTCAGTTTTACAAATACAACACGTACCTTTTTCTATGAATCCTCTACAATCCTTCATGGGACATGGAAATACTGCATTAACCATTTTTTCAGTTGTTATTTTTGGTCTTTCTGGTACTGTGGATCTTATACCAAAACGTAGTTTTTTATGTTGTTCTCTAACTTGTTTTTCCCAGTCGACGAGTGGTTGTACAACTTTTAATGTTTCTTTCTGTTCTTTCATTAACTCTTCAATAATTTTTGGCGTTAATACTTTAGTAACAAATGTTTTTCCTAAATGCTCAATAATAAAATTTCGTTTAAACTTCATATGACACGCCATACATTCATCTTTTTCAAATTTCTTTTGACAAGTCACACAAAATATGTTATTACATCCCGGACATATAATTGGTTTCTTTTTAGATTCATATTCACAACAACATATACTGCATTCGTATGCGTTCATTATCAGATAGTGTATAATGAGATAAAGTTTTATTATCTTATGTATTATACTGATTCATGGAAAACAAAACTATTAATATTGCTCAACCAGGTGTAGAAGAACTTGCACATCTATTGGTACAAGCATTTTCAGAACATATAGAAGAAATTAATGAACCTGAAGAAATTGAAGGTATTGAAGAAACTGATGAAGTAAAAGAAATAAATGAACCGGAAAAAATAGAAGAAGTAAAAGAGACCGTAGAAGTAAAAGTGGCTGAGGAAGTGACAGAAGAAAAGAAAGAAAAGAAAGAGAAAAAAGAGAAAAAAGAGAAAAAAGAGAAAAATAAGAAAGATAAAAAACCAAAAACAGTCAATCTCAAAGAGAAAGTCCCAATAACACTATTCGATTATCAAAAAGTTCATGTTGATGTAATGAAACGTATTCTTGACGAGAGTCCCTATGCTTTTGATTTTTCTATGTTAGGTACAGGAAAAACTTATTCGACTTGTTTTATTTATGATGAAAATATTAAGAAAACATACAAGCATTTAGTAATTATTGCACCAGTATCAGTCAAAACAAAATGGAAATCTGTAACAACTGAACATAGTATCAAAATAGATAATCTCATTAGTTTTTGTGAAGTTCGTACAGTTAAATTTAAGCAACCCAAACATGGATTATTGACGAGAAGAGATTTTATGAAACCGATGCAAATGGAAAATGGTTCAATTGTTGATATGGAAAAGACAGATTTCGCATACACACAAAAATACTTAGATATGATAAAAGAAGGTACATTGTTAGTTATTGATGAAATTCAAAATGTAAAGAATATGAATAATCAATTGGATGCATGTAAAGAATTAATCAGACCCATAATTGAGGCATACAATCAAGACAAAAATAGTCCCTCAAGAGTCGTATTATTGAGTGGAAGTCCGATTGATAAAAAAGTACAAATTGTACATTTTTATAGATTACTCAATATTATGGTAAATGATCGTTTATCAGTTTATAATCCACAAACACATGAAATTATGTGGCGTGGTATGAAAGAAATTGAGGAATACTGTGTTAAAAATTTTAGTAAAGTAAGAGCAGATGAAATAAAACAATCTATTGGTATGGATCCACGTTACCCATCATATTACGGATGGATGTTAGAAAGTTATTGTTATTCTTTATTCAAAAAATTAATCATACCAAGATTTAGTAATGCGATGGAACCTATCAAAATTCCAGTAGCCATCACTAAACGTAATGCTTATTATGCAATGGGTGATAAAAAAAATACTGCGTTGCTCAAAACTGGTGTTGGATTATTGAAGAAAGCTACACGATTTAACCACGAAAATCAAACAGTTGATATGGGTCATAATGGTGCCGAGAGTTTACGTGGTGTGACACGTGCACTTATTTTAATCGAAACATCAAAAATTAAATTATTTGCTCGTGTTGCTAAAAAAGCATTAGACGCAAATCCAAGACAAAAGGTTGTTATCTGTGTTAATTATACAGAAACTATTAATGATTTGATTGCATTACTTTCTAAATATAATCCTTTAAGATTAGATGGTAGTATGTCTCATATTAGACGTGGTGAAGTACTGAGAAATTTTCAAGCAGGAAATACAGTAAACAGACTACTAATTGGAAATATAACTGTTTGTAGTTCGGGTATTGATTTAGATGATCAACATGGAACTTATCCGCGCTTATGTCTAGTAAGTCCAAATTATTCTACTATTTTATTATATCAATTAAGTCACAGATTCCACAGAATTAATACAAAATCAAATTCGTTGATTCATTTTGTTTTATGTAAAGAAGCAACTGAGTTACCAATTTTAAATGCACTTGCTAGAAAAAGTAATGTGATGAAAGAAATAACAGATAGTCAAGTAAAGAATGGTGTTATTTTTCCAGGGGATTACCAGAGTTGGTATGAGTAGGATATGCTGGTTTCCAATTAGTTTGTTCATGTTTCTTTTTTTCGATCGATATTCTCAACATTTCTTTTAATGTAATATTCTCATTTAGGAGATAAGTATATTTTTTTGTAATCGCGTCAAGTGGATCGACTATCTTTCTTTTCGTGTTGATTATATCGATTGGATGTGTCGAGAGTGAATGTGAATCATCTGATGACATATATGATATGTTTGTATATCATATATGTGAATATTTTTATGTATTTATAGTTGTGATAAGATATATCCAATTATTGGCGTTATGAGTGTCGTTGCGGTGTATGATAGTGTGTGTGCTGCTGATATTATACTATTAGATAGATCAGATGATGTAATATTTGTTTCGTTGGATGAAACACTGTCACCGCTCGAAGAAAAATCAGTTTCATTTTCATCATCGTAAACATTATAATGGTTCTGTGTGTCGGGTATTTGTAAATGCGTCACGGCATAAGCAAATGACAACTGCGTCAGATGTGTTAAGATAATGAGTGCCGTGATTTTGGACATTATATATTTATACAACAGAAATAAAAATTGTTATTCATATCTATGTTTACCACAATGCATTTTTAAGTTCCGTAAATTCTTGTATATGTTGTTCTGGAACTTCATCGTTATCATTAGATGGTTGGTTATTTGTGGCTGGTATTGTTTTTATAAAATTTTTAATATAATTCAAAAACATATCGTATTTATCATTACTAATTGAAATAACTATTTTTCTTGTTAACATGATGTCGTTTAAAGTTATATTTTTTGTTATAGGACTTGTGTTTATTACCAATAGATATTTTTGTTTAACTGTATTATTTTTTTTCTGTGTTAACCGGTAGAATACCTCATTATCTTCACAATAGAAATATTGTGACATAATTTGACATCTATAATATGCATTCTCGAGAGAATGTCTATATGCACATTTCCAGGGTAAATCCTTATTTATGGCAATTTCGTATTCTACAAGTTCTTTATTGAAGTCATCAAGTAATTTTCTGAAAAATACATTTATTGGTAATGTAAACTCCATTTAATTAATGTAAAATAATAAGTCGATATTTATATCATTTTTCATTTTTATTTTGAATTTATTTACGTTATAAAAAAATGAAATTCATAACGTATTGTAACACATGTCATTCTAGTATTATAAAAATCCATAATGGATAATTCTAGTTTCAATAAACAATGTCTTGCTGGAACACTCGAACAATCAGGAATCGTGACATGGGAAACTCAATATGGTTATATGATTCAAATAAAATATGTTCCTGACAAAAAAAATTATATCGCAACCATCGAACCGAGATATTCATCACAACAATTCGAGACTTATGACAAATATGATTATGAATCGTCGTTTGATTTTATTAATCGTTTGGAAGAACGTGCATATTTGATGAGAATTGATCCATATACATAAACAATTGTTTCGCATAAATATATTTTACCGATGGTAACAAACTATAATACCATTATCACCAGTATGCACGTCTAATTTTCCATTGTATAATTCACATGCATTTATTTTTTCGTGTAGTGCATCTAAAATTTGTTTACGTTGATTTTGTGTGATTAAACTGAATTGTGGCTTATCGAAAACTTCGAATCCAGAACATCCTTCTAACCAACATTCTAACATACGTTCTTTGATATCTATATTTTTGATGTAGTTTATACACTTTTCTACGAACTCATTTGTATCCATTATTGATAATATATTACTAAATACAGTATCAATATATTTTATTTTCATTTTTCTCCTTGCAATTGGTGAAGAATGATATGTTCACCTTCGAGTAATCCTAATTTCTCATTATCAATATAAATGACAAGTGAATTGTCACCCAATCGTGGTTTGACAATATTTTTAAGATGTGTGTCAAATACTTTTTTATCAATTAATTTACATACAGCTGTTCGTTGCTCTCTCGAAAAAACACCAATAAATGGATTATCGTATACGATAAATCCAGCATACCCTGCACGTAAACACTCCAACATATTTTTTTTAATGTCTAACTGTTCGAGTTTATTCTTCAGTTCATTGAAAGTTTCATCACGTTTATTGTGATAGTGTTTGTAATATAATCCTTTACACTCTTTGGCGAATTCAATATCGTATGTGTCCAGTTTAATGAGTTGTAATAAACTTTCATCATATTGTGAAAAATGTTCTAATAAATTATCATCCATTAGTTCAGTATGTCGTATAAGTTTTGGTCCGTAAATGAGTGTTTCGAATAAACGACCATCTTTTGTTTCACAACGACATTTATGTTGGCATGGATTCGACTCGTAACACTCCGACCCAATATAGAGAATTTTATGAATATCCATTATTTGTCGTATAACGTAATGTTGTTATATTGTTTTATATATTTATCAATATTTCTTTTTACTAATTTATATTTGTACATGTATCATTATTTTATACGACTTATCATGTATTATCAATATCGCGAATAAATCCAAAACCATTACATTCTACACACCTCGAATTTATAAACAATGATGGTAATAAATATATATTTCCAGTTCCTTTACATACCATACATATACTCCCTTTTAGAACAGTTACGTGACCCCAACCATTACATGCCAAACACATCGCACTATTTTTTGACCCAGATCCACCACAAATAATACACTTGTCATTACTCTTTTTATTTTTTGAATTTTTGTGTCCCATAACTTGAACCAAATATATAAGAAAAATTGAAATTATTATTTGTATGTAAACAATACAAATAATGTATATTAAATATTTACAGCACATGGACACTGTTATTCAAACCATAACACAAAACAAATTATATGTAAATCCACTCATCAATGATGCCGTAAATACTATCAAAACAATGCAATCAAAAACAATCGAAGAAAAGTATGAACTACTATCGGTACTATTTACGGGTATGCAACTACGTGATCATTTTGATGATAGTACATTTACAAAATATGTAACTGATTTCAGAAAAGATGTTATATTGCACAGATTTATTCATGCAATGTTGTCTATTTATAATATTGTAAATTATGAAGGTGTAAAAACATTTGATGGTCTCAAAACTATTATATGCCGTGAAGATGCTTCACATGCAGAATATTTGGAACAATGTCGTGATCACCAAGAAGAATTTCTGGAAGAACTGAGAATTTATAAAAATGATGTTAGGAAACTTTTTGTTGAATCACAATTATTCAAAACAATATGTAAAGTAATTGATGACAAATGGATCAAGCAGCATACAACACTCAAATGTTCTCCATCTATGGCAAAGAATCGAAATGTTTACTCACATGATTACACTAATTCATATATTCTATCGGTTGATGTCAAACAAGGAAATTTCACTTCACTCTTTCATTTTGTGGGACAAAAACTGGGGTTCAAAACAATTGAAGATTATGGATTCATCGGGAACCCCAAAAAAGAGTTGGATCAAAAAGAATTAGATAAAATCGAATGGTCTGATATTCTACAACTCACATCTAATAATAGTGTATTTAATAACTCACGTATGCTACGCCAAATTGCTCTTGGTAAAATAGGGAAAATGCACACTGATTCTGGAACTCTTATTAATACCATAATGGAATCTTGTATGCAATACATGATCAATAGTGTCATTATTACGTGTGAAAAGATTCTTTCCCAATACAAAGTTATTAATGTATCAAAAGACGAAGTAACATATTCCCTACAATCATTCAATGATTCTAACATAGAAACACAAAGTCATGAATTAACTCAACTCATCAATGCTTCTCTATTAGCGTCAGAATTTTTTGATATGTATAATCATGTACATATCAGAATATATAAACTAAATGAATATGAACTTCATCATAGAGCAAAATTCTATGTGAGACATTTTACTGACGGTTCACATGATTTTAAATGTATCAAACCCGAAGATTATTTGGAAGCACTAGCAATTCATCAAAAATATAAATCTCAATAATTTTTTTATCATATTTTCTTAAGTACATATATATGGAATACGAATCACTCATCTTACTTTTGATAATTTTTGCCATCGTATTTTTCGTTTACAGAATATATCGCGTTAAAATACAACAAATAATACAACAAACAGTTCCATTCAAATATACGAATCCTGTTGTGGTAACACAATCACCAGGAACGTGCACTCCATTGCAAGATATGAATGTAATAATGAATCCTTTACTTATTCCAAACAGAGAAAAAACTATGACACCATTATTTCGTTAAATAAAATTTCGATAAATTCATTATTTTGTCCTTTGTTTGTCATACTCGAATTGTAATAAAATTTCATTGATGGTCATTGGATGTTCTATCGTAGCAACTTTATGTGTATTATCATTGTATAGTATATCGATAACGTTTTGATAATCACTTTGTGTAGTTATATCAGTCATTGCCAGTTTGAAGTCGTATTGATCATATAAACCAAGTTCTTTTAGAATATCCACATTACTACATGTTCCGATAACGACTAGTTTATTTTTAGATGAATATTTTTTAGTTAGTGTTTTTAATAGTTGTAAAATACTATTAGAAAATCGTGGACCCAACGGTACATAATCAAGTAAACCTTCAAGATCATCTAAAATTATAATACTTGATGATGATCGATACGCATCTTCGAATATAGATGTTATATGTGTGTATTTTTGATGTTCGGTCGAATATTTAACCAAATTACTTGGCGTAATTATTTTCACATATGGAAATCCAGATTTCAGTGACATATTTGCAACCATTGATGTTTTACCACATCCAGGCGATCCTGTAAGTAGTATCGATAAAGTGTTTTTGAAATTACTCTCTAATATTTGTTTGAAATATATTTCGAATTCATTTTGGATTCTTATGTAATCCGAATTATATGTAATAATTTTCTTTGGAATAAACATCGGTAGTTCATCACTATCAATACCGAATAAAGGTGTCGCATCTAGAAGAGCATGATCGAAGTGTTCTCTCTTTACTTTAATATCAGATAAATTTTCCATTTGTTGGAAATTTTGAAAATTAAATTTCTCCATGAGAGCGAACGAACTGGCATTTTTAACCAATCCGGCTATCTCGGCACCTGTAAAATTTTTTGTTAATTTTGCTAATTCAGTAATTTTAACAGATTCATCTAAACAGTTCGTACTAGACATTTTGTTAGTGTGAATCTTGAATATTTGTGTGCGTCCTTCTTCATCTGGTAATCCGACTTCGATACGCACTTCGAATCGACCCGGTCTGAGAATTGCCGAATCAATCATGTCCAGTCTGTTAGTCATCCCAATAAGTAATACGTTATTGAGTCCATTAACACCATCAATCTTTGCCAATAGTTGATCCACAGCATTATCCCCGACTCGTGTACCTTCTCCACTACCAGTTCCACGTTTACCACATATTGCATCAATCTCGTCAATTACTATGATGTGTAAATCACTGTCATCTTGGTGTTCGGCATATTCCTTCTCTGCATCTGCAAATAATTTTCTGATATTAGCTTCAGTTTCGCCAACATATTTATTAAACAGTTCAGGTCCAGTAACTATTTTTGGCTCGTGACAATTTAGCATTTTCGCAATGGTGCGAGCCATAAGAGTCTTACCAGTTCCGGGAGGACCATATAACATGATACCTTTGACGTGAATAATACCTAATTTATCAATAATATCTTTTGGGAATACTCTTGAAAACAATGTTCTGCGAACTATGTCAACGAATTCTTTATTTAATCCACCAATACCCAAACCGACCGGATCAAGATTTGGTACTTTGAATACATTAGAACTTTTTGAAGAATCTCCTGTTATTTTAATTAGTGTATTAGTTGGTTTATCGATAACACATTCTGTTTTTGAAGTTATTAAACCATACTCGTCATGAATGACATTTTGATTTACGTATGTAAATTCATGTACAGTTAATCTGAAAAGTGTATCATCATACCTAATTAAGAATATTTGTCCTATTTTTAATATGTGACCACTAATGGTACTCAATATTTCTCGTTGAATATTTTCAAGACCTATTGTAATATTTTTTTTCGACCCAACTACATCCACGCCACATGTCATATTTGATACTATAATATCAGCACAATCAAAATAATAATTTTCACATTTGACTTGTGTATCAAGTGGAACATTTAAATATTTTCGATGTGTCGAAGATAATCCAATATGGTGCAGTTGTACTGCTGGATCAGTATCTCGTAATAGAACAATTTCATTTTGTTCACTTGTAATTTTTATATAATTCGATTTGAATACCTTTGCGTCATCTTGATGAAAATATACAATATTTGTTAATTGGTGTTGCTGTGATGCGTTAGATACGAACATGTTGTGATATATGAATATTATATTAGTTGTAAAATAATATAATATTTTCATTTTTTTTGTGGTGTTGTAAATAAAATTATTGTACAACATCAAGAATGCCTGAGCATTTTTGATGTTCCAGAGTTTTGAAGGCGTCATGACCATGACGCCTTCAAAACTGTACAACAATGTGTATAACATTCTCAAAAATTACTTCATCAGTCATTTCACTATCATCCATATTATTATGTGATAAAATAGATAATGATGCATCCATATATCTTTTTTGAATCTGTGTGAAAAAATCCCATATGATACATTTTTGATTTTCAGTAAGTTTAGACAATTGTTTCTTCTCTAAATTGATAAATATTTCACTTGGTTCATTCATTACATATTCTACATCTATTGTACCAACACGGTTACCTTTAATATTTTTCCAAATTTCGTCAATGTTCATTTATACATTGTCATTATAAATTTATATGAAATATTTACTATTTCAATTTTATTTTGATGATCTTGATACTAGGTATTGTATGCCATTAAAAAATGAAAACTGTAATTGTTTGGAATATATGATTTTAATAAACATACAGAAATAGACTCGAAATTTTAACGGGGATGAGACCCATATATATTTCTCTTTTTATAACTGGATTTTTATTTCTGGTTGCGGAAATAGTTACCATTACATTTGGTATCATAGAAGTGCGTAGAGGTACTGAGGTAGCGGAGCTCTTTATCTTGGTATCCACAATACTTCTTCCATTATTTTTTACACTCGTTGAAATATTTCTATTTCTTGTAGTATCAACAATATGTCATTGTTGTTGCAATACCAATTATAGAAACGATTGTTGTTAGCAAATTATCAATTTATTTATTACTGAAATATGAATCCAAACAGAGAAAATAATTTTTACCAATTATTTATGTAAAAAAATGAAAAATATCATTCATTAGCACATCAAACAGTTCACAATGTTAAAAATGCATCTGTTTTGGATTGTTCTGATTGCAACAGTTGGTATTTTTCTAACTGGAGAAGCTTGTAATATTACATTTGGCATTTTATTCGTTCGTCAAGATCTTGCGACGACTGGTGGTCATGATGTTTATCCGTGCAATGTAACTATTCTAGAAAAAGAACATGGTAGTAAATGCGTACCATTGCATTGTAGTGATTGTTATAAATACAAATATTTGTATGACATTCCAGAACTTAACTTTAGTGTTAATAAAACAACAGAGTGTGAAACAACATCGGATGCAGGTAAACATAGATGTTATGTAGTAAATGATACCGCGTACATTTATGATAATGCAGATGGTTCCATCGCTATTATTCTTGTTATATCTTTAGTAGTAATACCATTAGCAACCATGGCATTTGGAGTAGTATTGTATTTGTCATTAAAAAAATGTTTTCGGTTGCGATGTTGTGCAAAATGTTCTGTGATAGATTATTAGTAAATAAATTTTATTTACTAATAGTTATTTTTTTAATTTATAAAAATTCACTTATCCAATATATAAATATTTTATTTTTATAGTAATGATCTTGACAGAAGATCTGCTTGTCTAACTGGTTCGACTACTCTGTGAATTGATATTGATTTAACAATTTCCATTGCCGTATCATTACTCATCATATTACCTGCACTCACACATAAACAATTATGCACTGCACCAGTCGGGTTATATGCATATCCAAGTTCTTTTCCAGTATTGTCAACAATTTTAACAGCATCTCCAGCATTGGGACCCTTTTCTCTGAGAATATCAAGAACTCCATTTTCAGTAATATCATTTACTTGTAATATTGTTTTTGCAACTCCAAGTGTCGGAATTCCTGATAGAACTGAAAAATGTGTTGCGAGACCACACGCACGTTGATGCCATACACCATTAGAATCTGTAATAATAACATCCGGCATGAACTGTGAAAAATCTTTACGAATAATATCAATGAGTTTTAGAAGAATTGGACACTCTCTAAATGCGAGATATCCAGCTCTGTATGGTATATTCGTTGTACACTTAATATTAAATTTTGCAAGTATCTTATACGCGCTAGAATCGTCTTTATCTTGTTTATTGACATCAAATGGATATTCGAATATGACCATCGATGCGACTGCATTTGATGCATTATTCTTATCGAAACTAATGTCCATTCCTCCAATTTTCTTGACATTAGCAAGTTTAAATGTATCAACTAGACTGACTTGACTAGCAATTTCCTTTTGTTCTTTATCCCACATTTCAAGTTTCTGTTGTTTTTCGGGTACGTCAATCACAAATGGAGTTGTAATTGTAAAATTAATTATTTCACTATTTGTATCAATTACATTTTGTACAATTTTAGTATTCATATATTCAGTAATTTTGTTTAGTAGTGCATTTACATCTACATGTTGATATTTAATGTTTAGATCAATTGGTTTAGTCAGCGTATGTGGAACAGTTACGTAAGAACCATTAAATTTAGCACCTTGTTCTGCAAGTTCACAATACACTTTATGTTCAATTCTCATAGAAGTATCATCGACATAATAATTATGTTTTTTCTTAATCTCAAAGAAATCATAAACACAATAAATGATTGTTTTCAAAATAATCGGGTTATAAATATTTCCCTTCTTACCACAAGTATTTCTAAGTGTTTCAAAACATTTCGCGAATACTTCCATAGTTGGTTCTTCTAGATTTTTATAATTTGTTTCGCATATTCTTGCAACTAGTTGATGTGCATTTGTATGTGCTGATGTTTCATTTGGATGTCTACTACCATAACAGTTCGCAATACGATCATATACTCTGTCATACGTAATCGTTGCTAGTTGACTTGTTTCGCAATATTGTCCTAGATATGCACTAATCAGTAATTCATCTTTGAAAAATATTTTGCTCGGACTTGATTCGATACCATTATAAAATGCATAAGGTACAATAAATGAGTTCTCATCACATTTCTTATACTTACCAACGAGATCATTAATTAGATTAACAATAACTTTTTCTTTCTCAGTGACACTTGATTGTTTAAATAGTTGATTTGAAGTCGCAAGTTTGTTGTACACGGTCAGTGGTCTTTCATGTACGCGCACAGATTTACATGCACACAATACTTGTGCTATCATTTCTGGTGGAACGAGTATATTAATATCCATATTGAGAAGTTTTGACATTCTCATAATAATTTCATATACTGATTCAACCTCTTGTTTTCCACACAATGTTTCAAGTTCATTTAATGCTGGTAAGTGAATTGATGTCGTATCTTTTACAATCGGAATACCACACACTTTGTCATATAGAAGAGAGTCAATTACATTGACATTATTAGATACCCCATTTTTGAGTAATGACGACATTACACTTGAAATAAGTGCATACTTGAATCTTTCTTTTATGAATTCGACAACTGTGATATTTGGCATATCATTATAAATCTTTGATAATATAAGCATTCTTATTGCTGAATATATTGGTTGACTGGAAAGTACTTCATTATTTAGTTTTTTGAGAGCGTCACGTAAAACTGTTTTATGTCCTTCTTCTCCAAATGTTTCAGTCGTAATAGTATTATCAATAAGTTCTTTAATGAGATAGTCTTTGACACATTGATCCATCCAATCATATTTACAATCGTCTATCATACTGAGAAGTAGCATGTTTACATGTCCGAGACATTTACTTCCACATAGAATTTTTGATAGTTGAATATAAACCATTTGTTTATTATCATGTACATTAATCGGAATGTATCCATCGATTGGTTCGTGATATATGGTTTCTTTTTTGATTGCAAAATATCCTGCAGCACAATCACCACATACCGGATTTGCTTTAATACACTTTTGTAACTGTGTATGTTTAGCAAGAGGATAATTAAGTACAAAATCATTTGTTGTATGTTCAATATCACTGGGTGATTGAAGCCATAAAACTGTTGGACCATTATCGAGATGGAGCGAACAATACGTTTCAGGTACTCCTGAATGATTTGCATTAATATTTGTAATTTCACTTTCATCGATATTCTTTGCTCTCTTTGCACGATTCGATGTATATGTGATATCACTCAGATTATATGATGCTTCTTCGAAATGGAAAAGCATATCCCGAATTGTATCCCAATATTTCCTTGCAGTAACGAGGGACGTATTGAGGAGTTGTGCATTCTTAACCTCCTCTTCACGTGCTTCTGGAATAATTTGTTTCAGTTGTTGTGAAAGTTGTACTTTTAGAGTTTCATCTTCACAATTCATGATTTGTGAAATAAGTTCCTGCTTTTTTGTTGTGAGTGGATGAACTGCAATTTTCTTGAGTGTTTCAATTGCGTTCATGACTGAAATATTTCTCCAACTATCGACTTTGCTTCTAATATTTGTTAATTGATTATTAATCTTTGCATGTTGCAGAATAATATTCCAATCATCTGTCGTGAGATCATTTGGTTCGAGATTTTGTTGTGACATTAGAATTTCTGGATTGTAGATCTTGACATGTGTTTGAGTTTCTCCAATGATAGAATATCCATGTGGAATTTCTGGCATGTCATTCACCATTTCCATATCACGAATTTTATCGAGTGATATCATTGAATTGAGTTCATATTTGTTATTAAACTGTCCTTTGGTAAAAAGAACCTTCGCTGATTCTCCACCATCATAATGTAGCATTATAACATCTTTAGTCGTTAGAAATGGTGCAAATACTGAAATATTTGGGTTTGTGTTATTATGACATACAATCACACACACGATTGTTTTATTTTTAATTGAATCATTGATGAGTGATGCAAATTTAGTAACATCAGTACTATCAATTTCACCATCAGTCATGAATACAATAGTTTCGGATGTATCAAACATTCTTTTCGTTTGTTGGTTAGTTATAATACATTGTGGGTAAGTTCCACCAGTTGAATTATATAATGATGGATTCACATATGATTTATCCTTGTAAATATTGGCAGTACTATTCCACGTACAAACACATGAATTCATATCTTTGTAAATATGTGCAAATTTCATTTCATGATCAAGTATACTGTACGACTTAATATTCCCACTTGTCGATCCGGACGTATCAACAAAAATACCGATACGTGTCGTTTTAATTGCTTTTGCTGTGATATTTTGTTTCTTCGGAAGAGTTTGAATATACGACATTTATAATAATACATAATTTGTTCACATCTTTATATCTTTTATAATATATGTTTAATGGGCGTAACTATAAATAAATATAATCTAATTGTATATGGATAAATTACTCATTGGTCTAATAATTATACTAATAATTATATCGTTGATGGTTTATAAAAAAAGAGAATCATTTTTAGGTGCAATGGATCAGATGTATGCACGAGGTCCAATGGATAGATATTTAATGAATATCAATTATCCTTACTATCCTGATCCACTATATTTGTATGACGAACCACTAAAGAAAACACAATATCCAGAACTGATAACTTATCCTGTTCCAGCAATAACGTATCCTTATCCACCGTATCCGTATTTTTAATATCATTTAATATCCTGGACCACCATCCGGTGTCCAGGGTGAATCATATGAAGAACTTATTGGTGTATCATACCATTCATTTATAAGTTCATTAGTAGTCCTTCCACATATGATAGGTAAATCATGTTTCGGAAAAACTATTGGAAATTTTCCTTCATTTCTAATAGTTATACCGTTTGTTTCATGTGTGAGTGTCATTTCATTCCTAACAAATATTCTACCACTGTTTGGTAGAAACATTTTTATTTGATTAGGCATAATGTATTTTAGTGAAAAATTTTGTTTATATGTTTCTAGATATTCATCATAATATTTTTCGAATTTTTGACATTCATCGTTAAAGTCATACGCAAATCCACTAAGTTCCGGATGTTCATTTGCGAACATACTACCAATAATACCATCGACGTTTCTGATACACATAATTCCTTGTAATGAACCTATTATAATACATACGACTAGTCTATGACGTTCATAATTCAGTTTGTTTCGAATTTGAATATTTGTCGTATTTTTCATTGTTGCATATAAAATATGGTCCATGATCATAAAATCCCACAATCCATATTCGTATACATAGTCTTTTTTCAAATATGATGATTCTATAATTATTTCATTATTTATTACCAGATCACATATATAGGCACGAGAAGTTTTCGTTATTGGTTTATCCAACATTTTTTTTGTATACTTCTTGATACGTTCAAGTTGTGCATACCAAATAGGATCATAGTATGTTAAATTACTACATATGTGTGAGCATCTGGCCACATTAGCAATTGTTCGTAAATCACAGTATTGTAAAACGAGTCGCAAAACCAACATTTCGTCACATCCAAATTTTTTCAAACATGATTGCGACGAACCCATTTTATGTATAAATATTTACACATAAAATACCAATCAAAACAAATATTCATTTTTTTATTATTTTTGACACATATTTTCACGTAATCCAAAATATTTACATTTATATTTCATATATTTTCCATAATACACACCATCATAATTACTATATCCGCCATGTTGTTCGAATGAGTATTTTTTATACATAAAATTTTTAAATTCATCTGTTACATGCGAACCATTTGAAATAACTACGATCAAAGTATTGAAATCAATTACCCGTTTAATTCCTCTGAAATAATCATCATATTCATATGAACCGATACAATACACATCTGAAAAATATTTTGATTCACGTAATTGATAATAACCATCATATGGTATATTCTGACGAGTTTGTTTATTTTCGTGGTGTGACAGTTGGATATTTTTATCAGATTCATATTCTTTTACAGATCTCCAATCAGGTATAATGATAATAGATATTGCATTTTTACATGTATCCATATATTGTAAGATTTTTCTGGCATATAAATGCATTATCGACGTAATATATGGTGGATTTGAGACAATTATGTTATATTTACATTTATCGAGTGGATACTTAAAAAAACTTCCTTTACTACAAAAATATGTTTCGATATCAGGAAACAACGAACAATAGTTCTTAAGATTAGAATTTAATGAACCAGCAAATGCTTCTAATGTGTTATCTTCATAACCACTCATTTTAATAAAGTCATATATTTCATTTGCCGACAACGTTATACCAAATCTTTCTGTGCTAAAATACTCATATCTTTTTAGTAATGATACAATATGCATATCTAATTTTTCATTGTGTGGCTTCGATAACATATTTAATCTACTACAAGATTGTTTACTTAATGTGTATATTTTTTTCTGTTCTCCAACCCTCACATGAAAATTAAATTGCCCATCCAATTGTTTTATAATTATTTCAGTTTTATCTTTACTATGTTTCTTGATGTTTTTCAATAACTTATTTTCGAAAAGTATTGTATTTCCAATATAAGCACGTATAATGTCTTCAAATAAATTCTGTGGTATGTCCCAATTATGTTTTAGATCCTCTAATAAAACAACCTTATAGTTCTCAATACATTCTGGTGGTGGTAGAATTCCTTGTATGATGTCATTACAAATACCCAATAAATATGTGTTGAAATGAATTATTTTTTGTTCTAGTTTGTATTTTTTAACATTAAACATACTCAATAAATTTACCATATCAGTACTCATTTTATTTAAAAATTTTAGCCAATATTTAATTCGTATGTTTTCTAACACATATATATCTGTGTCCATATATACGTTAACTTACATCATTATTTTATGTTGCATAAATATATTAGTGGTACTCTGATGACGACAGTGCTAACAAATATGGCAAACTATGTTTCTGATAAAGCGTATAATATGACACCACAACAAGTACTGGACACTTTGGAATGTGTATATGGTTATGTTTATGAGTGGCGAAAATATAATTATTTTGTTAGTTCTCTTTCAAGTAAATATATCATGTCAAAATTTTGGAATGTACAATGGTGGCATAACATTACATCAAATATTATTTTGGGTGCCATACCATTACACAATGCAAATCACATGGAACTACTAAAACAAGAAAATGTTGGTGCAGTTTTGAGTCTTCTTGAAGATTTTGAAATGACTCCAACACTATATTTATGTCCTGTATCATGCAGTGATTGGTTAAATAATAATATTCAATTTATGCAAATTAAAGTACCTGATAGTTATGGTGTCTCATTGGATGATATCAAAAAATGTATTTCATATTTATGTGAAAATATAAAAAATAATAAAAAATGTTACATTCATTGCAAAGCTGGTCGTGGGCGAAGTGCCAGTATAGTATTGTGTTATTTGTTACATAACATTTATGAAACTGAAGGAATTATTACAAAAGATGATGTTCAAAAAACATATGAACACTTAACAAATATCAGAAATGAAGTTGGTATAAATAACACACAATTCGAGCCAATATATGCATATGTCGAGTATCTAAATAAAAAACTATAAATTATTCCAGTGATTTACATTCGAGAATCTTAACACCAGAATCACGTCGTAGAACTTGATAACTGACTGCAGCCGGGTGTAAATATTCTCTCAGTACTTTATCGAAATGTTCATATGAACAATGATCACCACATGTAAATAGATCCACAAAACAAGCACCGTGCTCTGGGTATGTATGTATTGTTGCATGACTCTCTGATAGAATAAAAGCAGATGTATATCCATGTGATGTCGGATCATTATCATTACTAAATATATGGTCTATTTGTCCAAGAATCGTGGCACCTGATGCTTCTACAGCTTGTTTCATTGCTATCTTTAATTCGTCAAGATTAGTCATTTTGGTTTCGCACCCAACATAACTAGCACAGAAGTGCACCCCGACAAACTGGTATGTGGTCATATATGACGTCAAAATGAATACTTTTATATTATACTTCAGAAATAATATTTTAATATTTTTTTTTCATTTTTTTCTATAAAAAATGAAAAAACGATTATATTGGCAGTATAATTATTATGGACTACAAAAAAAACCATTCTAAAATGGACTATGGATATGTGTATATCTTTCAGTGCACTCTCTATTCTCAACCAATCCAGTTCGTTGTCTCAGAATATTCTGAACAATATGCTCGTGAAAAATTAATGGTTAATGCTAATAGTGGTTATTACAATAAGTTTCGTAAATATTGTGGTCCAACGATGCAAGAAATATTAGACAGTAAAGAACTCGAATACACAAATATTAATGGTAAAACATGTTCGAGTGATTTTACTACATTCGTGAATACATCACAAGTTAGTAAAAATGACCCGATACCTATTTTCTTTTTTGATTGTTTGGATTAAAAATTGATTTGGTAAGATTATAAAGAAATAGTTATTTGTTTACATATAAAAATGACAACAGACTCTGATACTGATACTTCATACCACATTGATTTTAGTGCTCAACCAATTGGTACTAAATTGGTTTTTCATCAACGTGGAGCATATATGAATGAAGATTACACTTTTGGCATTGTCATTGCTGGACCAAAGAAAACAAAACGTGTACAAATTGTCGAAACAATTCGCGAACAAAAAAATAATGATCCTATTACTGTATATTATAAATTAACACCGCAATGGGATAAACCAATACTCAATGAAATTTATTGTGTATATGTCGGAAAATCTGGTGAAATGAAGGGTTTATCCTGGCTCAGAAGTTATCCTGATTGTGGTGGAGGTACGTGTCCGAGTAAATATGCCCCATGGCTTCTCGGTGTGTATGATGAAACACAAAAATATGAAGATTGTAGTGATTCTCCATAATTTGTTTATAAATAAAGTTATATTTTTGTAAACACACATACATAATTTCCCATTTCTTCAAATGATTTTACGATATTTGTAGTTATATCAACACTCGTTATAAGTTCATCTAATTCGTCTTTTGTGAATAAATGATAATAACGCCATGTTTCTTCATCCATACCCTTCCAACGAATTAATTGGTCTTGTTGATTTTTCTCACTAACTTGTTTACATTGTTTAATGCCAATCTGTTTATCATTCCACACCATGATAAATATTTTACCACCTGGTTTAGTAATCCTGATAAGTTCTTTAATTGCTTTTTGTCTTCTTTCAATAGTTGTCATATGGTGAATAACAGCGACACATATTGTGTAATCAAATACATCATCAGCGAAAGGTATATCCAAAATAGACCCGTGTTTTACATTTAAACCTCTTGATGTACATATATCCACGAATGCTTGACAATTATCTAAACCAATAAAATTTTTTGGTCGAGATAACATATTCTTACCATTACCACAACCAATATCAGCAATACGGATTTCTGGATTTTTTGGAACCTCCTCCAAAAAATTTTGCACGGCTTTCCAAACAGAAAATCGTGTTTGATCAAATTGTGGTGCAATTTTTTCATACATGTTGGTGACATATTGAGCTTCGTATGTTTCAGCATCAAACTCCATTCGAATAGTTTATATGTATATTTATCAACATCTTGCTAAGAGTTACATTATTCATTTTTTATGATTTACATAATCATAAAAAAATTAAAAATGATCGTCATAATCATCGCAATCATTTATGTAGAGCTGACTGTTACACGTAACATCGTCACGCAGTTTGGAGTGCGTATGCACTCCAAACTGCCTAGGAGTTGCACAGCCGACTCTGTCGGTTGTGCAACTGTCACACATTGCCATTTTTGGAATAATATGCGATATTGATATCACCATTTTATCTTGTATAATTATTTGACATGCATGATTGAGTTCAGTAAGTACATCGATGTATGCTTCATGAATTTTACAATGTTCATATGGAGAAATATCGATAACTTCATTATTTGGTAGTAATTTAAAATATTCTTCGTAGACAACTTTATTTAACCAATCGGTTATAACTCGAATATCATTTTCAAATTGTAATCTGAATGATTCGATGTTTATTTCAGTATCATTATGACATTCAATATTCATCATTACATGGTCATAACAATCACACAAATGATCACGTAGTTGTTCGGCTAATTCATTCGTTTGACTCAAAAAAGTATTTGGTTGTATTATATTTGTTGACTGTTCTATGTCTTCAGTATCTTCCACACAGAGTGGATATATGTAACACTCTTCGTCTGAGTCATCAATACAGTAAGAATCTATACTTTCCACATTATTTTTATCAGGTGATGATGGTATAGAATCGTCGCGACAAATCTGTCCATTATTTATGATGTACTCGTTAAGTCTTGACATTGACTGCATGTTTCGTTTCATGTACATTGGTACAGGTGTCGGAATCCAAGATTCAACTCCTCTCACATTTGGGAGCGGTGTGCCAATACGATCAAAAGTCTCGTAACGTGTATCGTATTGGCACGACTGTGGTGTGTATGCCATTGAGTTTGTCTCCGATGATGATATTGATAACATTCATATGGTGTTATTATTAGTTCATATATTCATTTTTTTATAAATACACATTAAACAAAATCTATACAATTTACTCCTTAAAAATATTTTACTCTTTACGTACTATTGTTTGACGTACTATTGTTTGTTGGGACATTATGTTTACGTGCGGATATATACTTTCGATTGAAAATACATCATCATCATCTATTAATTCAAGTGATTTATCGATAATATGATTTAACGCAGTAACAACTAATGCATGTATCTCACACTGTTCATGTGCGTATATTTTTATTTCGTGATGGTTGGGTATGTATTGCATATGGTTTAATTTTATTGGAAATGAATCACGAAATGTTGTTTCATATATTTCTGTATATGATGATTTTGTTTTATCATCATCTGATAATATTGGTATTTTTAACATGTTATTATTTTTACACGCTTCATATTTGTATTGAAAAGGATAGCCTATATAATTAAGTGTAAGTATATTTGTGACATTTCCAAAAAATGCATTATACTCGTCATTTACAACATTATTTAACCATTCATTTATATTACTAATATCATTTATGAATTGTGTTCTAAATTTATGTTCGTGTTGTTCAAGAACACACGAATCTTCATAATAACATATATTACACTCTACATTTTCACAACATTCGCTAAATACTTGTTGTGCTTGTGAAACGAGTGCTCTAGAGTGATTTGTAAAGGTATTCAACGTATAATTCATACCGTCATATATGGGGGACTCACATATAATCATATCATCTGATATTCTGGATTCCATACATGTTTTATCTGGTACACATCCAATAGATCTTTCAAATGAATCTTCAATAACTTCAGTACTGGGTGTGTGCGTACTTCCTGGCCCACATGTAGTTACTCTTTCGAATGAATCTTCAACAATCTTCGAATATTCATAATTTGTGTGTGTTAAATTTACTGATTTATGAGAACTATTAACACAATATTCATACGAATTACCCACATGTGTATCATCATGATATTGTACAGGATCAAGATTAAAACCATCTAAATTTCCGATATAACCATTTTTTTGTCTTTTAAGAGGATATTGTATATCCATACAACACGCAACCGAATCAGTAAAATATACCGAATAATATTCACGTACATCTGACATATATACACTAATATTTTATATATATAAAAAATCATATTATTATCATTCCGGTTGAAAATCATTTTTTTTTATCTGAGTATATATGTTATTTCATAGAACTGCGGAAACTACATAAAGTTATTGTGGTATTATATATTATGATAAATATGCGTACTCCATTATGTCCAAAAAATCATCTCATGAATTTTATGACGATACAACAAGTTATTTTTGTTAGTCCAGAATATTCTAATGGATGTTCATGTGACTGGTGTCACGAAACACCAACTGGAAAATTTTATCATTGCAATATTTGCAATTATGATATTTGTGAAAGATGTGTGTTGTATGGGCCTCAAACATCACATCATCATGAAACACATTGCGTCATGTCAGTAAAAGAAAATCCATTCGAAGAACATTGTTATGCTGCTCCTGATATTTCCAAACCTTGGAGTTTTACTCCAAATATCGCAAAACCAGAAAATCCTCCACGTTATAATTTCTTTGATCAAGAACGTATGCGTTGAAATTCTTCATTTTAATGATTTATATAAATCATTAAAAATTATTTTTTTCTCATTAGTTCATGGATAACCAATCCATCTGGATTTACTTGTTTTCCACGCAATATTCCTTCGTATTTTATAGCAACATCATGTGCATTAGCATATTTCATACCATTATACTTCATTAAATTTCTTTCGATCGCCTCATGAAATAATACATATCCATATTCTTTCGGGTTTAAACAATCGTCAATCCATATTTCATTTGGTGGAACAAATTTGTATACATAATGATGACCTCCCTCAGTAAAATGTATATAAAAATTATCACGAACTAAACGACCATTGACCAACCATACTTTTACACCATTAACACAAAATTTCTTTAGTTTTTTAACATACACATGATTATACGTCTTATTTAATGGAATATCATTTAATAATTTACGATGATTTTTTGCCATACGTGCCGAATATGCAAGTGCCTCATTATATGGCACTTTTTGTTTCATTAGTTTACGTTCTATCATTGCTTGTATTATCAATAATTCTTCTTCTTCAGTCATTGTTACACATTTCTTTGGCGTAGAACATACTGACACATCACGGTGTTTACTAAAATCCTTATCTATCCAAATTTCTGTTTTTGGTATTTGACTAAAAGTGTAGTGATGACCACTATTCGTAAAATCAGTTGATATTTTATTTCTAACATAATTACCGTCTACTTGCCATACAGTAATATTCTTTATTGTTAGTAATTCTCTAATATATGGTTTCATAATCCTATATACTTGTTTGATAAATAAAACTGTTATGCATCACAAATGCATAACACATATTAAATTCAATAAATTAACTAAAATTTTAATGCATATAAAATCCATATACGTTTATTGCAAAAATAAGAGAAAGTCCAATCATAAAAAATCTATTTAAACAAATAGTTCTATTACGTCTCTTTTGTGATTGTCTATTTTCACGTTCGTATTGAAGTGTTGCATATTCAATTGTCACATCAATGAGGAGTTTCTCGATAGTATCTGGTCCCATACGATTATAATCTTCCTGAGTCACTTCATATAGTTCTTCGATCATTTTATTCATAATTTCAGTCCATCCATTATAAAATGGTTTTCCTGCATAAAATGGTGCATCCCAATCATGAGACCAAAGCTTGAATAGTTCTAGCGATAGTCTGACACATACTGGTACACGTTCCAAATCACATGTTTTAACACGTTCTGTTAATGAACATAGTTGTTCATCAAGTTTTTCAGTTCTTTCTTTTCTTTCCTGTTTACTCATCGATGTTCTATTGGCTCGAACAAATGGTAGTATAATTCCGATATTTTCCATTTATATTTTATACTTATCATTGCTTTATTTTTTTATATCGTGTATGAACTGGTTATACAAATACTGTTATTTATTTCTTCATACGAACATAATTGCTTCATATGTTTGATAGAATCAATAATATTTGCAATATACATTCTACGCGACAAAATTATAACATGATCGTACGTATTATTAAGCATACTCGAAAACATATCACTCGTACTCACAACATGAATATTTTGTAGTTGCTTTACTTTTTGTGCCATTTCAATAATCTTTTTCGAATCTATTTGTGAATCAATGAGAATATGTGTATTTTTATGAGCGTATATTAACGAATTAACATAAACACTGACTTGTATACACCCACTATATTTAGTACATTTATCACTATTTTTAATACCGATAATAGTAATTAATTTATTATCAGGCGTTCTTATTTGTGTAAACGACGATACACAACATAAATAAAATGGTTCATTTATTACTTGATGATTTTCCATAACATACATAAAAAAAGAGTATGTTGTTAACCCACCACCCATCTGATTGCATACTAAGTATAAATACTTATTTTTATATTTCAAGTATTTTTTATGGTATATTTCATCCATTATGAAATATATCGAGATATAATAAAGAGTTAAAATACAAAATATTATCGTTTTATAATTAAATTTGCTCTAATAGACTTCTTCCATCACCATATTCTGTAAGAGATAATATATCTCAGTCGTACTTACCATATGTTGATAATATTTCATTGTATCAAACGGTTTCATGGTAGTGATACTGTAAATACCATTTTCTTCTTTATTTGCTTGACCTGATAAAACAACTGTAAAACCATCAACGATAAACATTTTATGAACACCATACGATTGTATAATGTCATACCATTTAGTCAGATCAATATTTTCTGTAACAGCAATTTGCTTCTGGATATTATTCACGACATCGATTTCTGGTTTATTATCGACTTTTTTGTAGATTGATTTTGCTGTTTGTTCCAGACTTGATTGTGACCACAGAGATTCAACGAGTTTTGGACAAACTGGATCGCTACGAATATCATAATTTGCATTTTTCATAGTCGTTTCACTCGTGTCGACACATGTTCTTGGTGAACTTGCTCCGCCTGAACGTCTAGGAGTCACGATTCTGTGTCGGTCTGGAGCGGAACTAACATCATAACTTTGTAAAGTACTATCGATATATGATTTTGTAGCACAATCAAAACTTGTATAACTCATTGTCAAATTTCCACCGACGTATAAATCCTTACTAATTCCCACACCACCACATACTATGAGTGAGCCAGTACTGGTACTACATGAGCCAGAACTTACACCGTTTAATCTGTATTTTGATGGAATCTGTAGTGGAATTTCGACAGTTACAGTATTACCATCACCAATTTTATTGGTCATTTTCTTAACACCAATAAAACTAGTATATCTAGTGAGAATATTGTATTTCTTTGAGAGTCCGATTAGTGTCTTCTTATTTTCTTCGATAAGACTCTTATCTTGACAATAATACGTTTGATTTTCGAGATGATTTATTTCCTTCTTATAATAAAATCGTTCAGTTGGAGTATGTTCCCCAGTTATTGTTTCGTTATTAACAAAAATAAGTGTGTGATTATCTCCGACGATTATATCAACGTTTTTACATGCATGATCAACTTTGAAATATCTGTTTAGATTGACGAGATGTTGGAATCTTTCTTTTTTGGTACTGACACCATCGATGACAAAATCCATATCAACAGACTTACTGAGCATACCTTGTACCATTTCTTTAGCCTTTCCTCTGATATTTTCTTCTTTACAATCTTCGTTGTGAGTTGATATTATTGTTGAATACCCCATACCATCGTCTGTCAGTGCTTTACAGAAAAGATGACTGATTCCATTACCGATTCCGACAACAAAAATATTAGTTTCTCCATCAGATCTACATAGTTTTGCCACTTCGTCGATATTAGTAATTTCTCCATCAGTAACAATCATAATATTGCGTTTGTGTATACCTTCAGGTTTTGGTGTATCAAAAATATCTTTGAGTGGTCTGAATGTTTCAGTACCACCTAACTCATTTTGCACATTTGTATCAATATACGAAATTACGTTAACAATTGATTTTTCATCCAGAATAACTGAATGTGGTAGTAGCTTTTCAAATGTACTTCCGAATCGATAATAATTAAAGTAATCTTTTCCACATTTGAGGTTTCCAATCATATCTTTGACTAGTTGTGATGCGACAACCATTTGTTGTCTTTCACCATGTTCACAACAATTACCATACATAGACCCACTCTGATCCAGAACAAATATATTTTCACACACATCAGTATTAGCGAGTTCTTGTTGAAGACGTTCCATTTCTAATTGTTGGTTGATATGTACCTTGAGTACATCACCAACCTGGTATGCATAATTTTCACTTTGTTTTGTCTTAATAATAAAAATAACATCTTTCTCCGGGAATAAATTTGACATTGTATATGTGCATTTATTAGATTCTTTTGAACCTTTCATATCATACGGATGTGATATACAAACAACATCATCAATATTTGAACGCAGATCAACATTTATTTTAAGCTCGGAAACTTGATAATTTACATTATCCGCATAACTCGATTTACCTTCGGGTGTAATAACATTTAGACATCCGAGTTTAGGATCGTATCGTGGCGTAATAGTCATTGGTAGAATGACCTTGTACCCTTTGTGTTGATTATCGTATTCTAGTTCACATAGATACGTAAGTTCGACTCTCATTGCTTGATGTGGTTTCATATTACCAATTTTAATATCATACTGTTCTTCCGTTTCTTCTGATACTAACACAGCTTGATCACCATTAGCAACTGCTTCTTTGTATTCTTTTTTAGCTTCTTCCTTTTCTTTAACGTTACATGTGATTTCGTACTCATCGGTTTTTACAACAACACCAACCAGAGATGCTTGGCAGTACACTGGATATTTATAATAAGTTTCAATAGGTACTTCTCCAGTATTTTCATATTCTTGAGTACATACACATTCATATGCATCTTCATTAACATTATAAGTATATTTAATATCTTTTAGTGGTACATAACAGACCTTCTTTTGTTCGTTGTGGTAGAAAACCCAAGACATATTTTTATAATGTTATTATAAAATTTTGCCTTTATATAAACATATTGTAAAAAAATGAAAGTTTAATGTCAAAATATATGTTACTAAAAATAACATATATCTAAATGAGTTCTCTCAACGTAAACGATATCGTACGTCTTCATTGGTCATATGGATATGATCATGGTTATGGTTTTGCCATTGTTAAATCAAAAACTCCCAAAACTGCAACGGCCTATCTAATTGAAACTAATGAAATCAGTAGTGTATTCAGTGATCCTATTCATTGGACAACTGTCATAACGGCTGGTAAAGAAACACATAATTCAATAACTTTATTAAATAGTGGTTCTAGTAAATTTCCGAAAGAACTTAGAAAAGAATTAGATATGACTAAAAAATCTCCTTCGTGGGCATTATGGGATGGCCAACCAATTACACAACATCATGCGTGTGACTAAATTTATTTTCCGATGTACAAAGAGTTCGTGTCAAAGACACGAACTCTTTCTAGAAAGAGAACTATCGTCCGGAGACGATATTCTCTTTGTACCCACTTGCATAAATAGCGATTCCCTGACGTTGAGCTTTTTTGAATGCTATTTGTTTACTTCTTTCTGTCGTATAATAATATTTTTTTCCGTGTGTCCCCCATTGATAAAACTTTCCTTTCGCATCAGAACCAGTATGAACAGGCATTTATAACATATACTCATAAAAAATGAAAATGTAAACATATTACTTACACATACATTTAAGTATTATCACAAACATTAACCACAAGCATGAATTCGATTTCATACGTTGATCCAACAATAGAAACGATTGATGAAATTATTTGGCATAATATCAAAGAAGCTGATTCTATCTTGAATCTGAATCTTTTCATTACCAGTGCAATGGCTTGGATCGAGAATAATCCGACAAAGACTTTTCAAGATTTGGAACGTGAATTAAGAAAACGTAATCTTAACACACACTTATATGCCAAAGAGTTTGAGAAAAAAGATAATTTTGTACTTACAGCTCCGAATAAATTATTCGAACCAAAATACGAATGTATTTACAGTTGCAGACCACCAAAATATGCTCTTGAAGAAATTATGCAATATTGGAACTCGTATGAAGAAAATTTTGAGAAACTTGCTCTTGCTGGTATGCTGACAGTAAAATCAGCTGACGACATACAAGACAGAGAAGATTGTGTTAAATTTTCTGAAACACAACAGAGTTATCATGATCTTATCACTAAGTGTAAGAAACTTATTAAGATCACAAAAATAACATCTCGTGAATACATCGAAAAAATATGTACAGACATTAAAAATCAAACAGGTAAAACACCAGCAAATAAAGTTATCGGTATGACATCAAATGGTTCACCAGTATTTGGTATGTTTATCGGAGACCAACTAGTTTCAAATATTGGATTTTCTGTTAAATATAATTCAAACTGTGAACCCGTACTAACTCTTATTGATCTTCCATAATTTATTTATAAAACGAATTACAATATGATATATAGACTTATACATCATATTAAAATATATGTCAGCATCAGTTATTTCTGATCTAGTATTTTCTGGTGAAAAACATGGTTATGGTAGAAGCCACACTGAACAATCAGATATATTAGAAAAAAGATTAATTGATTTGTATGGTGCGCACAAATGTATAGTGTTACCATCCGGTATGTCAGCCATAACTACAGCCATTGAAGGTATTCTTTTATGTTTAGCACCAAATAATGTAACAATACTTTATGATACAGAACTTTATTGTGATACACCACACGCATTTGATATGTTAAGTATGATTTATACACCACGAATCAGTCTAATATGTTCTGATTTGTCAAATGCAAAAATATTAGAAGAAACAGTTATAGATCTTTTACAAAAAGATCAGTATATTATTGTATTTGCAGAAACTGCTTCTAATCCATCTGGGAAAATTTTTGCGTTCAATGCTATACACAACATTACACAGTTCATAAACAAAACAAAACTGAGAAATCATTTGAGATACGTCATTGATAATACTTGGGTTTCAAGTGTCTGTTGTAATCCATTCAATATAAATCCAAATATTGATATTGTTGTCACATCACTCACTAAATATTATAGCGGTGGGAATGCTATGGGTGGTGCTATCATGAGTCGCGCTTCATGTGTTATGAAATATATACACCAATGGTATAAAACACATGGAATACACACTAGTCCGCATGATATAAATATTATCAATCAAAATATTATTTCAGTTACAGAACGCGCTAAAAAAATCGGACCAATAACTATGGAAATTATGAAACGTCTAGTGGAGAAAAATGTTAAAGTAATTCATCCATGTTTACCATCTCATCCAAGTTATAAACAAACATTAAAATATATTAGTGATGCACCTGCGGTTTTTGCAATTGATTGTGAATGTTTGGATACTCAAAAAATATTTGATGCATTTACGAAATGTTGTCCAAATATTTTAATCAAAACATCCTATGGTGGTAAAGAAAGTAGATTAAACCCATATCCAGATCTCCATCAAATGGATGATGGAACTAAATTTATGCGTATTAGAATTGCAATCGGTTATCTCGAACCGAATGTAGAAGAATTAGTACATAACATTTTACTTGCATTAGACGTATTAAATAAATAATTCTAACTTACATAAAAGATCCATCTTTGTCAAGATCGTCTTTCTTCAACAATTCAGGTTCTTTAATTGTGTATGCGTCATACATATCAGTAATTTTCTTATCATATTTATCAACATGTGGTTTTACATCAATGTGTTTCTGTTTATGTTGTGCAACTGTTTGTTCTACTTTTTGTCTGCATATTTGTTTTGTTTCTTGCAGTTTTTTTTTATTTTCTTTCGCTATTCTACTTTGTGCTTCCTTATTTTCCATTATCCTTTGGACCTTTACAGACTTATGAGACATTTTACACTATGTATATAATTGTATATCAATATCTTATTTTTTCATTTTTTACCGATAAAAATTGATAAATATAATACATTGATTATTATCTCTTTATAAAGTAGTATATCGATTGCCATTTGTCCACTAATGAGTTATTCAGCACCAAAGGCCGTTCACGACACTATTTATCGCGTATGCGATAATGCCAATCTGAGACACTTTGAACAAATGTGTGCAGATTTGAGTTCCCTCGGAAAACGAAGTGGGTCATGGTATCGTCTCGTTGATTATATTGATTTTGTCGGGTATGATCATAAAACATGTACGTTTGAGTTAGCACATCCGGATACAATCGACATAACGTATGTCGATCAATATGATGATGCTATGTGTGTGATTCCGATCGTAACTGCAAAAATGCGATGCATTATTGAACTCAATGTGAAACATAAATATTACAAAGACTACATTAGTAGTCAGTGGCAAAATCCCATTAAGACAAATATTGTACGCGTTAATGAACAAATATATGGTGTCAGATTATGTGATTTGATCAGACATTACGTAATGATCAATGGACCGAATAATTTTTGCGATAGTGATGATCAATGCACTATTGATCCAAACACAAAACGTTATAACAAAAAAGTTATCGAAATCATGAATAGAATTATGCGCACAGATTTCTCCCAAATCAATGTCGTAAATTCTCTTGGCATGTACAACCAACATGATCATATTATTCGTGTGTGGTCTGCCCTAATGAAGCAAAAATATATTAATTGCAACACAAATGTGTTCACTGATTATTTTCAAAAAATCGTGTATTTTTCGAGTTATACAATGAACCAACTATTGTATTCTAAAGATGTTGATGGTTCAAGACAATATTTACCAATCCATTCGAAATTTACTGAAATGTTGAATTCATTGTCAAGTAAAGAAATTATTACGAAAATTATGAGACATTATCTGTACAATGAAGACCCCAGTATCAATACGATTATGGACGTATATTATTTCGATACTCCAAAGAAGATTATAGATATTTTGTCGATGATTCACGAACTTTCACATGATACTTCATATGTGTATATGCGGGGACAACTTATGAAAAAACCAAATGCGAAACAACAAATTGCGTTGAATGAAAAATACAAAGATATTGTGTTTGATTCGATCGAACAAATTCCTGAAACATATCCGTTTTACGCACTCCAAAATGTTTACCTGTCTCAATGGTCGATTCTTTGTGGTATTAGTGAACTCAAATCACGTCAACTTGAGTATATGAACGTCGTTACAAATCCCCGAACGAAGCACGAATATGAAATTTCTGGTAAATATGTTGATTCTGACGATATTTATTCTTCTTATAGTTGGCATTATCCGAGAATAAACCAACGCAAAAATATGAAACGATATATTGTTGAGGAAGTACGCGATTATTATTATCCTATCATGGACGATGATATCTAAAAAAATTTATTTATATGACATGTAACTTCTCGTCACAATTTATCCAATTATAATCATTCACATCATAATTAGATAACATAACGACCATATATCGTGAAGCTAATTCAAAAATTTCCATTTCGAGAAATTCACTAATAAGTTCTTTTAATGCTATTTTATCTCCGAGTTGCACACATAATTGTAAATACACAATATCATATGAAGAATCACCAAGGTTGCCATCTCTATCCATATATGTATGTGATATCTCACGTAGAATACTTATACTAGGTGTTTTTTTGAAATTTTCTTTAAGAGTATTTATTTCTTTTGTGTATTTAATTTCATTAATCAAATACTCTTTTTCATGCAATTGTAGGTCAGCTTGTGGTTTTACCTGAATTATCTCTTCAAGAGTACACGTATGTGGTAAGTTTAGTTTATCCATACAATTCGCACGATATAACATTTTATGGTCGTAATCTGTATTAGATATCATAAACGTGTTTATTTTTTCGTAATATTTTTCCAATATTGGAGTAATAGTTGTATTAAATATTTTACACACGTACTGCATTTTTTGGAGTATTATATAATTACTATGTGACAGTATGTATGCTACAGTAAATTCATCAAGTGAATTCATTTTATAATTATGAATAAAATACTAATTTATGTCATACACAATTCATTTTTTTCACTAAAAAATGAATTATTTTCTGAATACAAAATAATACAAATAATTATAATTAAATTGTATGACAGACTCACTACAATATCCACAATATTTATCGACAATCGAAATATATCGTAATGTCAACACTAATAGGGATATACAAATAACAAATAAAGATACAAGTGTTTTTCCACATGCTATTAAAATACCACATGATGTAGATCTTAATACCATCACAAATTTTACTATTTCGATAAATGAATATTCACGAGTTCTGTCAATTGATGTTCCATTTGTCTTAATATATTATCTCGGTAAAAAAATAACTGATGTTGAAAAAAAAACTACGACTATAACAATACATCAATCATTATTTTTCAAAAAATTATCGAAGTATGGTATCCCATGTGTTGCATTGGAGAAATATCAGTTATACGTAAATTTACAAAGTACGACTCATTTTCGATATAATATTATTTTATTATGCACGAAAATGCACAACAAAATAAAACATGATCTAATGGATAATAAAATAGAATATTTATATAATCAGATCGAAACTGTCGATGTAAAATATTCGTCCCTATATATTGAAGGGTATTTGTCTGGTCTATTCATACAAACAAATAAATTACCAATTTCAATAAGACTTAGTAGTCGCGGACAAGAATATTTATATTATAATGAAGACCAAATAAAATATGCATGTAAATATTTACAGGGATATAACTCAGATATTTGTATCAAATTTTTACGAAAATTATTACGTATGTATGGTCTTGATACGTACACGTGTAATGATATTTTTACATATGTAAAAATAGAATCGATGTATTTATTCTGGTTTCCGATTAGTTTTGGTGTTGATTGGAATGATGAAACATTAAACGAATGCATTACTGTCACTGAAAATAATTACACACGCTTGGAAATAAATAAAGATTTTAACGGAAATATATATTTATACTGTCACAAACAAATGACAATAAACAATAATAATATTTTATTGGATAAAATACAATAAATTTTTTTAATGACACTCAATGAGAGCACGTGTCATAAAAAAATGGGGCTTGGTCTGGGTCTTGGTTCAGAGACGGTGGACATCTCTAATATCCGCGGTTCGCGATGTGGCCTCCGACGACGCCTTCTGGCCTCCGACGACGCCTTCTGGCCTCCGACGACGCCTTCTGGCTGGATTCCGATACAGAATTCCAATGGCCTGTTGACGAGAAGCCAAGCCCTCTTCGCTTGTGCCTTGTCCTTGCGATTGATCTCGGGACCAAACAAGCGCCTGACAGACATGTACGTGTTCATCTCGGCGACCGTGTACTCGAGAACGTTGATCCTGTTGTCGCGTGTCCCCTGCCTCTGGAGAGGCGGGGATGCTGGGTCACGCGGAACCTGCTGGAGCAGTGCGTCGACCAGTGCGAAAACGATGCGTCCGTTGTTACGTGCCATCGTTGTTTCGGATGTGGTAGTTGGGTGGGCTGGTGGTTGGGGTAGCTGGGGGGTAGCTGGGGGTAGCTGGTAGCTGTGGTGGTCTGAATCTACATGATATATAAGTTTATCAATGAATCATTATTTTCATTTTTTAATAAAAAATGAAAATGGTGAATGATTGATATTATAGTAATAATTATAATATAGAAATTTAATAATCATTGGCATATTATGCCGACAGAATATAGAGTCTTTATTGGATTCCTTTATTCTCAAATATTTACAACATTCAAGGATGCGTATGATGCAATTAAACAAAACAAAAATATTTATCGATTAGAATACAAAAATAAAACAGGTAAACATAGATGGGAGTTTTTTACATTGGAAGACCTCAATGAAATGGTTGATAATGGTGAAATTATATATGATACCAAATTTGAAACCATAGATCGTAATAAGTACGAAATAAAATATCGTAAATTACCAAAAGATACAATATTTTGGTTAGATCGTCCATTGAGACTCGATTCAAATGGACATCTAATTAAACCAATACATGTTAAAATGCTCTTGACAGAAGATGAGATTTATGAGAGATTCTGTAAATAAAAATGAATAATAATATTCATTGAACATGTATGATATTTTATTTATATATTCAAATCATGACAACTACTCTCAAGATCGGATCGTGGAATATTGCCAATGCTATTGGCGATGAGTCGTCTGGTGTTGGTCGTTTCGGTCTTCGCATGAAAGCACAAACCGAACTCCTAAAGAAACAAAATTTTGATGTTATTATGTTCCAAGAAATTCGTATGTGCAAAAATGAAGAAAATACAAATCTCATGACACCTCTTGATATCGCATATTATTTTGCGAGTAATCTCAATATGTTTATTGCTGGTTTTGAAGCAATCAATCCGACCGACCTTTCATTTTGGAGATTGACCCTATACAATCCGAAGACTGTTTGGTCAATGGGATGTTCCGCCGTGAGAACGTATGATGTAGCTAATTCAGACTATACATTCGATAAAGATTTTGGTAGAATTATTATGTTCAACAAATTTGCACCATTTGACGGCAAAGCAACCATTAATGGTTCTAAAAATTTTTGGACTTGTAACGTACACTTTCCATTAAGACTCGATGAGAAACTTGCTTATGCTAGTCTTGTCAGTAAATCAGTTGATCAAACGTGTGGAGATAATCAAGTCGTTATTGCTGGTGACTGTAATGTTTTTATGGATAATGGTGGTGCTGAACAACTCGATAAAATGAAAACGTATGGCTTCGATGAACATACTAGTCATATCGAAAAGACTTTTGTATCTTTTCCATGGGATAAAGTACAAACGAAATCACATCTCGATTATGTGTTTACAAATTCTAAAATTTCGCATGATAGATTAAGTATTCAGTCAGTTGATGTGATTGATGTTTCAGATACAAAAATATCTGATCATTTTCCACTCACAATTACGATTACACTTTAATATTTTATCTGGTATAAAATATTATTTTATTTTATCAGATTAAATAATATATGTTAATATTATATGCCACATAATTTTGGTTGGAAACGTAGTACTAATCCCAATGATCCACATATTTTAAAATATGTTCCACAACAAAAAACTGTTGTATTTCCACAATCTTTAGATCTTCGTCCAAATTGTAAATCAATACAAATTTATGACCAAGGTGATCTAGGTTCATGTACAGCAAATGCAGTTTGTTTCGCATACAGATACACTGAAATGATACAGAATCTAGCACATATATTTTCACCTTCGCGATTATTTCTTTATTACAATACACGCGCATTAATGAACGAATTAAACACAGATTCCGGTGCATCTCTGCAGGATACAATCAAGACCGCTGCAACTTCGGGTGTTTGTTCTGAATCGTTATGGAAATATGACATAACACAATTTACTATCAAACCAACACAAGCATGTTACGATCAAGCATCTACAGCAAAAGTACTTACATATGCCAGTGTCGCACAAAACCTTGATGCCATAAAAAGTGCATTAGCAAGTGGTTATCCCGTAGTATTTGGTTTTGATGTTTATATTAGTTTTTTATCCATTGGTGTCGACGGAATCATGCCTATACCCTCTAGTACGGAACCCATTATAGGTGGCCATGCTGTTACAATTGTCGGGTATGACGATTCAATAAAATTTTCAAACACTGTTTCAGGCGGATTTATCATTCGTAATAGTTGGGGGTCTTCTTGGGGTGACAATGGTTATTTCTATATGAGTTATACGTGTGCGTTAGACATGTTACATGCCAGTGATTTTTGGATTATTCAAACAATTATGGAATCTGATATATCAGATGATCCTATACCCATAACAAATCCATCAATGGATATCAATGTAAATGTGACAATTGATTCACTCGTTGATCCATCAGTTAGTATCGGTACTGTAACATTACAATGCAATGGTAAAAATTATGTATTTGTAAAACAGTAAAATAATGTGAATCATTCTTCATTTTATTGCGATAAAATGAAAAATAAAATTTAATGTCATAAATATATGCCAATTATCTTCGTTAGTCGTGACATTGAATTTTGTGAAAAAATAGTTTCTACTGGATATGAAGCACACAATATCCTCATTGAAAAATATATTCCAAAAAGAAAAACGTATTATGTAAGTCCAGCAAACTCTTTGTGCTTTATGGATGGTGGTATTGACTTTTCGTTATCACGTAATATTATGCCTGGTGTGGAACAAACTGTTAAACAATTATTAGGTACATATGGAAAAACTAATTTGTTAGGACGAAAATATTTACCAATTGGTAGTTCATTAATTATTGATTATGATAATACGAGATCATTGATTGTTGCACCAACCATGTTGTTACCACAAGATGTTTCAAAAACGCATAATGCATATTACGCGACAATAGCTATCATGTATAATCTGGTGATGATTCGTAATGAAGATATTAGAAATGTCGACGTTATTTTTACTTCGTTATGTTGTGGGTACGGAAAATTACTCCCACAAGAATCAGTGAACCAAATCATTGCGGGTCTTAGGGATTTTAGTCAATATAAACCAGAATATATTGATTACAATAATTCTATCCTGATATGTGAACCTAATTTACAACAACAGCCAAAATTATATCAAAATACTGAATGGCTAACCATACCAAATAGTGAAATCATAAATACATAAATTATTTATTACCATTATATTTAATAAATAAAATTATTCGTGTTTTACATCACGATGTTTATAAAAACAAGACATATGTTTAGGCATTCTAAAAATATCACAACTACCTGCATAATTACGTTTCGACTTTTCGAGTACTTTTGCATTAGCCGCAAGTATATCACGTTTACTAACATAATGTGGTTGTGATAGTTTCTGGCGGATTGGTGTGCATTGACATACATGTCCAGTTGAAATATCACGTTTGCCAGTATACTTTTGTTGAGTAGGTTTTGGTAGATCACGTTTACTGACATACTTTTGTTGAGTAGGTTTTGGTAGATCACGTTTACTGACATACTTTTGTTGAGTAGGTTTTGGTA